TTAAAAATATAGGCACAAGAATATAAAAATTTTTGTGCCTATATTCTATTTATTCTATTTTCTATTTAGCATTTATAGCAGTTTGAATATTAGTTATCATAGAAGTTATTTCCTCATCAGAAACATCTGCTTCAGCTATTATACTATCTAATTTAGTTTTATCACTAGCACTCATTAAACCATGAGCTGTTTGTGAAGCTTCAGGATATGTAGTATCCTTTGCAGTTATTGTAACTTTTTTACCAGTTGCATCTGGAGTCAAAGTAATATTAGAACCAGCTGCCAATGTTAATGTAGCTGTTTTACTACCAGAAGCTATACTAGTATTTCCTACTTTAACAGTTGAAAATGCATTTTGATTGACTTCAGCGCCAGCAGCTATTTTATTTAATTTATCTTTATCGCCAGCACTCATCAAACCGTGTGCGCTTGCAGTTGCTTCAGGATATGTAGTATCTTTCGCAGCTATAGTTATTGTATCATTAGTTGCATTAGGAGTTAATGTTATATTATCTCCTTGTGATAATGTTAATACATCTTGTTTAGCGTCAGCTTCTACGTTAGTAGTAGTTGTGCCTACTTTAACAGCTATAGTAGCAAATGCATTTTGATTGACTTCTGCACCACTTGCTATACCTTTTAATTTATTCTTTTCGTTTGTAGTATAATCATTAGTTGATAATACTTTACCATCTACTTTATCTACTTTAGCACCTATTTGAGTAGCTATTGTAGTAGCGAATTTAGGATCGTCACCTAAAGCTTCAGCTAATAGATTTAAAGTATTTAATGTATCAGGAGCTGAATCAACAATTTTAGCAGCAGCAGCTGCAGCAGCATCGTCTACATATTTCTTAGTTGCTGCTTGTAAATCTGTAGTAGGTGCCGCAGCTAATGTAACAGCTCCAGTAAATGTTCCACCTGACTTAGGCATATAATTTCCTATACTTAATCCAGTAACTTTATCATCTACATATTTTTTAGTAACAGCATGTAAGTTAGATGTAGGAGCGCCAGATAATGTGATGATACCAGTAAATGTACCACCTGATTTAGGCATGTAAGTATTCGCAACAGTAGTTTTATAAGACGCTAAATCTGACGAAACTTTATTAGCGGCACCAACAGCATCTGCCCCAGATATTTCTATAGCGTTATCTGTATCGAATGATACAGATATACCGTTACTACCTTTAAAAGTAGCAGTAGATTCTTTACCAGCAGCAGCTACAGTATTATCACCTATTTGAATTTTTGATATAGCGTTTTGGTTTACTTCAGCTCCATCTGCTATGCCGTTTAATTTAGTTACCATGTTAGATGACATATGTCCGTTTGCAGTAGCAGAAGCTATAGTATTATGAGCGTTTATTTTAGAATCGATTTGATTAGCCACTAAGTCATTATATTTGATTAATGATTTTTGAATAGCAGCAAGGGTTTGAGTTTTTGTTAACATGTAGCGTGTCTCCTTTCTTATTTGTCATATTCTAAATAAAATATTACCGATTTGAGACTACTTTTTATATTGTCAGGAATAGGGCCTATCTTAATATAAACAGTTTTACAGTTATAAGAATCACTACCTCCATTATTAGCATAGCCAGTTAAAGTACCTAATTCATATTCACCTCTATCTATATTGATTGTAAGAGGGGAATAATTCACACCATCGATAGATATTTGGAATAAATTTAGTAAGAAATTATCTTCATATGATTTAAATGCTACAACTAATTTAGCATTAACTACAGAATCTATATCAGTAGCACCGTTGTAATTATTATAAATTCTAATAACCTTTTCTAAGTAATCACCTGGAGTATAAGCTCCGTCTGCAGTATATGTATTGATTGGTTCAAAAGTATCATCTTCATTGATGAACCAAGTTATATTAACTGTCATAACTATCTACCTTCCCTTCCGAATCTTATTCCTGTTATTATAAGTTCATCTCCGTCACTTATATTACCAATATAATTATCTGATATCGTAAGCTGTGTAACAGAATAGCTATTATTTACAACGACATCTTCTAGAGTGTAGTTTTCATCACGAATTAAAAATTTGTCTTTTAAGAATTCTGTGCCTTCTTTCATTCTATGTATAAGTTGTACATAGTCCTTTTCTCTTATATTGTAAGTATCATTATTTAAACTACCTACTCTATAAGATTTAGTTGTCCCATCACTCTTTATTGAAGCATTAATAAAATTAAGTGTTTGTGGAACTCTAGCTGAAAATTCAGCATTGAGTTGTGATTCTTTTATTACACTGTTTACTGTTAGATATGTATCTTGATCTTGTGATAAATTACCAGCTATTTGATTTATAGTAGTTTGCATATTCATTATTGAACTACCGAAGCTAGCTTCAAGCTCATCAAGTTTTGTTCCAAAACTGTCTATTGCAGTTTTAAATTCCTCGTAGTCTACATCTATAGAATCAAGTAAACTATTTATATGGTCATAACTGTAATAAGTACTAGTTATTCTATAAGTTATGTTATCGCCTGTATTTAATAGTCTACGTATTGTAAATCTACGACTTGGAGTACCTTTATCTCTCATAGCTACTGATGTATCATAGCTATCTAGATATTCAAGATTCTTATTTAATAAATCTGTATCAGGTGTTCCTATATCTGTACCTTCAATGTAATCAACGTTTTCTGTTAAACGCACACCGTTAAGATATACTTCTAATTGCTTTTCGCCATATCTGTAATAACCTGTTTTAATATCTACATTCTTTATATTAGGATCTTCAACTACAATATCATCTTCATTGATATAAGTTGCTATACGTTGTAATTTACGTTTACTAGGAGTGTCTACTACTGAACGATTAACTCTTATTTCTACGAATAAGTCTTCTTCTATTAATGGAGTGCCTAGTTCATCATATCTTAATTCATCTTCTAAGCCTTCGCTGTATCTTGCATCAAGAGGCTCAACTAACATGATTCCAAGACCAGTGTCTTCATCTTTATTAAGAGCAGTAGTCTTATAGTTAGCCCAATGATAATTCTCATCTTTAAATAATGAATCAATTACGCATTGTGGAGCATAATCAAATACATTATCAAGAGTTAATTCTATATATTGATCGCTGTGTAATGGGAATTGATTTACATATACATCTACTTCATGTCTATTAGGAGTAAATAGCATACGTCTATCTTGCTCTGCATCGAAGAAGAAGAATTGATATTTATATGGATAGTTCTCATTTTCTCCAAGGTCTTTAGCAAGTTTTGTTTGCCAGTAATTGCCTCCAGGCCATGTGTCATGTATACCATAATATTTTATTTCTTTTGTATTCACATATGACTCTTTATTTACAGGAACCCACATCATACCACTTTCTTTAATATTTATGCAGTATGTTATTTTATCTCCTATGTATAATGATTTATAAATTCTGAATGTATCTGATTCAGAATCTTTTAATATTGTTTGATTAGTAGACGGAATGCCACCAAACATTTCTACATAATCAATATCTTTAGTAAGACGCACACCATTTACGTATACAGATAATTCTCCTTGTTCGACTTTATATGCAATATTAGTTTTATAATCTACTTCGTCTTGTCCATCTTGAAAATCTGTTGTTACTTCTATAGTCTTTTTATAAAAATAGTTATCTACTTTCTTATATACATATAAAGTATTATTATTAAGGTTTAACCATAATTGATTTTCATGTGGATCTTCTGGTTCTTCCATATTTATAAATTCTAAGTCGTCAAATGGAATACCACAGATATATAAGACACCATTACTGTCAGTATAAAGATTTCTTTTATCTCGTAAATCCTTTTTGATTAATATATTGGCATGTGGAGTATCTTCACTGTTTTCTTTATAATCACTTGTAATAAGTAAATATGCTATTAAGTATTTGTAATTATCAGGTAAGATAGCTGAAGGTGTTGTAGATGTAATTGATGAAACTTTGACTTGTAGTTGATTGTTATTATCTATATATAATGTATCTATTCTATCAGCTGTGCTGTAGTATTTTATTTTCAAGCTTCTTTTTACTAGACCAGTAAGAGTCAATGTTTTATCTTTAATAGCTTTAACTCTTATACCGTCATCTGTAGCTATACTATTTACATAGTTTATATCTATACCAGAAGCTGTTGGCAAATAAGAATCACTAAATTCAACAGGTTCGTATCTACTGAAGAATGAATATGGAACCTCGTTTAATGTTATTTGATTCTTTGTATCTGCTACAAGATATTCGCATTGTTGTGAAAGCATAGGTTTTTCTATATCTATAGTTTGTTCTTCTATAAATATTTCCTCACCGTCTTTAGTGATTATAGTCCCAGAAGATACTGTAATATAGAAATCATTTTCGTTAGCAGTAACAGTTATGTCTAAACCATTAGCTATACCAGGACCTCCTATACTTATTCTTTCCCTGTTTATTTCATCTTGTAGTATCTCAAAATTTTCCTGTATTTCTTCGCTACGTACTCCATAGTCAAAATCTATAATATTTAATTTCTTGGCCATTTATTATACCTCCTCATCTTCAAAAAATATAACAGGATAGTCTTCTGCTACCATGTATTTCTTAACTACATTCATGATTCTATCTTCATATTCTTTGTATCTGCTAGGCAATGTAATTATAAGTGTACCTGCTTGTCTATATGGTCGTCCATTAATATGACCTATATCGAATAAATTGTAATTATCAGGTTCACCTTCTGGTAATCCTCCGCCTAGCTGTCTTATATCATACATAGTTATAGCATCTGAAGTTTGACTAACAGAAACTGTAAATAGCAAGTACTGTTCATCTTTTTCTATATAATCTTCAGAGAAACAATAAGAAATACTGTCAGCAGTTTTGTTATAATATACAGAATAATTAGCTTCTCTTATTCTTTGTACTATTGTCTCTCCAGAATCAATATTCGCTATTATATAAGGTATTGTAATAGTTGTACTTTTAGCAACATTTATACCAAGAGAACTACTCTTAAATGCATAAATTAATATCTTCAAGTTATCATTTTCTTCAATCATGTAGATATTGTTTGTAAGATCAGTTTCTATTAAATAATGAAGTACGCTCAAATAATATATCTGTCCATTGTAGTATATAGATTTCCAGCCATTAGGACGATCAGGTTCAGTATAACCATCTATTTTCAAGTCAGGATCTAATTCAAACATAAGTCTATTATTATTCTGACCTATACATTTAATAGCGTTAGTTGAATAATCCAAATCTGTATCTGATACCGCAGTTCTAGTATTAGGATCATCTACAATACTTATATTGACAAGAGACATATCATTAGAATTAATTCCAAAATAAGTCGATAGATTTGTATTAGAAGTAAAGTTATTCTTTACAGTTAATGTATTACCAATCACTTCATAATCAGGGACTTTATATGTAATCCATTCTTTTATATAATCACTTGATTTATAGCTATTCATATATACGTACATTAATGTTTCAAATATTATAGGGAATCCTGCTGACTGATGATTAGAATCAAATAAGCTTACATGAGATATAATTACAAAGCCTCCATTTGTATATTCCAGAATTAATATTGGAGATGTAGCGTCCTTATTGAATATATTATGTACACTAATTCCAGTTACTTCATGTATACGATTAAGATTGAAATATGTATCGCACATTATAGAAGCATTAGAATTAATAATAGGAGAATCTAAACGATAAGTTACATTGTCTACAGATGATAACATCTCATAGTTCTCATTAAAAGAACGAGCATCTTCGCATGCTATCCATAAATTACATCCCTTTTCGAAATACTCATTTATATCTATTTGTTGAGTGCATTCATCATCATAATATGCAGCATTGGCTGTTGCTATAAAACAGAAATCTGCTTTCTCTAAAGGCATATTCATAAATGTATCTGCTGTTAATTGGTTATCGTTTATCTTAATATTACTAGGAACATATCCATTATCAGAAGCACCAGTAAATACAGGAGATAAGCTATTAGACATATACTCGTTATAACAATTAATATTTAAATTATAAACTGTATCTATGCAATAACTCATGCTCTTTTTTACCATGGCTTTCCATAGGAAGAACTTAGGAGTATATTGAATAATATTATTTGGCATATAGTACCATTTTTGATTCGTATATTGCATCAAATTTGTAGTATTAACTTCTTCTTTATATCTATTAAATATCTTAACTTTACCATTCTCTAATTCTTGTCCAGGTATTAATGGAGTCATAGAATCTATACTAAAATACTCACTAGGCAATTTATCTATATTATATTTACTGTAATCAATATCCATATACGCTAATGGTATATTTAAATCAGTATCTACACGAGATGTTGTTATAGTTTTTATTTTATGATTAGACGGATAAATTTTCATATTGCACCTCCTATCTTCCTATTACTATGTAACAGTTCTCTGATGGAACTAATTTAGTATCATAATATTTTTGTTCATTGATATATTCATAAGAACCATTTTTCTTTTCTGTATTATCGTAAATTACGTTAATACCTTCTTTATCATTTGTAGCTATTTCTACAAGATAACTGTTATATTCATAATTGTAATTAATGCAATAACTGTCTAGCTTTACATAATCTACAATAAAATATTTATACTTTTCTGGATTACGTATAGTAACGTATCCTGTTGTATAATCAATATATACTTGACATTCATCACCTTCGTACATTACATCGTATATATTACAGCATAAATCTATATTGTCTTTACCACGTTCTGGTATGTAATATAATTTATCCATATCAAGTGTAGCATCTTTAGGAATACCATATATAATGATTGCTCCTGAATTGTTTATAGGCAAAGAATTTAGCTTTATTAAGCTATCTGCTTTAAATATTTCTCTTTCTGTATTAGTAAAGATATAATAAGGAGAATCATTTTGCATTACAATTCTAAAGGATGCACTTAAGTCTAAAGGATCACTATGCTTATTAAGAACTACAATAGGAGATTTGATAAGTCCTGGAACCGATTTAGTAGTTGTAAATTGAACGCCTACATTAGTTTGACTTCCATCTTTATCAGTAAGTATTAAATTAGTTATTATTGCATTTACATTATCAAACATAATAAATTTAAGACTATCAATAGGAAGAGTAAACTTATTAGCATTAACTTCGTTACTGCTTACTAATTGTCCATTTTCATAAACAAAATGATATTTAATACCGACAGATAATTCTAAATCATTTAATCCATAATGTCTGTTTGATATATTGACTATTGCATATTCAGTTGGACTAAAATCTGTATCTCCTGGAACAAAATTAACGATAGCATCAAATTCTATCTTTGATAGTTCCTTTAAATCAAACTCTAAATAACTACGTTCTATCTTTACAAAATCACCTGTCTCGGGAGTTGTTTGAATATAACTATTATTCTTTGCAGTTGTAATTGCTATATCATTTATAGAACCATTGGTTCCAACAAATTTCAATGACACCTTAGAATCCATTGGCAATGTAAATGTCTTATTAGAGTTCAATATATTCTTTTCATCATCAATAATTCTTTCGTCATTTGAATACATAACATAAGGTTTAATATCACATAAATCAGACTTATTATATTTCAAATAATATGTGCCTTTTTCTAATTCTATATTTAATTGTTCTATTTCAGCATTGTATTTACATCCTTTAAGTTCGAATCCATCTTCATTAAATTCTATGTATCCGCCATGAGTATTAGTCATATTAACATTCCAGTCATAAGGAATAGAAGAAGCAATAGCTATGTCTTTAATAACATTATCTTTAACAGAATAATATGCTATATTAAAACTATCTAAATCGCATTGAGAATTATATATAGCTATCTTTTGCCCACCAACATAAATAGTATATTGATTATCACGCTTAGAAATTTTAAACTCCAAATTTTCTGTATAGCATTTAGCATATGCAGCATTTAAACTTCCTTGTATAGGATTGTTTACACTGTCAAGATCATCAAGATTACGATAGTATACGTCTACAAACTTTACTCCAAGCTTAAACATTAGCAGTTCTCTTTTTTGTGCTAAATAAGTACCAGCACTGTCGAGCAGTGCTATACCAAAGCCTGGATTAGCATAGTCGACAGTAACTGTTATATCTGTATCTCCTTTGTATATATAGTCATCAAATAAAACATCCTGTTCATAAAACTTGATACCATTATCTATTTCTACTCTAGCCGTAGGTTTTATCACTTTATATCACCTCTAAATCTATATAATCTAAATCTATATATCCGTTTCTGTTATTAATTGCTACTTTAATTTGAAAGAATCTAGCTGAATTCCACTTAACTGTATTAATTAGTTTGCCGTCGGCATTAAATTTAAGCAGTTTCCAATCGCCCCAAACATCAGCACTATATTTATCAGAAGACGCTCTTACATAAAGATTTACATCATTTATATTACTTATAGCTTTTAAACTTATAGATTTAACTTTATAACTTAGATTCTCTTGAGCATCAAAAACGTATGATATAAAATTACCTCTTTCACAAGTAGGAGCCATTAATAAGTTTTCTTTATTAGAACGATACTCTGCAAACAATATTAAATTATCTAATATTTTACCTGCAGGTATTGCAACTTTAATTTTTATATACATTTCTACATCTTTATTATCAATACATCCGTAATTAGAATTTTCATATTTATTAGGACTGTATACTCCATCTTTTGTATTAGAAGTATATATAGCAAATTTTAATCCTGACATTTCTTCAGTATTGATGTTATTAAGTTTATAGAACAGACGTTTTATAGTATTAGGATTTTCTATATAGATAGGTTGTGTAGTCAGATATCCGTAGCCAGTATGAGAAGCTTGTACGTAGTTATTAGTCAATATTAAGTTGTCTAATTCACAAGTAGCAAACTCTTCTTTTGTTTCGTATTTAGCTAATATCGTTAATCCCCAATCTATATTAGAAGTAGTTTTTATACAACCATCTGAACATAAACTAGCACCTTTACAGTCACAATATTTATTAGACTTAATAGCCATTCTATAGCATGTAGTTTCTGTCTTTTGATTTTCAATATTTAATCCTAATATATCTAAGTTCTTCATATGTACAGTAGAAGAATAAAGTTTATCTTTATCGTCAGTTATTATAATATCATCTAGAAGTTTGTGATCATATGTACTATGTACATTATTTTTAACAACTAAATAATATCTGCATTTATCTTCTCTTTGTAGTTCACTAGCGTATATATAGCTAGCACTCTTAATAGGATCACCGATTTCTATATTTAATGCACGACTAAATTTAACGTCTTTATATGGTTTTTCTACTCCGATATATACATCTAAACCATAAGCCATGTATCCTATATAAGATATATCGTCATATAAATAATCTGTTATATCTATATATGCATAGCCCCAATCTTCTTCAAAGTTAAATTCTAAAGCCACATCATTTAATTCATAGTTTTCTAAATTAGATACTAAGCTTAATTTTACACCGAATGTATTCCATTCATTAAAGCTATTACATGCAGTATATTTGCCAAAGTTAGATATTCCATATATAGTTTCTTTATTGTAGTTAAATCCATATAAATTATTCATGCCTCGTAGATTCATAGCAGAATTACGTACATAATTATCAGTAGCTTTATAAGTTTCTATTTCGCCATTTCTTAATTTAGCATTAACAGAGTTAAGTCCTGTATAAGTATCTATATCAAGAGTACCGTCGTTGCTAAATAAGTAATATTCTTTTCCGTTTATATAATAGTATCCTGTTTTAACTAGAACTGTATTCTCTTCAGCAAACTTATTAAATTTAAGATATGTATCTACCATTATAGATTCAAATGATGGTTCGCTGCAATTGACATATACCAAATCACAATCTTTAAAATCTTCTAGGTTACGTAAATCATACTTATCTCCATTTTCTATATTGAATATAGTATAAGTTGACAATTCTTTATAAGCATCTACAACGTAAGATACAGCTTCATATAAAGCATCTTCTGTATATACTAAAGCGACAGGTTTTTTAATTGTATATCTTATATGAACAGTTATCTTCTTATCTTTATCTCTTTCATAAGCAGGCCACACTATAATTCCTTGATCATATAGAACTTTATAATCTTTGTATGGATCATAATCAGTATAATTATAATATTCATTTAATTGTATTATTCTATCTATATTTGCATATTTAAGCTTTACAAAATAATTATCTAAATCAACAGTTTCGTCTATAATTAAATCTGAAGTTTCGTCTGTTCCATCATATATTTTATATATTATCTTTGCATTATCTGGAGGGATTATAACGTATTGTTGAGTATATAAAACAGAGTTATCACTTAAACTATACATGTCAGCTATTTCCATATAGTTGCTTAATTTCATTCTATTTACAATAACTGTTTCTTGTATTTCATATGCTTCTATATTAAATAAATCAGCGTCATATTTGATATATAACTCTTTAATACCTACAGACCAGTTTTTAAGTTCATCAAATTCTCTCTGTTTATCAAATGGATAGAATTTAATATCTATAGGGTCAGAACCTACATAAGGCTCTACAGTATAGAAGTTTAATGAAGTAGTATCAATTAAAGGAGAGAAGTTATTAACAACAGGTATTTCTTTCATCTCATTTAAGAATAGATTATATTCGTTTATAGCTGTAGATATGACAGAGTTTACAGGATAGAAAGATATATAATCAAAGTCATGAGTATTAGAGAAGCCATCAACTAGTATATCATCTGTACCCCATATTACATTTATGTCTGATGGTATGTCTTCAAATACATATTTAACTGCATTCTTTCTTTTAAAGTAATCGCTATTTATTTTAAATATTTCAAAATCTGATGTTGTATTACCAGTACTTATTATTAATCCATCAGCTAATTTACTACAATATACTCTATTCTTAGTTATGTCATATCCTTCAAATTGGCTCTTTAATATATCATGTAAAGAAACTATTACAGGATCAACATGCTTAATACCATTTATAGTAACTGCAGTAGCTATCTCTCCATTAGATAATAATAAGTTATAGAAATACTGTCCGCTTTCTTCTATTAAATCAATTGAACCAGTTTCACTTATTACTGAATACACTTCATCCCAATCATCTAGATTTAATCTAATATAAGCATCGTTGCTTGTAGCTTTATAATAAGAAGAAGAAACATAATTATCTATTCGTTCTATTTCTATATCATTAGCATCATATTTAATAAGCGTACAATCACAGTTGCAATCTATATCTAATATTCTATCGTAGTTATTTAAATATGTTATTACATCTGTAGTATAGTAATTATTAAGTACGTCGCTTCCTATAGCTATGGAGTTGATTACAGGAGCATATGAGCTTTCAGTTTTCATTTCTATAAATAATTTGTTTTGTATATAATCAGGTAATATGAAAGTTCTGTCATTATTCTCAACAGCTACAAGAGCTCCATTTGCTGTAGACAACTTAATTGTATAATTATTATATTTAAAGTTACCAAGAGATACTTCTATCATGTTCTTTAGTTTTAAGAACATTTTTATTTTTCGAGGAGCTAATGTTTCTTCTGTTTCAAATACACTGCCTGCTCCAGATATACTGTGTGGTATATATTTATTATTTTCATAATCGAACATATAAAAATCTAAAGTAGTATCTGTATTTAAAGTAAATGAAAACTTGTTAGCTTCTATATCTATTGTTATTTCTTTATAACTATCATAGTCAGTTCTAAGTATTAAATTATTATCTCTCCATAAGCAGCCTTTAGTTACTATATCAGAATGAGCTAAGTCGCTCATTTCACAATTAGATGTAAAAGTTATTGTTTGATTTCCATAACCATTTATATTAATAGTTCCAGAACCATTTGTGTAACCATTTCTTATAGTAAATCCGCCTTTGTCTATATTAGTCAAATAGTTAGAAGTAACCATATTATTTATATTATTTATTGTTTTGCTTATAGATGTAGATGTTAATGTACCAGAAGAATTTAATACAAATCCATTGGCATTCTTTAACAATGATTCTGTTTTTAATATAGCCTTAGTTGTTTTGTGTCTGTATGCTACAGTAGCTCTATATATTTCTATATTATAATTATTATTCTTAGGAACAAATTGTAATCTGTATCTGTAAGCATCAGTTATTTTAGAACCATCCGTTCTTGTTATATCTGTACCAAACTTATATACATCTTGTAATTTTAAAGTCTCTGTTACTTCATTAGAACTGTATATACTAAGATTTATAGCACCTGGATCTATTATTTTCATAGGAGCTGCTTTTAAGCGATACTTAACATTTACGCTATTTAACTTTTGATTATATTTCTGGAATGTTAATTTAACGTTCTTATATATCTCTTTGTTTCTTATATAAGCATTTAATGTTTCTTTATCTTTAGAGTAAAGAGTTATGTCAGCATTAGTTTTATTGACATTATTAGATAAAATAACTTTTAAATCATCTCCATAGCCTATACCATTTTGCCACTTAGTTAATGCCTCGTCCCATTTATAAGGTAAATATTCTATGCTTTTAAAATCATATTGCCATTCATCAAGATCCCATCTTTTCCATCTATAAACATCTCTGTTCATTTCGTTTAATAAATCAAGTAATTCGCTGTAACCTTTATATGCTTTTCGTAAGTTTACAGCATCGACAGGTTCTATTTTTATGTCCTCTTTTTTAAGATTTGGACAATCTATTAACAGTTCAGACATTATAGCGTTCTTTAAACCTGATTCAGATGCATTAGGTTTATTCTCATTAAAGTAAATCATACGTTTATATAAATCTTCGTTAGATTCACCTTCATGTCTTTCCATTCCTATAAAGCATGCAAATTCATCATATATATTCCAAACATGAATTCTAGTTAATTCATAATCAAGACAATCATTATCAATATATATTGTTATAGTGTTATTTCCATTATACACTTCTTCTCTGATATATATCTTACCATTTTCATAATAAGATAAATAGTTATCAGTAGTATTTAGAAACTCATCAACATCTAATATTAACTTATAATTTGTATTATTATATACAACTTTTACATTATCAGTATTTTGCATAATCCCTATAGTAGCCATATAAGAAAAGGCCACAATGTTGTGACCTTCTATTCTATCTAAAAAATAAGAATCAATATATTCTTGAATAGCTTTTTCTATATCTAAAGATTGTTCTGTTACTGTACTTAGTAATTTGCCACCTGTAGATTTAGAATGTCTTTTTCTTATATCTGACCATGTAGGGAAAAAGTCAATTGCACGTTTAATCATTTTTTCGTAATCAAACATTCTATCACCTTACCCTTCTAAGATTCAACATCCCACCATATTATTTGATTATATACAAATCTTGCTTTAATTGTTTGTAAAATTTCAAAATCAGTAGATTCTTCGTCATCTAAATATACTTGAACTATATTGAAATATTCAACACCATCTACTGCTAATCCTATTTCGTTAATGTCTCCAAGTTCTAGATAATCACCTGGAGCAATACTATTTACATAATCTTTTACTTTGTCACTTACTTCTTGTTTAATAATATATTGATCTCCATCAGTTTTAATTTTTAAATAAGCAACAAATTTTACATCAACAGGAGTAGGAACTCTAAACTCGACTCTTGATGATGGATTAATAACAGTAGATACTTTATCAGTAGCTTCGTCTATAGCTAATCTAATATCATCTTCATCGTAAGATAAAGGAGTCAAATAAATAGTAGCCGTACCTACTCCTTTAGTATATTGAACATAATTAGCAGCTGTAGAGAATTCTAATTCTTTGCATTTATCATTTATAGCTGTAGAGTTACATGACGCATGTCTTAAATTCCAGTTCATTAATCTGTATTTATAGTTTTCATCACTCTCGCCATCTATCCTAGGCAAAGAAACAAAATAACCAGTACTGTCTAATTCATCACCAGTTTGTTCTGTAAATAAATATGGTTTTCTATTATCTTCTATGGTTTGATATATTGTAGAAAATTGATCTGCTATTGCAGAAAAGAACATATCAATTACAGTTCCTCTTCCAATATCTATATTGGTTTTTTTGTAGAAAGTTTCTTTCAATTCTTTATATATTTCTAATAATGTTTTAATTTTAATCACCACCTATACATAATAATAGTAATTATAATCATCGTTTTTGATTGTTATCATTAAACTATTACTATAATCTAAGTAGATAGTTTCTATTTTTTGAACATCAATTTCTGCATTTGGTAAAATGTCGCTTATAGCTCTTTTAGCACTTTCTCTAATAACACTAAAATTATCATTATCCGCAATTATATTATGTTTATATAAATCTAAATCAGATCCTATATCTTCATTATTTAACAGTGTACCTAATGCAGTTTGAAGTCTTATTTTTATCTGTTGTTCAATATAATCTTCATCTTTAGCTATTACAACTTCTTTGTTATTCTCTATTTTCTTAATATATAAATTTAAACATATACCAGGATTTAATATTCTATCTTCTTTATGATTCTCTAGATATGAGAACGAAGATAGATTTTCAGTATAAAAATTTATAGTTAATGTATCACTTTTAGATACAAAGAAGTTTAATTCAAAGCTATTGTTTAAGACTTGTGATTCTTCAAATAGCAAATCTCCATTTTTATTTAATTGAAAATCTATCATACTGTATCACCTATTTTCTTGAATTATCTTTAGATATTTTATAATCAGCTATATTGTCATAAGCATCATCTAAATCTAAATCTATATTTTTATCTACAGCATAAGGATCTAGTATATTACTAAATATTGGTACACGAACTTGACGTCTTATAAGAACCCACTTCTGTAATGTTGGCTCCCAAACTTTAACAAGTACTGTACCCATCATAGTTAAGTTCCCTATTGAAGTATTCATAACTTCTTTCATATTAGTTAATTCATATAATTGAGAATTAAGCTTATGATAGTTTACGCATAAGTCACTAGTTACAATATCTTTTTGTACAGTTATTGTATTAGAATGTAAACTTATTTCTGTAGCAGAACCTGCTTTAGCATTATGTTTATATTGCGTATAATTACCAGATGATAAGTTAACATTACCTTCTTTATCATAAACCATGGATGAACCAGAATTCTTGTTTATAATACCTTTAGATGTATTGGTATCAGCTTTCTCTGATTGTGCAACGGCCTTAGTAAATAAATTATCTTTGCTTTCTTCTAAACTCATATACATCACTCCTTATTTATTGTAGAAATCCACCTAATGTACTATTTATACTGTTACTATAATAATCATAATTAGTACTATTATTAATTGAGCTATCATATCTTCCAGTTATAACAAAACGTCTACCGTCTTCAGCTATATTAACTAGATCACCAACAGCTGGTTCCCAACTAACTAATCCTTTATCATTATTATCTTTTCTTATAGCAACATTATATTCTACTGTGTTAGCACCGTCCCTGTTTATAACAGAGACGGTGTAACAATTTGAATTTGATATCTCAATTACTTTAGCTATCTTTTGTTGAGATATATTATATTTATCACTTCTATTAACTACGTTAGAACGTATTGTGTTTTTTAAACTTGACATATTATTCACCTGTCTTTCCTGGGTATACTGTTATTGCAACACCATTATCAGTGTCTTGATAAGAAAATACATGACGTTTTATTTTTTTATTATTTGGTCCTAATGTTTCGCAATCTGTTTGTTTCCTAGCATTCTTAATTGCTGTTATTAATGAATCTTTGTTATCGCAGTCAAGTACGAATGCAAATCCTGTACTTTTCCATGAACGTGAATCATTAACCCTAGTACCACTATTAAAAGTAAGCTCTGCTCCTTGTAGAGCTTCATCTTGCATTATTACTTTTATTACATATATAGCATCTGTTTGTATCATAGGTAAATCAAAAACTTTACCTTTATCATCTGTGATATATTTAATAACTCTATCTCCACCTTCAAATTTCATACCTACTTCTAAAGCACTAGTTGCATGAGCTATTTTAAAGTTTTTAATAACAGAATGTCCGCCACTTTTAGCAAGCTTAATTTCGTCATCATCTTCTATAGGAGTTAAAGCTAAAACTCTTTTATTAGTAGGCAATTCTTTTATTGTTATTTTTCTCTTTTCATCAGGAGGTAAACTTTTGTATTCTTTTTTATCTGGATCATCGATACCACCTATTTGATAAAGTAAGAATGTTTGATCTGTTTTACCTTTAGTGTCAAAGCTTAATAATCTATCTTTGAATTTAAGGGCTTGTATTTCAGCTCCATTAGATGAATACTCTTTTGAAGCATAACCACATATTTCTTGATATAGATTTTCTATAGATAAATTAGTATCATTAGACATTTGAGCTATACCTAAAGATTCTCTCCAATGTTCAAATACACTATCTACATTTGAGCCTTTACAGAAAGATTTAGTTAATGAACCAACTATAGGCACATCAGTTATCTTTTCATAACCTGCCATTATCATAGCTTGTATAGAGTCCTTAGATTGTTTGTAAGGGTAACCCATTACAGAACCACGATGACCTGCCATACCAGCTATTAATTGTCTTTGATATTTATTTATAGGATAAACAGTTAAAGCTTGAACGTTTCTTAACCAGTTAAATAAAGCAGCTTGAATATTCTTTGCAATTATAAATATACAAGCACCAGCAACAACTGTTTCGATTAATGTTACAGGATTTAATAATACAGCAGCTACACCCGCAGTTTCAGTTCCAACTGTAGTAGAAGTTATTAATTGATTAAGACTTGCCCAAGCTTCTGCTCCACCTAGGCTTTCTACTAAAGAACTTAATTTAGCAGATGACATTATTGAAGAAGTTAAAGTTGCTGTAGCACTAGATTCAATTAATTTAGCCATACCTAATCTAGCTGTAACAGCTATACCTTCAGTAGCTAAGAAATGTCCAGTTACATTTTGATAACTTGTTTCTTGAGTACAGTCTACTGCACGAACTATTAAATCAGGAGTTATTGTAGTAGTAAAACCTGTTTCACTGTTCATACTAAATACAACTGTTTCTACTTCCATTTGTCCAGACATATCTTCATATGTATCTACGATATCAAATCTATCATATGGTTTAACTGAAGGATCCCCTATTACACATAATTGTCCATCATACATATCCTTTACAGATTCTCTAAGTACGTTAGTAGTTATCTTTCTTGCTAATTGTTTGTTGACTTTATCATCATCAGCATCAGTTGACCATCTTTCTGATAAACCAGTTATAAGTGGTATGTCGATACCGCCGTTACCACTAGCTATAAGACCAGTATCTACTGTCATAGATTTTTGATATTCAGGATATATATTCATGTCTAGATATACAGGACCTACTGTAGCTTGTTCATGTCCCCAGATAAAGTCTGTTGCTTGCCATGTACCTACAGCATTAGTTTTCATATTAGCTTCTGTAGCTTCGATGCTATTATAAATTATATCATTATAAGAATCAAAATAATGATATTGTTGGAAAGGTTTACGTCTTTCATATATAACGCTGTTTACTTTCTTATAAGCATATGCATAATAATGATTACCTTTCATCATACATAATGTGCTTCTCATACCAAAGTCTCTGATTGCTGCAAAATAATCATCACCTGCATGAGCGCATAGATTAACTATTTCCCACATTGATTTATCTTGTATTGAACAGTTGATTGTAGGAGTCGAATTACTTTCTGACTTATCAGGGACTAAAGCTGTTACACCTGATAATATAGCTTCATCTGATACTTCGTATAAGTTTTGAACTATTTCACTATCTGCAAATATATCTTTAAATCTTCGGTCTCCGAAATGATATATACCAAATGGGTTTTCAGAGAAGAATCTGTTGTTAAACATTTTTCTGATAGCTGTTTTAACTACGCCACCGTATTTAGCAGTCATTAGTTTTGCAACTAAATTCTTAGGAGTTTCACCACCACGAGCTATTGCTCCACGGATATCTTTACATATTGTAACCCAGCTTTGCGCTTCTTCAAGGGATTTAGCTTCAAGTTCGCCGAATGCATTTAATGGATTCATTAATTCATGACCATCACCTTGACATACTACATCGATAGTTTCGCCGCAGTTAACCTCGGCTATTTTACCATTAAATACTATAGGCAATTTAGAACCATCAGAGCCATAGCCCATTCTTACATGAATTCTAACACCCGCACTTAATACTGTAGTATCTGTTAATTGTTTACGTCCACGTATCATTTCTTCTGTATTTAAATAAGCACGAGGAGAGAATATACTATTGAAGTAATCTTTAACACCATATACATCTACGTATTGTTGATACACTGTATTATCGTATGTAGAAGCATATGAAGTATATAAGTTACTCATAGTAAATGTGCATGTATCTGCTGGTACTTTTCTAGATTTAACTATATCTATATTGCTTATAGCTGACATGTTGTAGAAATTATCGTATAATTTCCATGTACCTATACGTCTACCTTCATCTACAAATATAATATAGAATGTAGGGAAGGCTCTTACTAATCTACCTCTTTTATCAGTAGTAAGCATATCATAGAAACTATGAAGTACATATCTTCTAGGATCATTAGAGAAGTTTTCAGCTATCTCTTGCATTAAAGTATTAAATATCTTTTGTGCATTTGATGTTATAGCGTCTGTATCTGTTTCCATATTTGTTCCTAACATTTTAATTCCAGCTAATGCTTGTAAAAATTTATTCATAGGAGTACAGTCAGCAGTACCTACAGAAGTACCAAGAGTCATATTATTTAATTCATCATAATTTCTCTTTGTTACTAACTTAGCTATTTTAGCGTTACAGTCTATTGCCATTAACATAACTGGATAAATCATTCTAGCGCTAAATATTTGAGAATAGCTTACTGGTATATCATCTTCTATTAATGCATCCATGTCTTCTTTAGACATACCATATTTCCTTTCTATTGCCTCATTAAGTCCTTCTTCTTGTAGCTTTTTGCCACTGCCGTGGTCTTGATCGCCACTATTATAGTTTAAAGAACTATCCCATTGATCAATATATTCGTCCCATTCTTTTTTTACTTGGTCATAGTTTCCAGCTATAACGTCTACTTCACTTATAAAATAACCATCTATTAACATCTCTTTTAGCTTTTGTAATACTACGCGTATGAAAGCTACACAGTTATCACATGCATTAGTAGATATAGCTTTTATATAATCACGACCTTTTTTACTTCTATAACCTTGGTAGTTATAATATGGATCAAGGAATCCTTTTTCACACCATTTAGGGTCTTTACTTAAGTCGTACATTTCTTTACATTTATAATTAACTTGGCTCTTAGGACACATCATATCTTGTATTCTTTTGATATTATATTTACCTATTCCCCAAGCACCGAAGAAGTCTCCGACAGTAGCTACATAATACCAATAAGCATCTTCCATGCCTAAATTCTTATCTTTAGCTATCTTCTTTATATCTTTATCATTTTCATCGTATGCTTTAACTACTTTATTATCTTTATATCTTATATTAGGTTTATTAGTATCACCGTTAATAAATTGTTGCGGAGCCCAGTCATTATTATTCTTGTTATATTGTTGACCAGTACGACAACAACCTGCTGCGTAAATATATCCTTGTAAAAATAATGGTAGATTGCCTTCATCCCATACATCTTCATCGAATTTTTCACCAGCATTATCAGTAGTAAAAGAAGAGTCTCCGTAATAATAACCATCTTTTTCGCTAAAGTGACCACTAGCTGCTCCACCACTTTCACCAGCAGTAGTAGCAAGTTTCTTTAATCCGCCTTTTGAATAATGGCCCATAGGGTCTAAAATATTTAATAGTCTTATACCAGCGTCTGTATCAAATACTTTACAGAAAGCATCAGCAACACATGATAAATCAGCATATCTATTTCCGCCTTCTAATTCCATTGGAGAATATAATATTTCATTTATAGCAAGAATAGCATTTCTTCTCTTTGTATATATTTCGTTTACCCATTTCGCTTCTTTGTCTTCTTTTTTACTGTTAGCTTTGTTAATACCTGATACTTTTAATCTTTCAACCAAATCATTAACATAAGTTTGAGACAATGTAGCAAACCAACCTTCTTTTATTTGCCATCCATTTTCTATACCATAAGCTGTTAAGCAAGATAAAGTTGTACCTAATTCCATTAAGTCATCGAAATTATCAGACGCGAACATACTACCCTTTTTAAATAAAGTTTCTTGTTCTCCTGATACATTGAGTTGACTCATTAATTCTTGTGCATATTTAGATACAGAGTTTTGACTGTTATCGCACACATCAAGTCCCATTATCTTATTAAGCTTAGTTGCTAAAACAAGACCGCTGTCATCTTCCATATGTAATACAGAATCACTGGCAGAACATTGACCTACTGTCTTCGTCTCTGTACCGTCTTCCTTATCCTTTTCAGCTGCTACATAATACTTATCATACAGATATGTTTTAACTATCTCTTTAGTCATTTGAGCGCTGTATTGATAAGAATATATAATATAGAAATCAGGATCGACATATGCTCTATTCTCATTAGCATATTTTAAATAACTCCAACCTAGTTTTTCTAATTCAGCAAGACTAGGTAAATCTAAGTCAGGATACAATTCAGATTGTGCTAATGCTTCTTCTAATGAGAAATAATCTTTTATGTTAGTAGATGCTATGTCACTAGTAAATCCATTAGTATTTATTTTACGTAAAGCTTCTCTTTGTCTTAATGTTCTATCTACAGATGTGAATCTCATTTGTATTTGATAAGTTCCAGGGAAACCATCTACTGTTGTTACGTTAACATTTTCAACTAAGCATTCATTAATTCCTAGCATCTGTAAATAATCATTTTTAGCTTTAACTGGGAAACAAGGCATTACTCTACGATATGTTTTGGTTGTTTGTAATGCATAAGCAGGTAATTGATTCATTAATGATACTACTAATAAATCTTGTGTAGTAAACATTATCTCAAATGTTACATCTCCTCCACCCATAAATTGAGGAGCAAAACCATCTTGAGCTTTTAAATACATTTCTGTAAAAGTATTTTGTGTCACTACATGTAATAAATCTAGATCTATACTTACACTGTCGCCGTTTAAGTCTTTTATATAAGGAACAAATTTCATAGCTTTAGGATCTGTATAGTTTGCATAATTAAATACTTCAGAAGTTGTACTAACTTTAGATGGTTTATTGCTTCCTGAGCCTGCGGCCATTATAGCAGCAAGTCCTGCATCATAAGCAGCTGATACGCCGACAAACTTACTGTTTTCATCATATTGAGCTGTTACAATATATTTACCGTATCCATCTTTAAAGAAATTAGCTGATGAAGCACCTTCATCTGTCTTAGTTGATAAGTCTCTGACATATTCTCTAATATTATCTAGACTAACTTTTGTAGTATCAAGCTTAATATTAAATGTCCATACGACTGCTGTATTAGCACTGTTTAGCCCTTCATCTAGTGTAACATCATTAACCCATCCTAAATTAAATAATACATTTAGTCTGTTATTGAATATAGTTTTAAGATCGCTAGGTTTAACATCCATAACATGAGTTCTTGATTTAGACCATGATGTAGCATAATCATCAGTACGGAATATATCATTAGTATTAACACCAATTACACTATCTGATGTATTATATTTATTTTTAAGTTGAACTTTACTATCTTTAAGCAATGTTTTAAGTTTGCTTTTAAAAGTATCATTATCTACTAATGGATCATCGCCAGCTATTTCATTTACATAATTTGATTCATCATTATTTAATGATACTGAAGATATCATTTGACCATATCTATCTTTATCTTTTTTACATTGCAAAGCTTTAGTTAGCCAGTTATCATCTGGTACATAAAATTCTATACTTTGAGAAGTTAAATTCGCATGTTGTAAGACGTTCTTATAAGAATAATAATATTCGCCATATTCATATGTATTATAAGTATATTTGCTTATTTCTTCTCCGTGCATGATACATCTTTGATAATAATATCTATAAACTTCCCATTCAAAACATTTAGCAAATATAGGTTCGAAATCTTGTATTTTACCAGTATCACTATTTACATATTGTATAGGTAAATCTGGCATATAAACTCTGTAATTAAACTCACGAAGAGTAAGAGTAGCTTTAAGCAATTTAGGAAATCCTTCGACCGTATCAAGTGAAATACTTACCATTGTTACAGCTTCTATTCCTAATACATTATTAATATAATAATTATGAATAGGTAAAAAAGGACATATTCTGAATTGAGCAAATAATGCTCTCAAACCATTCATATAGTAAGTAACTTTTGTACCATTAGGCGTTTCTGCTTTATATGGGATACCGTTAATACCATTTTCACCATAAAAGAATACGTCCATTTCAAGTACTTGTTCACGGTTAGCTTGATTTTTGACCATGGTACCTTTACTTCTTAATAGCGGTACTTTTGTATAATCTATGTTACTTACATTACGAATACTTTGTGGAGGAATTAAAAAGAAGCTATCGCCAAGCAATACAGTACATTCTTTTTCTGCGTTCCATTCTAAACCAGTAAGAGATTCATGGAGTTTTATCATCTTTTCAAACGATTCATTTCCATTAACATTACTATCATCTATAAATCTATAAGAGTTATTATAACTTCCTATTTTAAATGCATCATTACTTAGTCCGTTATAAATACCTTCTAATTCTGGAGAACCACTGAAATCAGGATCTGGTTCAGTAAAATTAGTACCTGCTTGAACATATTTAGATACATTAATCCATACAGATTCTCCGTTCATTTTCATCTTAACATATAGTGTACCTAATAAACGTCCATATTTATCTGTACCAAATGGAGAATATGTTAATCTACTTAATGGTCTACCATCTTGTTTATTAATCCAACTTTGTATTATATTTTTCACTGTTTCAGGGAAATAATATAAAGAGGTATAACATGTATATGTAGGAGCTGTTCTAACTGCAGTAGTAGTGTGAGCATCAAGTATTAGTATCATATCTTGTATGCTACTCTTCTTATCTATTAAAAGCTCTTTAATTCTTTTTTGAGCTTTATAACCATCTAGTACTGTATCCTTGCCCCAAGATTTACCAGCTCCTACGACTAACATAGGAGTACCACCAGCATAATCACTAGATGAACTAAATAAATAAGAAGCATCTTTTTTAACTACTTCTAGATAAGTAGTTATTCCGTCTTGTTTGTTTTTATAGAACAAAACAGAATGTGATTTATCTCTTTCTGAAAGAGTCCATTTATTAGGATCATCGCTCTTATTCTTATTTATAAGATAAGGAGCATATTGTATCTCAGCTTTTTTAGATACAGCTAATCCTTCTATTTGGTCCCATGTTAATGCTTCTAATTCTGTATCTTTATTATAAACAACTACAGCTTCGTAGTGAGGGATTTCAGCACAGTCTACACCTGCAGCTCTGACTTTAATACCGCCTCTGTCGTCGCCACCGCTACTAACACAGTTCATAGATTTAATATAATCTTCAAATCCTTTATACGTTTTAGAACCTATAGTTGCGCTTTTGCCACCATCATCTATATCAGAAAAACTAAAACCATATGTATCACCATCTATAGAACCCATATCAAGCATGTTCTTATTATATTCTATACCGTCTACACTTAATACCCAGACTTTTTCTTTATCATCATAGCCTAGAGTTTCACTGTAAGGAGCTTCGCAATAATAAGCTACATTCTTATAGTCATCTTTGCCTTTATTTAAAGAATCAGATATAGATCCTAGGTATTCAGTAATACAATCTTCTTTTATCATTTCATAGATATTAGGGACAAAATCTTCTATATCCATATCAGTATTTTCTACTTTAGAGACTTTCATCTCTGCCCATTTATCTCTTATATCTGAAAGATTATTAGCCATTTTTTCACTTCCTTTACATATAATAAACGATAGGCCTAGGACAATCTAAGCCTATCATAATATATCCTACTTAATAATATAGTTTTACATATAATTATTAATTATTTTTTCGATATCTTTATCTGACCATCCACCACTACTATTACTTTTGAAATTCATATTTATACTTACTGCACCACCAACAGAAGCTGATACTGCTTCTTTCATAGCTCTTTTCATATGACGTTCACCTTTCTTAGTATTAGCATTGATATTGATAATATAGCCTTGTTGTGAATTGCCTGTAACAAAGCCTCCTTGATTGTCAAAAAATTCAGGAACAGTCATTCTATCGTTTGCTTGTTGTCTTTGTTGTTGTTCATCTTGAACAGCTTTATTCTTCTTAAGTGGTCCACCTGCATATCCTGCAGCAGCTACACCTATAGCTAAACCGATAGCACTAAATCCTATTATAGAAGCGGGACTACTTAATAAGCTATCTTTGCCGCCTTCAATTATATGTTCTAATGTTTCGCTACCAGCTTTAGTGATGTTTTTAAAGTTGTTTATATTCTTTAATCTATCTGCCATAACTCTAGTACCTTGTCTTTCAAAATCGTGTTCTTTATAAGATACATCTTGACCACTTAATAGACTTTGTATTAAAGCTGTGTGACTCTCACCAGAAGCTCCTTCTACATTAACTAATCTTTCTACACTACCACCATTTCTACCGAATACAGCAAATAAGTTAGCATCTGCTCTAAAACTTTCGCTAGTCTTATTTAATGTATCTATAGTGTCATAATATTGTTCAGCAAGATACATAGCCTTACCTTTTTCAGTAGCATCTTTAACGCCTTCTTTTTCATATTTATCAATATAAGCAGAAGCCTTATTAATCATAGATTCACTTAATGTACCATCATCTACCCATGTATCAAATTGACTAGCTACAGTAGAGAATCTACCATAACGTTCGAACCAATTTAAGAAATCTTCACGAGTTTCTTGTGTAGCTCTAGCACTTCTTATTGATTGCATTGTTCCACCAAATGACATGAAACGATCATCGCCAGCGTACATTTTAAGCTTTTTAGCTGATATAATATCTTGTTCTGAACCACCAGAGAATAAAGTTATATTTCCTCTTTTTAGAGCAATAGCTTTTAGTTCTGGACTATTTCTGATTTCACTTTCGCTCATACCAGATAATCTTAATCTACGTTCAGTATCTTTTTCTGCTTGAGCAAAGTAATTATCAGATGCTTGTTTCATAGCATATAATTGAGCATCAACTAAACCTATGGCATCTTTAGAACCTTTGAATAATAGTGATTCAACATATTTATTTTGTTGGATTCTTCCAAGTGCTGCAGTTTCTGCTTTGTCAGCTATTTGACTACCGCTTTTTTGTAATATATAAAGCATTTCATCTAAAGCTTCTCTTTGGTTGTTACCAAACGAAACAATAGTTTTAGCAGATTCTTTATCTCCTATTTCTCTCATGCCTTCAACGTATTTAAACTTTTCGCCTTTAAATAAATCAGGTTGTTTATCTAATACATTTACAGCTTCTGCGAAATAACCTTTTAATTCGTTATCGCTTTTAATTAATTCTCCAGCTCTAACATTTTCTCTTCTATTAAATGTTCTTAATCTACCAAGAGATGAACGGCCGCCTTCTACTTCTGCTAATAAACTGTTACCATCTACTGATAGAGCCATAGATTTATAAGCTCTACCGCTATCTTTAGCAAGAGTTTCTGCTACGTTTTCTCTTACAACTTTAGCATTATCTACAGCGACTCTAATAGATTCTAATTCTTTTCCTCTAAAGAAATCATAAGCTTCGCCAAGTTCTTCAGCAGTACCTCTGACATGATTTTGCTTCATTGATTGAATAGTATTTCTACGTAAGTTTTCTTCAACCATATCTTTATCTAAAGAATCTATATCTATGTTTTGAGCTTTTAAATCAGCTTTCATTTGTGCCATAGAATCTTCTTTATGTTTGTTATATAAAAGATAGTTTACATTATTCTTTGCTATTTTAACTGTTGAAAGTGAGTCACCGTCAAGGTCACCATTAACATTAGATAAAGTATGTCCTGCTATAGCTGTAGCATTGTCAGCTAATGTTGTATCTAAGAATGTGTAAGTAGTAAGTGCAGATGTATCATATATATTAGGATAACGGTCTGAAATATCCATAGTACCATGAGTTTTTAAATAGTTTGTCATTTCATTTCTTAACTCAGTTTTATCGGTAATAGGTACCATGTTTCCACTAGCATCTTTCTTAGTGAATCCCATTTGTCTCATGAAATCATAGTCAAAGTATCCTTTATTTTGGAAATCGGACATTGATGATAATCTGTAGTTATAATATAAACTAGGACCATTAGGACCATGTGCTTCCCATTCAGATACTGACTTACCTAATATTGTCGCATTGTTTCTGAACCAGTCTTCATCAACTTTATAATTATCAGGGGTATTTGCTCTTATCTTATCTATTAATGGATCATGAAGTTCTGATTCACCAAGAGTAGCTTGTATTTTAAGACGTTGTGCAGGAGCATTAACTCTCACTTTCGCTTTCTCTGCAAATACATTACCTTTCTTAACTATTTGTTGACTTTCAGTATTTAATTTATCGTATAAGTCATCCATTCTGCTAACTAATCTAAGACCTTCTTCAGTATCATTAAATCCTAAGTTAGACCATTCTTGCCATGTATTAGCTAAAGCGCCTGCAGTCTTTTGCCAATCTCTTTTAATTTCTTGACTGTTAACTACATTACCTAATCCAGGCACTGCTATGTATCTATTTCCTGTTTCAGACATATTAGCATAATTTTCACCTAAGTCTAATAATATAGTTTTGTCAGCATATGAGCTTACAAATTGACCAGCTGAAGCTCTACCAAGATTACCTACATATTTTTCTGCAGGTACAACTTCTACTCCTTTGTCTAGTAAAGGCTGTAAATCAACATTTCCGCCAGCATTAAATTTAGCACCAGCATAAGCGATATTACCTTGATAGAATAATTCAGCACTATCAGTTCCTAGCTTCATACCACGTTTTCTGACTACTTCATTGTATATAGGTTCAAGATGTCTGTATTCTTCTTCCTTTAACATCTTTTCAGTTAGCTCATCTTCTTCTAATGGATTAAAAGTAATTTGTTGTTTAACATCTTCTAACCATGGTTTATTGACATTATGTGTTTTATACTTTTTATTTATTTCAAATTCTCCATCTTTATTACGAGCTATTAACTTATCAGAAGCTTCTTCTATTAATTTAGTATATCCATAAGGATCACCACTGTTTGCAATTAAATTACTTAAACGTCTTTCAGTAGTACTGTTTAAAGCTGAGTTGCTAAGTATGTTTCTAAGCTGATCATCTACTTTCATAAATGCAGCGCCATCAGACATAGCATCTATTTCGTTACGTATTTCTTCTATTCTTTCTGGTAGAATTTTAAGTAAATTAATATGTTGTTCTGTAAGATCTTCAGGTTTAATCGCCTTTACTTGATCTAGCATACGATTGTATTGTCTTAAAGCTTTTTTAGCGTCAAGATATTCTTGACTGACACCAGATTGCACTTCTGAATCTTCAGCGAATGCAGTAGAAGTAACACCTATAGAACCAATAGCATGTCTTTTACCATCTACAGTTATTGTCTTAACAGCTCCAACTAATTCATCTACGCCTTCAAGATTAGTATGAACTAATTTATCTTCTTCTGGAGCATTCTTAAGTATAGTTTTGTTTATTTCTCTGAATAAATTAATTATCTTTTCAGAGTCTAATACTTCAATACCTTTTTTATTTTTATCATATGTATTTGTACTAAATAGCAATGATAAGTTTTGAGAAATGTCAAGAGTCTTAGCTTCGTTTACTCCTTTGCTATTATCCATTTCTCTTATAAAGCCAAACTTCTTAGGATCAGAAGCTATTATTTCAGCTACTTTATTTATACCTGATTCCCATTGTTCAGTATTACTAGCACCTGGTTTAGCTGTATATTTACCAGTAAGTCTTATAGCTTCACCTAATGCACTAGACATTTGATGACCCATATTTTCATGGCCTGTAACATTATCATTAGCTATTACAGATACCATACCGAATATACTATTTTCACCAAATACAAAATCACGATAAAGTAATCTTTCACGTTTAGCAGCTTCTTTTAAATCTTGTATAGTATCAAAACCATTTTGTTTAAGAATGTCTTTTGCTGTTTTACCACCATCTTTATAAGCTTTTTCTAAATCATGATACCAAGCATCAAGAGTTTCATCTCTTAATACAATATTTTTAACCCAATGATCTTTTTCAGTATCAGTTAATATCTTTCTTATCCTTGGATCATGTGAACCAGCTTTTGCATATGGTATACGAGTCATAGATTTTTCAGCACTATTAGAGAAAGTTTTAGGTAATTCTTGTTGAGAAATATGTGCTACTTCGTATGCTGCAGTAAATTCATCGCCATTTGAAAATAAATTGATTACATCTTTTATGTTAATATCTTGTTTACTAAAGGTATCGTTTATAATTTTTGATATTTCAGCTTCAGATAATTCAATACCTTCTTTATTTCTAAACTTCAGACTTAATACGCTTTCTGGAAACTTAGAGCCAAATCTTTTTTCTATATCACCAAATGCTTCGTAAGGGAATATAGTTTCTCCACGTTTAATAATAGTACCTGGAGCCTTAACGTATCTATAATGTCCATTTTCGTCTCTCTTTAATTCGCCAAACATCTCTCTCATTTGAGGGATTTTAGTCTTGATTAATTTCTCAGGATCTTCTCTTTCAAGCATAGCTTCTATAGCAGGAATAGCATTTAAGTTATAACTTATCTTTCTAACGTCTTGAGGATTATCTCCGATAAGTCTTTCAAATAATTCAGGGTCCATAAGTTTACCTTGTTCATATACAGAACCTCTTATTATATGTTCTACTTCAGACATTATTTGTTCAACATCATCTGCTATATACTTTCTATCTGGATCGTTTGAGTATTTATTTATAATAGAATCGATTACTGAATTTCTCTTATATTTAACTAATTGAGATATGTTTTGATTTGACATATTTAATTGTCTTATTGCAAAGTCACTTGCTAGATTACCGACTTCTTTAACATTTTTATATATATTTGCATGTACTTGTTTAGTATCTATAACTCTAGCACCTATTAATAGATTTTCATATGTCTTACTAGCTTCTTCTATAGTGTTCGCTTTTATCCAGTTTCTGTTAAAAGCAGATACTGATACTGGACGACCATAGTTATCAAATCCTCCAGAGCCTTGTGGAATATATAATTCATTGACTACTTTTATACCTTTAGTCTCCTTAGTTTCTTTACCAGTATCATTTATATGTTTTAATATTCTATCAACAATAGAGTTATTAGTAGTAGCTCTATTGAATTCTTGTAATATAGGAACTACGTCTGGAGACATTAATGATCTTTGCATAGGATCAAGTTTACCAGGTTCTAAAGATTCTGGTATTCTTCTTTCCATTATGTTTTGTAAATCATCGACATTGAATTTATCATTGTTGCTCATACGAGTTATAATACTATGAAATTCTCCATCTTCTTTAAATAGTTCAGGGTATAATGGATCTACTCCTCTTATATCAACTGGGCTATTAGCTAATAATAAAGAACCATAATTATATTTATAAACAGGAGCTTCATTAAGATCGACTTGTAATTTACCAACAGTTCTTCTGAATGAGTCAGGATCTACTTCGCCCTTTTCTGCTAACCTATTAATTCTTTCAACTAAAGTCTTCATCCCACCAAAATGGTCATCTAAATTAGTTCTGTACTTTAAAGCCTTTGTTCTTTGATCATATTCTAGTACATGGTGTATAGCAAGTCTTTGACTTCCACTCTTACCATATAAAGCACCTTGGTCGCTTATAATTCTAGCTATATTATCTAAGTCGACCATCTTTTCTCCTTTTTGAACAAATAGTCTACCAGTCTTTTCATTAAATACTAGATTCATATCTACGTTACCTGCAGCGTTTATTAAGTCATTAAAAAATGTTCCGTATTGCTTTTTTAATGTACGATATGCTAACATAGTATCTTCTATAGCGTCAGTGTTTGAACCATGCAATGCTTTTAAATCTCTAGAGAAAGTACCTTCATCTACAATAAAGCTGTTGACTAACTTCTCAACCATTTTCTTTCTCTCTGTACCTTTTGTTGAAGATACATCTATAGTTTTACCTATACCTTTCATAGTTTCTGCCATTGCTTCAGGAGTTAGATTGTTTCTGTATTTACTCATTAGATAATTAGTTTTTATTCCACGTTTTATACTTGGTCTAATAACTCCAGCTTCTGGATTTGCTTCACGAACTTCAGAGATACCTTGTTCTAAATATGATAAAGCATGGCGTAGATTATAATCTTTCTTTTGTATATAGCTACCTAGTTCTATTATATGTTGATTCTTACTGAGCACTTTATCTTTAGACAACTCGTCATTTACAAATTGATAAAATACTTGTCTACCAGATTGTATTCTTTCAGTTTCTGTTAATTGACGTGTCGCACCTGTTTGTATTTTAATAAGTTTATCTATAAAGTTCATACCAGGGTCAGAACTATCAAGACTATATTGAATTATATTTTGATACTCTTTAGGTGACATAAGGCCATTAATATTACTAGCTTTCTTATTGAAATAGAAATCTTTGCTTAGTTTAAATTCATACATATTATCTACTAAAGCTTTAGGCATAAGCTGAGCGTCAGCATTTAATGCTAAGTTACGTACGCTTTTTTCAGATAAGTCCATGAATTCACCTACAGAGTTAGCTACTGGAACACTTAATGCATCATTAAGAGTAATAAAGTCATTATTGATTGCAGCCATAGCTTGACCACTTTTAGCTATAGTTGCTCCATAACTACTATGTTGACTAGGATTTATATTGTGAGCTTTAAAGACTGTGTTTAATGCATTTCTATAATATTTCTCTTGTTCTTTAACATGTTCAAATGAAGCTATAGCATTATCTGCAGTAGCATCTAATAATACTTTCTTTTCAAGAGGCTTACCGTTTTCGTCTCTAGGATGGAACCCGAATGTATCTTTAATATTCTCTCTAATTTCATCAGCTAAGTTCTTAGTAATTTCTACATTTCCTACTTTCATTCCGCTGTATTTATTGTAATAGATACGTCCTAAATCATCAGCAGTCATTGCAGATAAATTCTTTTTATTTAAATATTCTATAAAGTCTAATGACTCACCAATTCTTTTAGCAGACTTGTCTCCAAACAAGAAGTTTTCAGCAGCTTTCTTTTCGTATCTTCTCTCGAAGTTAGAGTTCAAAGCACCCTTGATTTGTTCAGCTTCAAACATACTGTTCCATCGTTGTTGATTAAATTCTAAACCTTTGTCAGTAAGCATGTATTGTTTAGCATATGACTCAGCTATTTTTCTGTTGCCAATATATTTGTATCCTCCACCTGTAGTAGATTCGGCAAATGGAGTTAAGTATGAATCCATAAATCCTTCCATTTCTTCTTTAGTAGAGAATAGCATAGTAGTTTGTGCAGGGCTTGTTCTTGATTTATATTTATCACCAACAACTTGTTCTAAGTTTAAATAATATACTTCGTCAGTTGCAAACTCAGGTACTAAGTTAGCTAATTGGCCTGAATATTGAGATGTATCTACAGAACCATAATTAACTATAGTATATGGTTGATTTCTAATTACACCTATTTGTTTACCATGTACAGGATTATATTCTATACCTCCATTTGGATTAATAAAATGACCAGTAGAAGTTATTATGTTCCCTTGGCTGTCTCGTGTAAAGTTAAATACTTTCTTACCGCCAAAACTACCACTCATAGTTTTATTAGCCATAAATATTTGTTGACGATTAGCTTTGATATCAACAGCATTATCGAAAGAGCCCATCATATCATTCATAGCTTCTATAAGAGTTTTACCTTTAAAAGTGTCAATAGCATTTTGGTCAATACCTATCTTATTTAAATAATCTTCTGTAAATCTATGAGTAAAGAACGCATTAACTACGGCTGTATCATTACCTGCACTATGCGCCATAGCGCCTTCAAATAAGTGAGGGAAGAATACTGCTCCTATATTTTCTTGCTTATTAATTCCACGTCCAGCTTGAGCAAGTATTTGACGTCCTCTATCAGATACATCCAGTAATGCACCCATGTAATTCTTGTTGTTTACTACTCTAGAAAAGTTTAATGAATCGGCTTGTGCAATAGGTCCTAAATGGAATCCTGGAGTATTTATTCCTAGGGTACCCATCTTACTAGTTATATATTTCTGTGCAGCTTTATCACTGTTATAAAGTTTCTTTACATATTGATTAAGTGCAGCATTATCGAATCCACGTATATTGTGACCTACTACTAAACCGTTTTGATCGTTTCCTGTCTTCATTATATCGAATATATAATCAATAGATGTCTTAACATCTTTTCTTAATCCTGAAGCTTCATCTATAGCTTGTGAAGCTTGTTTTTCTATATTTATAAATTTATTAACACCTGCAGTAATCTGTTCTAAATTACCCCAAGCTTCTCCTTTTTCACCGACGAATGAGTCGATTACTCCGTAGCCTTTCTTTCCGTCAAAATGTATCTTAGTATCTTTATGACCGTACATACTATAACGTTTTGCAGAAACAAGTAGACCTCTATATTGAGGGTCTTCTGCTAATTTCTTAGCACCATTAGGACTCATAAGTACAGCTCTGATTTTGTTTAACTCAGCTGTATGATTTACGGTACCAGATAGCATAATATTCTCACTAGTTGTTTTAGCTACTTTACCATCAACTATATGTTGCTTATTAATACCGAATTCAGTTATACCTAATGGATTCCAGATACCATCAGACATACCACCAAGTGTTTCAAGGTCGTAACCAATTATAGTACCGCTACTCTTCATTATGTTTTGATATTTATCAAATACATGGCTCATATTATCATAAGAAGCAGTAGTATTTATATTAGCTAAATTATGATATTTAAGAGTTACGTTACTAGGACTTGTTTTGTTTGTGATAGTATTGAAAAATTTATTAGTACTTAATATATCTAAAGCTTTCTTAGCAGCTTCGCTTTCTTCTACTCTATCAAATGGTTTATGAGAAGTTTTAAGAACTAATGTATTATCATCTCTAAAGATGACTTTAGATTGATTAGCAAAAGTATCAACAAAGTCTTGAATAGCTGTTATGTCATCAGCAAACTTAGTACTTACTCTCTTTTGTCTGTCTGCTAATGTCTCGCTGCTACTTCTAAAAGTACCATCAGCTCTTCTACCTTTAACGACACTATATTTATTATCATATATCGTAATATTTTTATTAAAATTCGCCATATACGCACACACCTACCTTCTTATGTATATTACGAAGAAAGCCATGGTTTAACATGGCTTTAAAATATTAAACTAGACAATGTTTGAGCTGCAGTAGCTACCTTATAGCCTGCTACTTTTGTAGCATCACTCACTGTACTTTTTACATCGCTGTATATCCATAGACCAGGGGCCGATGTAGTTTTAACAGATATATTCATTGGTCCTATTCCCATACCATGTAAAGATGTTAATAGATTAGTTCTGTATAATTGTCCTGAATTATTATTGTAATCATCTATACTAGGAGCTGCCTCATACATAGGTTTAGCTTTTTCAGATTCATAGTAACCAAAATCAGATAACATCATACCTTCGTTTTGAATAGTTTTCATCTTAACGTATTTAAGATTCACATTAGGTTTCCAACCTTTCCAGAACATAGAAGGCATTTTCTTTCTTTTAAAATATCTGTAATTAGATTTCATCTTATCAGGTTTTTGTCCCCATGATATTTGCAATGGACGTTTTAAATAATCTGGCATATATTTTAATATTTGTTTTTGTTCATGTTTGTTTGTAACGTCCATAAATGCTTGGAAGTGATCTTTATATTCATCTGGAACTGCAGCTAGTAATTCATCTTTAGTAGATGTAGGGCTTAATCCATATAATGTAGATTCTGCTTTCTTTTTATAAGCTACAGCAGATTGTGTATATTTACCACCTTTAAAGAACATATTATTTTGTTCTTCAAGAGCCTGTCTTTGTTGTTGAATTTCAGCTAACTTACTTTGTATCTTTTCATTAGTAGAATTCTTTGTTGCAAGTTTAGTAGCTTTTCTATCAAGCTTAGCTATCTTTTCTTTATTCTTGTCTAACTCTTTAAATGTACTTCTTATATTAGAATGTTCAAAAAGCTCAGCCTTTCTAGCTGCTTTTCTGTACAATCCCATATATTTAACATATTCCATTCTGTCATAATATTCGTCTATGTCCCATCTTTTCTTTGTTTCTTTAGGAACAAATTTAGTTGAGAATATTTTATCTTTGTCAAAATGAGAGTTCTTTATAGCTGAGACTCCTAAACCTACAAGAGCTCCTATCTTAGCACCAGCTTTAAAATCACCAGGCAAAAAGTTAAGTTCTTTATTAAATACTTCTCTTGCAAATTCATTTACACCTTTTAAATTATGAGATATTATACTACCAGCAAATGCAAATGTAGTAGCTGCTTTAAGAGGATTGTCTGCATTATCCCAACCATATTTAACGGCACTAATAGCAGTAGTAATAGCTGCTCCTTTTTGTGCATTAGTTAAAGAGCTTCCGCCATTACCTTCTATCTTACCATTACTTAATCTAGTAGCATAACCTAAAGCTATACCAAGGAATGATGCAGGATTCAATGTAGCCATAGTAAACGTACTAACATTACTCAATAATTTACTGTTAGTTTTACCTGCTATTTTACTAAAATGTAAATAAGCATATCCTAATGCTACTGCTTCACCTGCAAGACTCTTGCCACTATTTTTATTAAATGCAGGAGTTACGAATCCTTTAATAGGATGATCCCATGTATTAAATGGATGTCCATAATATAATTCGTTCTTGTAAGATTCAAGAGGAGTTTCTACTTTTAAGAATTTACTGTGTACGTATGGCAAAGGAGCGTGTGCTATAACTTCTTGAATACCTCCCATGACTTCTTGAGAACCAGATTGTGTACCAGCTATACCAAGAGCCGAATTGTCTTCTTTATTCTTTTCAGCATACCCTTCATTTAATAATCTCTCATTTATGTTTGATGATCCACTGTATACTACAGCTTCTGTTATTCTTTGAGTATTTTCTAAATCTATTTTCTTATCTTTATATGTACGATAAGTAATCTTTTGCCCAGGTTTTAAGTATTCTTTTAATGCTTCAGTAGTTTGATTATTTACATTAAGTCCAGCTAATGTTAATGTTTCACCACCAGCTAATATAATTTGGCCATTACTTATTCCTTGAACTCTGCCTTTTCTATATTCAAGGTTATTACGTATGTACTTATAATCAAAGAATTCGTGATTACCACTCATCTTAGATGCACGCACGCCAATGTCTTCCATCTCTTTAACTAAATTAGGATCTGTTACTGTATTCTTAGCTATGTTTTTCCATTTCTTAAATTCAGTACTATTAGGAGCAATGTCTGCTAAGATTTTATATCTATCGAATGCACCGTATTTACCAAATTGATCAGGATGCAAATCATACATAGCTTCATAACCCTTACCAGGAAGTCTCATTTCGCCTTTAGGTATTTCTACATAAGGATCGCCATAATGATATGTATCTGGTATCCAGTCTGGCATATTATTTCTTAATGGATTATAGCTTACTCTAGACTTATCAGTATTAGGGAAGAAACGTCTAGCAATTTCCATGAGTTCTCCACCTAAACCGCCGATATTAGAATCCCAGAACCCACGGCTGAAACTTGTCATTTCACCAGCATTAGCAAAACGATAAGTATATGTATCTGTACCAAATATCTGATCACTAAGGAATCCATATATACCAGTAAGATCTTTTATACTGTGTTTAGCATCTCTGGCATAATCTTTATAAACGCTACGGTCAACCATCTTTTTAATTTCATGGTCTGAATAGTATTGATTATCATAATTAAGCCTTTCATTTGCTAAGTTACGATATACAAAAGTGCCTTCGCGTTTGTCTGGCATTAAAGTAGAATTATCTATTCGTCTAGCATGTTTACTCTTACGTTTAATTGCTGTATTAACTTTTTTAATTATATTAGTAGCACTTTCAGTTACACTAGTAGCATTGTAGCTGCTTCTATTTAATTCATTTACAAATTTTTCAGCTTTGCTTACTATGTATTGTTGTTTCCTGCTAACTGTACCACTATTATAATCTATAGTATCATTTGTATAAGTTACTCCATCTGGAGGCTCATACTCTCTTATGTTCTTAACTTGGTCCATATAATTCATGCCTTGTACAGTTGCATGTCCATTTGAAATAGTTACATTAAGTTCATCATCATCTGGATTACCGTATGGAACGTACTCAGCATTTCTTATATCTGTACCGTTAACTACCATTAAGTCATCATTTTCTTTAGCACGTTGTTTAATTCTGTTATTTAAGTTTTCTATTATAGCTACAGAATCTCTACCGTCTCTACCTAAACGACGTTTGACTTGAGGTAGCATTTTAACTGGTTTTAATATTTGTCCAATAGTAGGGTTAAGCACTGCACCCCAGGCTGTACCTTCAGTAAACATTTTACCAGTTAAAGGATAAGGTCTATCATTTTCTTTTAAATGATATTTTTCTAACCAGTATGGGTTTAATAATCTTCTAATAGGAGCTAATGGATGTTGTGGAGTTGGTATCCAACTATGAGCCCATCTATTATCTATGCTTCCATAAACACCAGCATCTTTCCAGTCACTATTAGCTCTTTTTAAATAGTTAGGTTCCCAATAAGTGATGCTTCCACCTCTATATTCAGAAGCAGAACCAAAACTCCAGAATCTACCTTTACGTACTGGAGAATAACCTGTTTCATAATATTCTTGTTCTTCTTCAGCTGTATTAAAATGACGATCACCGAAATAGTATTCATGGATTACAGAAGACTCAGCTAATGAATTTAATGCACCATATAAAGGTGTATGTTCTATTAATCTTCTGCCTGCTATATCTATGTTAGCTAAAGAGTTAGCAAAAGCGCCAGGTATAGAAGTTCCAGTCAATTTCTGTGATTCATAATTTAATACATTATAGCCTTGATATATAGCGGCTGCAGGCAATAATCTTTTAAGTGCTATATTCTTTACAGTTTCAAGAGGGCTACCCATATCATTTGCACTTAAACCAAGACCTTCACCTTCAATACCGTAGCTTAATCTAGATAATAAATATTGTAGATTTATTGTAAGCTCAGTTATATGTTCAGGGTCATTACGTCCAGCATTAAGTTCGCGTACAGTATCTTTTAACGCTTGTGCATTAAACTTAATACCCTCATTTATATTATATGTTAATATTTGAGATGCACTAGACATATGGATTAATCCATATTTAGTATAGTCTGTACCATATTCTTCATTTAGATTTTTATTATATCCTATAGAGAATAAGCCGAAATCACTTTTAATAGAGCCTAAATCATTTTCAAATATATTTTTCATTTGAGGATTAAGCTCTAATTCAGTATTTAAAGTATGATCAGTGTTTTCATATAAAGAATTAACTGCACTAGTAAAATTAGATACAGTTCCTAAATGAGTTCTATCTTCAAATACAGCTAATGTACCCATACTCTTTAGCATAGCATTATCTTTACTAGTAATAGGAATATCATTAACATTTAATTCATCTATCCAGTTAAACATAGCATCATCTGTGCCTTGTTTATTAAGTAAGATATCTTTAACTGTTTCTATTCTTAATTGACCTTCGAGATTAAGTTTAGTAGAAGAATCAAACTCTAATTCTAATATAGGTAACGCTGCGCCCTTTTTATATAATGTTTCTGTAGAATCTAATGTAGCTTTAGTATCAGTTATTAAGTTATCAACTATACTTCTAAGCTTATCATTCTTAATATCTTTAAGATTATAATTACCAGCTTCGTCAAAAGCAGCAGCTTTAATATAGAATGTTATATCCCCATCCATTAAAGCTTGTAACATATCTCTTTGTTTTTCTGTTATATTTCCACTATCAATGATAGCTTCCATAGTTTCGTCTGTTATACCAGTAAGCTTTTTATTAAGTAAGGCAGCTACTGTTTCTTCATTTCTATGTAATCTAGATTTATATTTACTAATTTCTGTCTCAGCTGTACCAAGAGATCTCATATCTTTTACAGTATCAGCAGGAGATGCGGTAGATAAATAAATACTTTCTATGGATTCAATTTGATTAAATTCCCAATTAGGATCTTCAAATTTTGTTAGCGATCTCATAAGATGATTGATAGGATTAAACTTACCATCTTGCACTAATCCAAGCTTCTTAGCAAGTTCGCTATGGAAAGCTTCTGGTTTATATTCGTCAGTAGTACCTAATAATTCATTTAATACTCTACGCTTATAACCACTAACCATTTTAACTTTTTGGCCGCTATCAAAATCTATAGTTATCTTACCATCAGTATTTTCTCTCATATCATATAAATAGCCATCCATATATAAAGATGGAGTTGATGATATGTTTCTCTCTCTATCTTCTTTAAATGCTTGCCCTACTTCATCTATATCAAATGTTCTAGCTCTAGCAAATGCTGATTTAGTATCTGCTGGTATAATAGCTATGTCAGGCATTCCACGTTTATCGTCGAAACCTTTTGCTAATATTTGACCAGGCAAAGTATCTTTAAATTCATTTTTAATATTCTTTGCAGTCTCTGACATTTCTTCTATAGAGAAAAACTCAGGACCGTTGGCTCCATCTCTTATTCTTATAGAAGGATCCAATACTACATTTCTGTAGTCTTCTTCACCATACATATCTTTCAATGTTTGGATAAATGTATCGTAATCAAATTCTTTACGTTTAGATCTAGATGAAGGCTTCTTAGCTGTAACATTCATCTTTTCATACAGAGGAGATTCAAAATCAAACTTATTTAAATTGTTTTCTAAATCTCCAATGGTTGCAGCTTTAGAGCCTGTTATAAACTTTTCAGAATTCACATCCACATCTAAGAATTTCTTAAAAAGCTTATCGATTTTATCAAATGCGCTTTCTTCACGAGCTCTATGCCCTTTTAAGCTATCGAATAAATCCTTGTTCTTTCGTAAATAAGGATCTAATGAATTAGTCTTTGGACTACTTTTCTTTTTAACTTCATTGATAAGAGTGAATATTTCATTAAAGTCTGTTCTTTCTATACCTATACCTTCCATGGTCTTCGGTATCATTTCATCTATTATCTTACTTGCAATAGCTTCGTCGTCTAATTTATCGTATACGTTTTTTACTATTTGTCTTGCGTTATCTTCAGTAAGATGTTTGTACTTTTTACTTTGCAAGAAATATTTATAAAGCTCTTGTCGTGCTAATATCTTACCAGCAATTCTCTTGTTCTTTTCTAATGCTTTGTATCCAGTCTTAGAAATAAATTGTTTGTGTTCCAGAGCTTCACGTATAGCTTTTGAATTCTTTACATTAAGAGCTAAAGGGCTAGTTTTTCTTCTCTTGATTTCATCTCTAAGCTTAGATCTATTCTTACCAAAATTCTTTTGATAAGCTCTGTAATAAGTCATAAGATTTTTCTTATCACGACCTATTAAATCTTTTTTAAATCCTTTTGTACTTTTAAGTAAAGGAGAGGCAGTATCTGTCAAGAACTTATTAACAGATTTATTACGATTTAAAAAAACTGCTCCAGCACCAACAGCCAGAGCAGTTACACTTACTTTACTTAATCTTTCCAGAGTTGAAGGATCACGTTTCTTATCTCTTCTTTTTCTTGCCATTTAATTATCACCTACTTGAATATCTATCAGATATACCCCAACCTACTCTTTGTGCTGGGTTAACGGTACTAGCATTCATACCTGTATCACCAGTAAAAGCGTAATCAGTACGCATATCAAATTCAGGGAATTTCTTACAGAATTCCTGATATTGTCTGTATTGTTCAGGAGACATAGCTGGTCTATTAGATTTCTGTGGTTGTTCAGTTTTAACTTCTTCGTCACTAGTTTCAGCAGTAACTTCTTCAGCTTCTTTATTCTCATTAATTGCTTTTTTAGATTTGCCTAAAGCATTATTAATAACTTCAACTACATCTGTATTAACTTCTAGACCATCAAGATTTTCTAAAATCCATTCAGCCCTCGTAAATAGTTTAGTAAACTTAATAGTATCCATTTTTTCTATTTCTTCTAATTTATAAGCAGGGAAAGCTTTAGTTATGATACATGTCATTTGGTTTTCTAATTCGTGCATTTCCTCCCTATACATTTCTAATAGAATACCCATATCTTCTAATGACACGCAAGATTTGTCTAATATTTCAGTACATAATTCATTTGGTATACCACCAATGCAATCATCCCAATCATAATTATCAGGATACAATACACAAGTATCGCATATTAAATCTTGTTTTTCAATATCTTCTACATCGGCCATCATTATATTTTTGTATTCATATCTAGTAATAGGGCGGTAAATAAATATTTCACCCATAATCTCAGTATAGATGATGCTATCATATTCATTTGATAACTTCTCTACGATAGCATCAAATGCAACTTGATTATAGTCTTTGCCGTTAGTTTTCATCTTATAATTGTTTTGTAGGTTTTATTCCATTTGGCATGAATCCTGAATAATACATACATTCATCAGCTATAACTTCTGCTACTCCCGCAAATTCTTCTATTATATCTTCAGTTTTAGGATACAATATGACTTTCTTAGCCATCATTTCTTCTCTGACATAAACTATTTCTCTATCAGATAATTCTTTATCTTCATAGGCCATTATTTCTCTGTATTCAGAACGTTTTATAGGTCTCCATATTATTCTTTCTCCTGCAACATCTGTTTCGTAAATTCTTTTATATTGCTTTTTGAATTTATCGATTATTTTTTGTACAGCTATTTCTTCTGTATCCATTTCTTCTACTTCTTTTATTTCCTCTTCTGTAATTTTAGCTTTTTCATTAACTTTCATTTATATAACCTCCATATTTTTTATTGTTTTGCTAAATACATATTTCCTTCATAAAGGATGTCGTATTTCTTTTTATTGTGCGTAAGTGTATACTTAAGCGTACAAGCAATTTTAGGATCAGTTTCGTCTTTATCATATAATATCTTATTTATGTATTTACTTATTGAAGGATGATCTAATAAAGATACATATATGATTCCATTATTATCTTGTTTACCAGTAAATTGTATGTTAGATTCTATTCTCTGATCGTCGATAATAAGTTTGAAGTCGCTTATATTTAATACATTACCATCGAAATCTTTTATATTGACTTTGATATAGTAATAACTATTTTCGTCATCAGCATACAATATGCTATGAACTACGCCTATATCACTTCCATCAGATTTTTGATATTCAAGATATTTTTTGTTGTAATCGTCACTATCATTTGCATCTGCACATATTACTTTATCAATAGATGAATCAGTTTTACTTGTAGAGCCTTTATCGTCCTTTTTATCGTCTTTCTTGGTATTATCATTTTTAGATGGAGTCATTCCTGTTCCATCGCCTTCTATAAAATCCTTAGCAACGAAACTATATACTTCCATTATAGGCTGGCCTGTAGTATCAAGTACTGTTTGCATACCAGATATTTGTACTCCACAAATGGTTTGACAATTTGCATTATAAGTTGGTAAATCTGATTTGTAATAACCATATCCTAGCATGATATCAAAGTTCTTAGACCATAATGGCTTATCGCGTTCTTTATCACCAGGATTATAAACTTCTGATTCTAATACTGTTTTATTCATGATAGAATCATCAATCTTAGATAGTACATCGTTTATATGCGCACTATTAGTATAGTTAAGAACAAAAGAGCCGCTTACAAATCTTTGGCCAGGAACTATAATATCTGCATAGAAACAGTTATAGCCATATATAGGTAGCTTCTTTTCCTCTACAGTAAAATCAAACTTATAAATATCTTCCATTAATACATTGCCAAAGTATATTTCAGAATCAACATTTGAAAAATATCTTTTAATGCCATAAGGAGTGTTAACAGTAGTTGTGAAGAACTCTCTATCACTAAGATTGGTACCGTATGTATAATAATCTCTAGTAGCCATTACTTAATCACCTCCAAAGACATGTTGTAATTATAAACTTTATTAGTTACGTTATTTATTAATAAGAAGCCTGATCTGTAAACCATAGTTTTATCTATCATATAGATTAATGTATAATCACTATTTCTATCTGTTAAGTCGACAGTGTTTGTATCATAAAGCGTAGACTTAGTTGGTAAATCTTCTCCTATCTTGTAATCTATTAAAACTAGGTGAGTATCATTCATATTACTACTAAAATTAAATACTTTATTTTTTTGTTGCACATTACATACTAAACTATATGATTCATAATCTTGTCTGATTAAATCATAGAATATTTCATCAAGATATAGAAAATAAGACGATTCATCAAATTGACTGATAAATTCTTGTTGTAATCTGTACATAGTATTTTTAAATGATAATGTTTCTGATATAAGAGATAAGTAAATAGATTCTAGTACTCCTGAATAAGAATAGCGTGCTTTGATAGAATCGATTCTGCTCTTTAAGTAATTCTTTATAAGTGAAGATTCGAAATCTACTAAATCTGAATTATCTTCATAAGTACAAAGAATAGTAGGTTTGCATATACTATTAAATTCATCATCTTCTATCCATGTCAAATAATAATTATCTTTTGTAATTGAAGTCTTGTAATTATCTAATTCAAGATGCTTATCATCTGTACTAAACTTATATTTTCTGATAGGAGTATGATCTAGTACTTCATATATAGAAGCTATACATAAATAGTAATCGCCCTTTTGTAATGTTTCAGAATAATCAACATCAGCGTATAATATATTGTTTTCATAATAACAGTATGGGCCGTCTATCATATATTTATCAGAATAGAAATTATCACGAGCAATTAAAGCATATAAGAAATCTTTAGAATATTTAGCATATTTAGTTTTATAATTGTTAAAATCATATGCGTACAGATTATTTATATCGCCATAAACATCTAGATTCTCTTTAGCATCGTTATTAAAACAACAATAATTGTAAGATATGCCTTTACATTGATTGAATATAGGTTGTAGATAATATCTTACATTAGGAGTACCATAAAACTTCATTTCGTCTTGTTCCTTAACAGAATACATGTAATAAGCTTTGTGTCCTTTAATCTTATATAGATTGATTCTGTTTATAGCATCATTTATCTGTATGTCAAGATTAAGAATGTTGTTATTATAAATAGAGTTTCCTGCTATTGCATTATTGTATATTAATGCTAATTGATTCTGTAGCTTAATTGCGTATAGAAGCACTTCTTGTTTAATCGCTTCTTTATCAGTAGGAGTAGCTCTATTGATAGGAGCGGCTGCATAAGTTGCAAAATTTCTTGCCATTCTAGTAGTAGTGGTAGGTGCGTTTAATACCTTATCTATAAGATTATTATCATCCTCATTATTATATAAAGCATGATAATCGAATTCATCAAGATTATTGACCCATAACTTTTTATTAGATTTAACGTAGCCTTCTAACAACTCAACATCATAGTCTTGTCTTTCTAATGGAGAAAACATAATAGATTTACTCTTACTAGAATATCCTTCTTTTGAATTAATTGTATATAATTCATATACATTACCACTAATTAAATTAGCTCCAATACTTTCTTCATTTAATGTTACAGTACTTTTAGTTAAAGGTATATGATCATAAACTATTTGATTAGTTCTGTCGATTAATACAGCTTCATCATGTCTAGAATTATTTGCTTCTATTTCAGCACTGTTATGAGTCATATTTATTATAATCGGATAATCATTGTTTGATGACTCTAAATTACCTAATTTCGAATTTACGCTAAAGTATTCAGAACCTAATTCTTTATTATTTTTTCTATCAAAGAATTTAATATTGTAATTACCTTCACTTAATTCTACATACCATATATTATTACTTAAATTAGCTCCAACTGAATTATAAGATTTGTTTGTGTTTATATCTGTTATTGTAACTGTTACGTCAGGATGACCATTTAAATCGACAGATATTACTCCTTTATTGCCAGGAGCTAAAGGCTGATTTATTCTGTAATATGGCTCTTTTTTTCCATTGTCATCAGGTTGATATTTATTAGTATCGCTAGGACCTTGTGGTTTGCCTCCACCACCTGATGGTTTCCCACTACTTCCAGGATAGCTTTTGCCATCATATGAGGGGAAAGGCATATTATCTTTAGAGATATATGTTTTATTCTTTTTCGGTTTAGATGTGCTTTTAGCCCATTCCGTCTTTTCAGCTGTTAACGGATCCATTCCTACAGCAACAAATTGGAATGTATTTTCTGTGTATAAATCGTTTATACTTAATACTTGTCCTTCATCTACAAATTTTACTCCGTATAAAGCCATTCTGCTTCTAGAGCCATACTCATTGGCCAAAGTAATTGTAAGGTTAAGAGCTGGTATTTCATCTGCTAATATAACAGTATCGTTAGTATATTCTTTTAAGTCATTAAATATCTCATCAGCAAAATGTCTGTCAAATACTGCAAATACCATAGACCCTGCTATTGTTCTTTGACCCATTGTATATTCTACAGCATTAATATTCCCTATATTACGTACAGGAACTTTATCTTGATGTGTAGATGTACTCAGAGTTTGTAAAGAGCCTAGAATATAACAGTTCTTACTGATAGAACTATCTTCGTCTATATTAGCCAATTGAGCAGTAACTATAGCATCACAACCAGAATAGCTATTATACCCGTCTATATTAAAATACGTAGCCATTTTTTCACCACCTTCGCGTATTAAAAAAGAGGGATAAAACTATCCCTCTTTTTTATAATATATTACTTATCAATGTATATATTCTACCAAGTACTATAAATTTTACCTGCATTATTTTCATCTATAGCTTTCATAGTATCTACTGATCTGCATATAAATGTATAAGCTTTTTCAGTAGTTAATGAGTCTACAGAGAATCCCATACCTTCATTTAATAGTTCAACTCCGTATAATACTATGCTAGCTTTTTGTCCATATTCATTAGCTAATGTTATTGTGATATCGAATGGAAGTAATTCGTCTGCGTAAACTGGAGTGGCACTATCATTAACCATATCAGAAGAAGTACCGCCAGTTTCTCCTCCACCTGTGAATCCATTAGGTGAAGCTAATTCTGACATGTATTTGTCCCAATCTTCTACGCTCATGAATCTAGGTTCATCATTACTCATAAAAGCATAAGCATCATTTGCTTTGAATTTAGAGATTTTTTGTTCTGTACCTAGTTCAGCTAATAGTGCATCTCTATCGAAAGATACGAATACTAAGTTACCAGCTATACTTCTTTTACCTCTTGAGAAAGATCTTGGTTCTGCTGAACCTAAAGTATAGATTGCAACTTTTTCTCTATTTATAGAATAACTTATAGCTTGTAATTCTCCGATAACTTTACCATTAAATGTACAAGTTATATCACAACCACCAAAACTTGAATATGTACTAGTATATTGCTCAGTTGTCATATTAGCCATAGTTAAATTCCTCCTTTATTATTTTAAATTCCTAGTAGGAAATTATTCGTTTATAGCATTTTCAGTAACAGTTATAGTATTTCTTACTTCTCTGATTTCGTAAGCTGGATATATAGCATAATCTATCTTAACGACACCTAATCTAGCAGAAGCACTATCTGTAACTATTTCAAATGAATAGTCGTTGATTAATACACCTACTATTTTATTTAAAGCAGATTTTATAGCTGTTTCCATAGCATTTAAGTTAGATAATGTTCTTGGTTTACCGATGAATGGTTCGATAACTTCTTTTAATATTCTACCTATTGCATTTATTATCTTAGTAGTAGATAATCTTCTGTATACTGAAGTTGCAGGAGCTTGAGTTACACCATCTACTACAACTATTCCTAGAGTAGGAGATTCTTTACAGCATACTATACCAATTGTATTTAACTTAGTTAATTGAGCATTTGATAATGTATATTGTAATGAGTCTATATTGAAAGGTTGATTAGTTGAAGATCTATCTGGATCTAATGTAGATATCATACCAGCATATCCAGCTGCACCAGAAGAGATATAATAGTAACCATTACCAGTAGTAACTGTATATTGCATAAATGTAACTGATAAACAACGTCCTATTGGATGTGGTTCATTATTAGCATCATACATGTTACGTCCATTAGATTTTTTAGCATACATATCTAAATCTAAGTTGCATATTTCATTTACTCTATCAGCTATATTGTTTAATGATATACCTTGTAATCTGTCACAACCTATAACACCATGAGTTGGATAAGATTTTAATGAAGTGTATAAACAATGTTGAGCAAGGTGTCTTGCAAAGTTATCTGTAGTAGTATATGGTATATGTAAAGTAGTATCGTATGCAGTAACTACGTTACCTTTTTCATCTAATGCTAAATTAGTTCCAGAACCAGTTAATACTAATCCTTCTAATTCATCTTGGTCTTTACCTTCAACACATTCAAAAGTAAATCTGTCATTTAACATTTCACATTCATTAAGTTCTTTAACAAATTCTTCTACTGTACAGTAATCCATCATATCAGAATAGATATGTATAAATGTTATATTATTGCAATCTAATACTGGGATATCTGGTTCAGCAGCTACCAACATAAAGTCTTCAGTATCTATTAAGTTATCTGCTAAGTTCTTTAATGACATAAATGGTACTATCTTATTATTATCTTTTTTATAAACGAATGCTTCATCATCACAGAAAGCAACTAAATATTCGTAAGTACCAGAATCACTAGTAAATGGATCAGCTACAACAGTAAACTTAGCAGCTCCACTATCAGTTGTTTCTGTTCCTTTTTCGTATACTTTTAATTCGCCACTATCTTCTACAAGTACTCTAGATAATTCAACTATACCTGCTTCAGCATCAACGAATTTTTTACCATCAAATTTTTGAATTATACCGTCAGCTAAAACAAATGCTAATTGTCCTTTTTCAACACCATGGTCGAATGCAGCGTCTTTAGTTACGCAAGGTAATCTTAAGATTTGTTCATCCATTAATTTAGATTTAACATCTTCATCACCAGGATATGAAGCTAATTTTATATCGTATTTACATGGCATAGCATTTAAATCTTCTTTATCTATCTTGCAGCTTATATTCATTATTTTATTTTGTTCTGCGTCATTTACAGCTATACCGTCATTAGACTCAACGAATAAGAAATCTTTTTTCTTAGGTAATTTAGCACTTAAATCAGTTTCTGCAGTAGCAGCTGCTAATACAAGATAATCTGATTCATGCATTTGTAATACAGAATAAATACCATCGTTTATTCCTACTACTTTGTATTTATCACCATCAGGAGAAGCTATAACTTTATATCTAGGTTCATATACTGCGTCTCCGCCTTCTACTGAGCCACTTACTAATTTGTCTCCTAATTTCTTTAAGCAAGCTGTTCTAGCATATCCAGAACCTAATTTTTTGTATAGTTCGAATCCAGTAACATCTACACCTTCGTAATCTACATTATCAGCTACTAATATTCTATCTATTACACCTGTATCGTTTAAGAAATCGAAGTTTGCATCAACTACTATTCCGCTTGGAAGTAATTTATCAAATGTAGAAATGTTTTCTGCGAATATAGGATATGGTTTGTCAGGATTTGTATTAGCTATTAAGTGTTTCCATACTGGTTCTGATTCAGCACCAGATAAAGTTTGATCAGCAACAACTTTAACGTCAGTAGTCAATGTTACACCTTCAGCTGCTTTATCTCTACATATAGTATATATGCCTGGGAACATAGCTGCTACAGTTAATTGTTGAACTTCAGGATCTGAATTAGTTCTTGGTACACCATCTTTATCAACTAAATCTACACGTAAAACATTATTATGACTATTATTATTTATAGTATCTAATAAGTCGCTTAATCTTGATCCACGTTCAAATCCATTTTCATCTAAATTTATAGTAGTAACTAATAATTCGTCAATCGAATCTACAACACCAGCTATTTTTTCATCTATAGTTGTTTTGTCGCCAGGTTTATAGATTTTGATTATACCTTCTTCATCACCAAAAGCTGTACTTGAACCTTGTTTACAAGCAAAAGTCATGTAGCAAGCTTTATTACCATTAGAAGGGAATAATCCACTAATTCTTAATTTTAAATTAGACTCAACTGCTAAGTCGTAGTCTTTATACATTTCGTCTCCAGATACTCTGACTGCATATATAGTTCTACATCCTCTTTGCCAAGCATCGTATACTTCAGCTACTAATGTAGCTTCTCTTTTAGTTGCAGCATCAAAACTGTCACCAAATATATATTTAGCTTGTTCAGGAGTAGCAATTTGTACTGGCTTACCTACAGGACCATTGAATGCTGTACCTATTATTGTTACAGATTCAGTAGTACCCCAAGCACTTGTATCATATCCACTAGAATAATCTGGAACTACCTGAGTTATGACACCAGGAAGTGTCAATTCATCATCAAATAAAGTCATACTCATAGGTTTTATCCTCCTTATGTATTTATTTTCTATTAATATCAGTATTATTTTTTAATGAAGCTATTACTTCTTCTTCATTATCGGTATATACTTTACCGCTAGCTGTTATTGGTGAACCATCTTCGTTAACAGCTTCTCCACGAAGCAAAATACTTTTTGTATTCTCTCTAAATATTACCCTATTTTTTTCTGTTAATATTATATAGTCAAGGGTTAAGATAGAGACGATATCTCTGAAGTCCTGTGCAAAATCATCTTCTAGTTGTTGATCAAAATAATAATTAACTATACCCTGTTTCTTAATATGTGGTTTATATTCAATTAACATATCTTCAAACTCGTCCATTAAATCCCAACATAAATTCATTTCTGTATTAATTATGTAAAATCTAACTCTAGTTTGAAAACACTCTGAACTTACCTCTCCTGTACGTCCTTCATCATCTATTAATGTATCTCTGATATAAGGACCCAAAGCTGTTTTATCTCTATACTCTCTGTGAACTATTCTCCATGCTATATAAGGATGTGTTATAGTTTGATCCATATCTTCACGTACGCTATATGTTTTTTCATATGGCAAGTATTCGACATGTTGATCTTCAAATATCGACTCCACTATTAACCCTACCATTGATACAAAATCTCTGACTTGGGCATTACCTTGAGCTCTTAATCTTTTTTCCTTTGTTTCTAAATCACTTGTTGGCACGCTATCAAATTCATTTTGTATGTATGAGTGTCGATTTAATAGAGTAACATCTAATGTGGTTAATATGTCTTCAAGTTGTTTAAAATCATCTTGTTTCATATCCTAAACCTCCATTACAACTTTTAATTCTTCAATTGATCCAAATGGAATAATAGATAGTTCTATATATATATAACCAAAGCTAGGACCTGTTTTAACAAATCCAATGTTTATTAATTCATATGATTTGAAAAGTTTATTGATATACGGTTTTAAAACGTTAGTAATTTTATTTGAGATTTGCAGCTTAGTATAAGCATTATATAACTTACCTTTATATTCATTTAAGTCCATTACTTTAATAACTTTTTTAATTATCATGTCTATCATTGCATTTTTATAGATATCTCTAGTTGTTCTACAGTTAACTAGATTTTCTATGCTTGTACTTTCAGTCATGTAATTATATTTAAAATAAATGAAATCGCTAAGACCTGTTAGATCGTTAATATCTAAATCATAGACTGGCGTATAATTTATAGATTTAGGATAATTAGGTAAGTCACAGGATGCTAGAAGTGCGCTTAATATAACATTGCTATATTTAATATCTTTTAGCATATTAAGAGTTATTAATAAGTTAGAACCATAGTTCGTTAATAAAGACATAAAGCCTGTTCTGCGCTTTATAGTATTCAATACTTTCTTCATCTTTGTTAGATAATCATCGATATCTTCATATAGTTCAGCATGCTTATCTGTCATGATTAAAGTAGCTAAACTATTAACATTTTTTAAAGTTTCAAGATAATAAAATACAAAACTTCGTGTTCTTTGTGTTGATGAGTCATAGAATGTATCACTAAGATATATACCAATAGGAACTATAAATGTAAAATCATACTGTATTAAGTCATCTATAATATTTATATAATCAGATACAGTTTGACAATTAACTGTAAATATGTTAAGAGTATCTGTTATAGCGTAAGCCTGCTTATAAGCTTGTGCTAAATCAGAATCTTCGCCATATAATATTATCGCATTATTTAGACTCATAGGATTTATAATATTACATTTTTCATTCATGGTATCTGCTGGACCTAATAGAACAATGCTCATTTCATTGTAATTTATGTTAATACTAGATTTATAATTAATATTATTTTTTTCGTAATTTATGATCATGTAAAACCTCTTTAAAATTCTTAGCAAATTTAGCAGTATTACTTTTTCTATTAGGACATACTAGTCTGGTAAATTGTTGACTACCTTTACCTCCTCTGTGATATTGTATATGCAATACATTATATACATTTTCAGAATCTATGACGACATCATCTTTATTTACATATTCTAATCCGTCTATATATACTATTTTAGGAGTAGAAGATATATTTTGTGCAACGCTAGTTTCACGTTCTCGTGATTCACGAATGACACCAAACACTTTTTTTATTTTAACTCTTGTGCCTAATCCTAGACATTTTTTACATGATAAATCAGGATCTTTGGTTGTAGGATCTACACATGTACATCTAGTATTAGGTATCTTTTTTATAATATAGAAATAATATCCATATCTATTAAGTAATAATCGGACAGTTTTTTCATTAATTTCGTCTGTTCTCATATTCTAATACCCCCTGTCCCATCCGCCTCTATCAAGTAGAGTAGGGTGATAAGGTCTATAAGATTTGTTAGTAATAGCATATGAGTATTTACCACGTAATGCCCATTGAGGATCTGCAGTAATTGTTACTACATATGTTAACCAATCTTCGGCTTCTCCAGTTAAAGCATCTAATAAATCTTTAATAGCGCCAAGATCCATCTTTTCTTTTCTCTCTAAATCTGATAATACATCATGATATTCAGAAGGTCTTGCTACCGCTGCTATATAAAATTCACGTACGCAATCAACTACGGCTTGATATTTAATGAACATATGAAAAGGATAATAATCCTCTTTTATTTGTTCTGTAGTTCCAAATATATCGGCTAACTTTTCTGGTACAAGTTCAGAATCTTTACATGACCAGTATTCAGCTATTAAACTAGCTTGTCTTATATGATAAGCAATATCTGAATCTTCTAATGGAAGCCCTCCAGCTAAACTCTTCACATCTTGTATTGATACATACATTGGTTTTAATTCAGTTGTTACTTTTATATTTTCTTTAGTACTAGTAGTACCATCTTCAAATTCAAAAGAAGGAACGTTTAATGTATATTCGCTATTATCAAGTATCTTTACTTGATCGTTATGTTGGAAATATACAATATTAGGCTCATCTGGATCAATAAACATATATACAGGTATCTTTTCACGTCCAGCTAGTACTCTAGGTTTGTCATCTGGAAATTCAAATTGAGCCATTATAAATCCCTCCTTGTCATAAATGTTTTCCCTATATATAATAAACCATCTTCAGTAAACTGTGATTCATCAGTTTTCTTGAATTTAATATTTTTATTGTATTCAACATAAAACTCTTGATTTGTTTTACCTATTTCAGATTTGTTCACTATTTCAGGAGCTACTTCATCTTCTTCAGCAAACATATCTTCATAAGATAAAAAATCTTCAAAAGCTTCTCTGTTAGATATAACATTATCATCTAAATAACCAGATTCATCGTCTAATGGAGCTGTATAACAAGTCTGGAATTGTACTACCTCACTCCAATCACTGAAGTAATTTTCAGTCTTTTCTAATCTAGCTCTTAAGTAGAATATCTCATTTTTCTTAATAAATAAGTTAACTATAACTTCACTAGATTCAATAACACGTGTACCATTTTCATCAACAAGAACATTCCCTTTTTCGTCTGTTGCATATACTATATTTTCCTTTGATACATTTCCTAATTTATACATAGAATTTTTAGGCATTTCTATAGCTTTACTATCACTAACTAGAATCGTTTCTTTATTAAAAAAAGCTATATCAGACGAAATCTCGAATCTATATTTAGTTTCAGTATCTTCGTTAGATATAGCTAATTTAATCCTTATAGGCTCGTCTTTAATTGTGTGCAAATATTGATCTTTAGGTGATATTATTTTAAGTTCACCCATAGATCCAAAATCGAAATAAATACGTTTGTCAAAAGCATCTGCTAATACTCTTCCTAGTTTATCCTTTATGTTTCTTACTATTAAATAATAAGATTCATTAGGAGCAGGAAAATCTTCTAAACATACATATATTTTTTTACCTCTTGTTTTAATTGTCTGTGGTAATTCAATATCAACTTCGTTGTTTATACTATAAACTCTAACTGTATCTAAATCTACAGTATTTGCATCAACATGAAAATTAGTTTCGATAATTATTGTTTTTTTAGAAAAATTAGTATCTATTCCAGTAATACAAAATACATTTTGAACATTAGCCATTGTTATTTTCTTCAGCCTTATCTTTTTCTTTAATAAGCTCTGCTACTTTAGCAAGTGGACTTTCATCAGAAACTTCTTCTTTTTTTGTTTCTTCTTTCTTTACTTCCTCTTCTTGTTTTGGTAGCTTATTAGAATCATCTGGTTTTCTTTTAACTTTTTTTCTAGGTCTTTCGGCCTTTACTTCTTCCTTCTTTTCTTCTATAACCTCTATCTTTTCTATAACTTTATCTTTAACTTTTTCTGGTTCTTCCAGTTTATTTATAGACTTTTTTTTAACCACTTCTTTTTTGTCTTTAGAAACTGGAGAAGGAAGTCGTCCTTCCTTCAATTCCAGTTTATTTTCTTTAATTGCTTTACGTATATTTGAAGTGTCTTGATCATTATATACAAAGCATTCTTTTTCAGATAAAGTTAAATATATATTAGTTAGAGGATCAAACCAACCAGCGTTGCCAGGAGCTAATCTGATTTTAGCTATAGCTCGTTTCATTGTATCACCTCAATTTCTATAATTAATTAGTAGGTCTATCTGGATATCCTATACCTGATTCTGTAGCTCTTACATTTATAACAGGTTGAGCTGGATAAGATGGAGCTACTGCTATATTCTTAGCTACTGTTATAGCTCTACCATTATTTAATAATCCTATACCATATCTTTCTTTACATTTAAGTAATTTGATATCTCTTTCTGGATCTACCCAGTCGTCCATACTTAATTCTTCACGTTGTGCGATTATACCAACTTCTTCTCTATCTAAGCAATACATATCAAATTTTTTGCCCATTTTATCAAAATGAATCCATGGAGAGAAGCTTACTGTTAATCCCATTACAGGTATTCTACCTTGTATTTGATCAGGTCTCATTATGAATTTTTGACCGTCACCGTTATTAGCCATACCAAATGCAGCAGGTGTACCTTGTATAGCACCATTTGGATGAACATAGTTACCACCTAATGCACCATAAGTTAAACCATTACCTATCATGTTATTTCTAGCGAATACGACCCAAACAAGTGGATGCATTATAACATCTGTAGGATTAAATCCTTGGCCTAATAAAGCCATTGCTAAATCTAATAAATCTTCAACAGCTAATGTGTCGTTATAGTTACCATCTTTACCTAAACCAGTAGTACCAGCTTCAGGTAATTGTTGTCTTAAATTGTTATCAAAAATAGGTTTACCATGTTGAGAGAAGTTATTGAATATTTGTTCTTCTTTTATTCTTCCCATTGCTTGACCCATTTTTCTTAAGTTTATACCAAGTATATCCCAAGAAGAATCATTTATAGCTTCTTCAGTCATTGAAACTCTTACACCGAATTTTTTAACTCTGATTTCAAGAGTTGCGTTTTCTAAAGTGTTAACGTCTGCTCTTGATTCTTGGTACTTAGCACCTTCACCAACTTCATAAGCTATTAATTCCCCAACTACTGGAATTACATATACAGCTGATGAACCACCATCTACTCTTACTTTTTGGAAAAACTGTGTACCTAAATAAGTAGGTTCCATAGCTTCTCTTAATTTTCCTTCTATTACTTTAGGTATTAATTTCATTGTATCTGTAGAAGTTATTGCTTCTTTTATAGTCATAGCACCTTTAGAATAATCTCCATAAGCGTTTCTAACCATTTTTTCCATAGACTCGAAACCTTCTTTAGTAACTACGGGCGCTACACCTTCAGAAACAGCTTCTTTTACGTCTTGTTTAAGCTCGTTTATTTCATTTAAAAAACCGTTTAAACTCATATCAAAATCCTCCTATCTGTTTCTATTTAGTCATTAATATTCTTACTGTACCTTTGCATCCGTCCCAGTCTAAATTAGTTGGAACCCCTGCTTCGCCACGTTTAACATATGCACCGTAAACTGGACATTTCATGTCAGCTTTCTCAGCTGCTTCTCTTTGTTTTATCATTATTAAACCTTTATGTAAGTCAGCGTAAACTATATCGAATTTACCACATTCTAATGCAGCACCTGGTGCTAAAGTTTCAGTTATGATACAACTATCTGCAGGATCTTTACCTATTTGTACTTTTAAAGCTTCTAATTTAGTGTTTGGGAATATAATAGGTATTTCTCTTCTTTCTGGATCATCTATGTCAGCTTGATCAGCTAATACACCTATAGTAGATACTTTTAATAAAGGATCTCCTGCTAATTCTATATCTCCAGATTTTTTAGATGAACCATAAGCTTTTATTACTGCGTTAGTACCATCTAATAGACCAGGAACCCCTCTATCTAATCTGTGAGCTTCATCAAATCTGCTGCTATATAATCCTTCTCTTGAAGAAGCTAACATATGTAAATCATTCATCATTGGAGTTCTATCATAAGGATATCCAGGATATCTAAAATCTGATTGATATAAAGTTGGAGGATTTTCTACGAAATCTTCACCAGCTCTATTAGAAGTTGGATATATGTAAGGATTGTAATCATTGAATCTTAATCTGTCGTCTAAAGCCCATTGAGCAAATCTAGCAGCACCTTCTGGTAATAGTGATGCATCTGTAGCATATACTTCACCTACAACTTGTCTTCTTGCTTCTTCGTATAATTCTATATCAGCCATAACTGCTGCATGATCAGGATGTCTCTTAGATAATGGTGATAATACAAATCTACCATTTTCATCAGAACATACTTCATCACCAGGTTTTACATTACCTACAACTGAACCCCATGGATTTTTAAGAGCTTTTTCTCCTTCTATGAACCAAGGTAATTCAACTATTGCATCAGTTCTGATAGGACCAAAAGTTATACCATTGAAAGCATCAGCGAATCTAGTATATTCATTTCTTTCTAATATACCAACTGGTACGTTAGCAGGTCTTACATCTCTTCTAGCTACACCGCCAACACCTACGTTACCGCCGTTAGCTTTTAAGAAATCTTCATCTTCATTTATTTCGCCATCAAGTTCAACCCATATTTTTCCGATTAGGAAATCAGCAACACCAGTGTATTTTTCTAAGCTTCCACCAGCTTCAAAGTCAGCAGGTTGTGCTAATCTTACATTTTTACCACCATTAGCTATAGTAACAGCATTTAAATAGTGATTAGTATCTGTATCCATTACCATTAAATAAGGGTCAGCTGCAACTATTCTACCTTTAGGTATAACCATTGCATTGTAACCATAAGCCCAACCATATCTAAATTGATCAGGTAGTCTAGGGTCTAAACCATATTTAAAATTTAGAACGTCATGGTCGTTTATGTTTAAAGAGTTATTACTTCTGTTTATTCTTTGCCCATCACGTCTATGTCCTGGTATTCCATCATTTATAAACATCTCTCCATATGCACCAGGTTGCATAAAATCTTGAGACATATTTGCATAAGGCATTAGTGCCATACCGCTTCACCTTCCTCTTTTTATCTTCTTAATAGATTGTTGTATTTTTCTTTCATTTGCATTTCAATGTTATTATTACTATCTTTTTTGTGCTTATTATTTTGCTTAATTGTGTTATCAGCACTTTCATCTATAGATATTTTAGAATTAACTTTTGGTAATGCCTTAGCTAATTCAGGACCACTGCACATGAATTCTTTTAATACTTCTATTTTTGTATTAAGTGCTTCTTCAGTAGATTTAGACAATATCTCAATATTTTCACCTTCAAGGCCAAGAGATGTTCTCATTTCATTAACCTTTTCAGCCAATGCAATTCTTTGTTGTTTCTTTACTTCAAGATATTTTAATTCAACTGCTTCTCTAGTTTCTTTTTCTTTATCGCGTTCACCTTGAAGATCAATAACTTCTTTTTTCAATTTAGCTATTTCTTTTTTAAGTTCTGCTACTTCGGCTTTTAACGCTTCATTTTCTTTTTTAGCTTTATCGTCTTTGCCTTCATCTTTAGCAGCATCACCATCATCTGGGTCATCCTTTGGCTCATCTTTACCTTTTGGATCTTCGCCTTCAGGTTTGTCATCTTCAGGCTTTTTGTCTTCTACAGCTTTATCGTCTTTAGGTTCATCACCTTCAGGTTTAGGCTGATCAGGGACTTGTTTATCCTCTGGTTTTTCGCCATCTTCTTCTAATGCTTTAGCTTCTTTCATCGCTAAGCTCTTAGAGATTTCGTCGTAATACAAATCTTTAATTGACAATTCATTCACCTCATCTTCATTATTATAAGATTCTGATACTCCTAGCATCTTTGCATCAGGCTTATAAATCTTTACATTATGAGCATATTTGTCACTAGGAACAATTACATATGACAATTCTTTAGGTTCCATATCTTTTATAATCCAAAAACATAATTTGCCATCATATCTTTGTCCTTTAACATGTTCACATTCGCCTTCTTCAGCTAGATTCTTACCACATATAGAACAACGTAAGTCTCGAACCATAACACCTATGCTAGTAGTAACTAAAGTACCATTCTTAATACCTTCTATACCATCTTTATTACCTACATTACATGTGAATACTAATCCTGGGCCTTTTGTTCTTTCGCATGAATCAACATATGTACACTGTTTAATTCTCCCTATAGTTACGCCATCTTGTTCTTTATGATGCATAATTAAAGGTCGTTCATAAGGTTCTGTCCATCTAGGAACACTTATTTCTAAACAGTGTGGCTCGTAATAATTTAGATTTCTTGTAATAACAGAATGTATACCTTCTATATCTACCATTATCGAATCCTCACTTATTGGATTTACACTTAAAGATTCATTAAGATCTTTACTTGGTATATAGTTAGGAACAAACTTTATTTGAGCATCAACCTCTTCTCTAATTTCTATAGCCATTATTCATTATCACCTCTCTTATCGTAAGTGATTGTATAGTTATTAAAAACTTCTACATCATTTAAACTTTCTACAAAATTAATATCTATATTTTCAATTTCATTTCCTTGTTTAATATAGACTTCCTTCATTCCTAATAAAGAACCTGCTTTGATATAAGAAAAATCATATGTAGTTTTTGTATGCTGTTCTAATAGTAGTTTTAAACGATATGTACAGTAATTAGATAAACTACTGATATCATCTTTATTATTACTACTAGAATCATTCATATCTTCAAGGATTGTACGAATATTTTTTTGTAATTCTTTATTTTGACTAGAAATATCAATTTTCTTATTAGGAAGTAAGTGATAAGATTCGTCAACTGAATTGATTTCGATTGTAGCTTCGTTAATGGCTCTAAGGCTTATTCTGTTTAGCTCTCTTATAAAGTAGTCATATATTGTATTTTCATACAGATTTATTACAGTTTCATTAGAAATACTATCTTCCTGTAAGTCTAATACAAAGTCTAATACTAAATCTGATAGCTCTTTAACTTTTACACTAGAAGTGCCATGTTGATTTTGTGGTCTGTTGTTATTAGTAGCAGCCTTATTCGGTTGCTTTTGACCACTAGTGTTTCTTGTTTTAGATTTACTAGTACTAACAGATGATTTACTAGAAGAATTTGATGATGAAGAATTTGAACTATTATTAGCTGCAGTCTTAGCTGCATTTATTTTAGCTAATCTTTCTTGCCATTCTCCATTTCTATCTATTTGATCAATACTAGATTTATCTGCTATCATACGTTGATATAATCTATCTTCATCTTCTACTGTATCTTTCATACCCATTTTTCTTCTTGCTTCTTCAAATGTAGTAACGTTAGATTGATATTTAAGCATTTCATGATTTTCTTTTTTAAGTTTAGTTTCAAGTGAGATTTCTTCAAATGCAAATTCTACATCTGCTGAACCATCAAATGGATTAAATCCACCTTCTAATAATAACTCAGTTATTACAGTTTCTTTTATCCATGTAGATATAGTTCTTTGTATAAACTTAACTGTATCATGTATTTGAGCTTCCATAGAGTCTGCGTCTTGTTTAGCTCCACCTCTACCCATTTGAGAAGCAGATACACCAAGAGCAGAGAAAACTCTATCTTCAAAATATCTTAAATAAGGTTCTGCATTAAGAGCATGACCTTCAGCTCCTATAGCTTTTATTTCTGTCTTTTCATTTGTAATAATAAGTCCATCAAGCGAACTTGATTCTACTTCACGTTTAGCACGATTTATTTCAGCATCAGTACCTTGAAATCCTACTTCTGGTATACCTATTTTCCATTGATATAGTGGCATAGAAAATCTGTGTATCAATGCTACTATATTACCTTCTATTTTTCTTAATAATTTAACATCATCTAATGCTGCTATTATTCTTGGTGTACCAAAAGCATTGTTGGCATCTTTATCGTAATACATATGAATAACATCACGTGGGAAGAATTGTTTTTTATTAGCCCCATGTCCTTGTTCATATTTAATTACATTACCGTATTTATCTCTTTTGATTTTTACTGAAGCTGGATCTACCCTACAATATCCACCTACGACTTGATCACTGTCAAACGGAGTAGCTTTTACTCCAGGTATAGAATCGACTCTAGATTTTAATAGAATAACATTTGAATATCTAGTAAAGTCATCAGCTATTTCCTGTAAAAGTATATCCATAGGTTTGCCTGTACAATAAGACATAAGTTTAAATCTCTTATTAAGATAGTCTATAGCTTCCTGATTATCACTTTTAAATGTCCATCCTGCTTTAAATATTAAGTATGAATATTTAGAGAATGAAATCTTAATGTATGAATCAGATTCACTAGCATCTCTTATTTCTTCTAGATTGTACTCTGGTCTACTAAATACTTCTCTACGATATACTTGAGAAGTTAAAAATCCTACAGATTTAACAGCAAAATTGCTTATCGCTTTAGGATTAAATAAGCTGCTTACCTTTTTAGTAAAAGATATGCCTTCGTCTACTCTTACCTCTTTAAATTCAAGGGGAGAGGAATTAGCCAATCCCTCTTGAACAGTTTTTATTAATTCTTTTTCTACAGGATCAATTTTGTCTTTTTTGCTTGGCGGAAATAGGCGGTCTATTATATTCATGTGTAACCACTTCCTATTCTGATATAATACCTTCTATATCTGTATCTCTTATTATTAAATACTTATAGTTAGGTTCGCTAGCATCTATTACTTGCATACCTGCATATTTATTAAATAATACTATTTGCCCAGGTTCATATTCCATAGGCATTATGACACCGTTGCTTAATATTTTACCTTCCCCTACTGCATATACTTCAGCAAAGTCTTTTCTAGCTTCAGCATCACTTTTACTATTTTTAGGTATGATTATACCTGAAGAAGTTTTTTCTTCTTTTCTTTCTTCTCTAGGTAATCTAAGTACTACTCTTCCTCTAGCTGGTTTAATATTCATTATCGTGTTCCACCTTTCTTAATCATTAATTCTTTCATCTTATAACCTCTTGCTATTTCATCAAAAAGATCATCTGAAATCTTAATAGATGAATTTAAATATTTAAATAAATCTATATATGTATCTTCATATTGTTTATCGTAAGATTGACGAGCTCCTTTAAGAACTGTATTAGATAACGAACCTTCATTAGTTTTGCTATTACCGAATTGTATATTTACGTAACGTTTCTTTAATTCGTAAGTAACTAAAAATGATTGTATATGACGTGTAGTTTGATGTACGTTAAAGTTATTTTCAAAGAAGCTTAATTTAACGTTTGATATTTTTTCCTGACGTAAAGCTAAATCTTTTAAATGCTGAGAATCAAGCTTTACTGTTAAATCTTCTATATTACCTACAAGTTTTTTAACGCTAGGAGTATCAAGCCCCATAAGTGCGCTTAAATTATTATAATAATAGCCACTTAATTGCTTGATTAATCTATTAAAATAGTAATCTAGCAAATCAGATATATTTCTAATAAATTCGTTTTCTATTACATCACGTATATCTTCTCTTTTTACTATAAGCTCTGGCAAATCGTCTGTATCCCATAATCCATCGTCGTCATCTGGATCAGAACCATCAGGGTTATCTTTTGATGGATCATCATCAGGATTACCACCAGGTGTTGGTTTAGGATTAGGACCAGGACCAGGACCAGGATGCGAACCATCACCTGGCTTATCATCTGGATTTTCATCATCTGATACTACATTTATATAACATACAGCTTTCTTATGTGTATCAACTGATTCTACATAAATCTTACATTGTCCTACTTCATCATGACTATTAACAACACCGTACTCATCTACAGTACATATATTCGTATCAGAAGAATACCATATGACTTCTTTATTACTGGCGTTATCTGGATATATTGTTGCTGTAAGTTGTACTTTTTTATATTTGTTCATAGCATGATATTTAGGTTCAACCTCTACTCTTAATACATGTATATCTTTATCATCGTCTCCGCCAGGAGTAGGTTTTGGCTTTTCAGGTTCATCAGTACCTGAACCACCATTTTTTAATACTCTGACTCTACACTTTGCATATTTACGTCTATCTGACGTTCTTGCATAAACACTACATTTACCAAGAGCAACACCATATACATTACCATCTTGGTCTACCGTAGCAATAGATTCATCATCACTTGACCAATAAACAGTTTTATCTGTAGCATTTGATGGTACGATTGTAGCGTTTAATTTTCTATATTTACCTACATTAATAAAAATACTTCTATTATCTAAATAGATAGATTGCACATTAATTATACTCGGTTTATCATCTCCACCACCAGGATTTGGACCTGGCGGATTAATAGGTGGCTTATCAGGATCCTTGTCACCTCCGCCTCCACCAGGACCAGATGGTTTGTCTGGAGGTTTATCTGGATCTCCGCCTGGTGGTTTAGGATTAGGACCTGGTGGTGTGTTATCTTTATTTATTTTAATTATTAATTCTTTTTGAATTGATTTATCGGGTATAGTTTTATCTTTTAAAAAAGGAGTGTAGATCATATCTATTATAGGATTATAAATATCTCGTATTGCATTAGCTAACTCTGATGGTAAACCATCTATTAAGCTGTCTATTCTATTAGCAGCCTGTGCAAGAGATGATGTTGTAGATACATTTGATGTCTGAGTAGTAGCAGGCGGATTATAGTCTGAATAATAATCTTCTGTATACTTTATCTGTGGCGTATAGCCTAAGCGTTGTTTATCGTCAGCCATTTATTTATCACCTTCTAAAATTCCCTAGTCCTCCAGACCTTGAGCCCCATGTAGACCTACTTGAACTATTGTAGAAAGAGTTATTATTATAATAACTGCTACTAAAATTAGTTTTAACCCATTTTTGTTGCTCGTCTGGATGTTCATCATATTGGTAGTTTTCATAGAACTCTTGTACTTCTGGTGCTACCTTACCAGTTCTTCCAAGACCCATTGCACGAGTATCATCTTTACGAGCTAAATTAACATTAGATGTAACGAAATTAGAAGATACTTCTAGGTCTTGCATTACTCCTGTTAATTGTTTAAAACGTAAAGTCATTGCTAAATAAGCAAGTCCAAGTGCGTCTATAAAGTGTTCTTCTTTACTAGTGAAAGTAGGGATTCCATTAGCTCCCATTCTTTCTACTTCGTAGTCTATTAATTGTTTGAATAATACTTCATCATATGGAGATAAAGCTAAATTGTTTCTTTCGAAAGCTATTTGTAATTGTGATACCATAAATGGTTTCATTGGTTTACTATCTTCTTCACCAGTAACAGGGTCATGTACTGTTAATTTATTACTGAATGACCAACCAACTACTTTTTGTTTCAAACCACTTTCAGGATGCTCGTCTCCATAAATATGTAATCTTTCTATTTGATATTCACCTGCACCTCTATCACAATAGATAAATGATGGATTGTATATTCTATTAAGTCTTATAATAGTGTTAACTGCTTCATCATATGAGTATTCGGCTTTTGGCATTTCATATCGCAATAGAACCATAAATTTTTGTAATTCCATATTGTATTCTAATATCAGTATAGATGATGACGCTCCGTATTTATCCCAGTCAACACCCATTGTACGGAACATATTAGGTGGAGCTGGATTAGTTTCATCATACATTAACATTTCTGGCCATTTACCACTTTCTTCACATCTCATTTTTTGATAACAATCAAGTTCTCTGTATGAATAGTCATAGAATGTCAATGCTTCATCAAGTCTATCTTTATTGAATACACCTGTATCTTGATCTCCAAATTCAGCTAAAACTTCGTGAATATAACCTTGTTCAGAAAGCATAGCTCTCATTTCTGCTTCCATCTTTTCGCACCATTGAGGGTTGTGAGTAGATGGATGATAGTGTTCAACATAACCTGTTGCTTTATTAGTACAACAGTTATAAAAGTTACCACGTCTACCAGTTGGAGTAGAACTCATTATAACACGTATGTCAGGTCTTTCACCTGCTATCATGATTATTGAATCGAAGTCACCATCGGCCATATAGTCACATTCATCTAATATTAGTAAGTCTGCAGCTTGACCACGAATAGAAGCCCCTGAAGAACCAGAAGATGCTCCTGTTGTAAATCCCATTATACAGCTACCATTTTTAAATTCCATTTTATATGGATTCTTAGTAGTCGATGAAATAAGACTGGCAAGCAACGGACTAGAGTTTTTCAATTCGTTAAGTCTCATGAATAATAAACGTACTTGCGCCTCATACGGTGTTATTAATAGAACCCTGTAGTTTCTGTTAGTGGTTGCATTATATAGTGCTTCTATAACCATAACCTCGGATTTGCCAGTACGACGCCCACAACGATAAACCTTTTTAAGAGATTTATCGCGGAGCATCTGTACTTGATACCAACGTGCAGTCCATGGCGTATCTTTTTTTAAATTCTTATCGTAACTTATTAAAAACGTTTGAGCCCATTTAACGGGGTCATTCATTACGTTTTTTAATTTTAGTTGTTGAGCTTTTGGCAAAACATTCGCCATACACTATTTCCTCCTTTCTATTAATTAATATATTATTTACTTATGTAAATAACGAGCTTCGTTGCCCATTAATGTTTGTTCTAGATTGTAGTTAGCCATTTTAGCCATTTCCATACCAGATTGTCTCATTGTAGCTAATTGATCTGAATCTTGGAAACTAGCATCACCAAATACTCTGAATCTAGAAGCTGTATTCATTTGTCGTACTTCATTTTGTAGATACATTGCACCAGTAACGAGTGCTTTAGGAGCTGCTCTAAATGCGGCAAGACCCATATATAATCCTGTACCCATTAATTGAGATGCGGCGAAGTCAACACCAGCACGTGCTACAGAAGACATAACTCCACGTCCTTGTTTACGTGAATCTTTATATTTACTGATAGCACCGATACTTGACATTGCTATATCAAGCTTACTGGCTTTCTTAAGTTTAGACAGACCTCTTTCTACTATATCTCCTTCTTCTTTAGCTATATCTATACCAGCCTTTTCTTTTAATAAGTCTTTATGGAATTGTAACTTATCTTTAAGTTGTTCTACTTCGTAATCAGCTTTAGGCTTGAAGTTTTCGAATCGAGTATTCTTAAAGTTATCTTTTAAATACTGTTCCATAGTTAATGAAGGATTGGCAGCTCTTTCTTTTTCGAATGCTTCTTGAATTGAACCAAATATTCTGTTATCATTTATTTCATTTTTTATATTTCCTATTTCTTCTTTGATATTACTAGCTCTATCACGCGTTTTAGCGTTTGTACGCTTCATATCTTTTTTAGTACTTTTTCTTTGACTCTTTAAATCTTTGATTTTACCTTTAGTTTGATTTATTTCATCTAAGATATCTGCACGTCTAGTAGGATCGTTAACTTTTCTGTATCTAGACTCTAATCTACGTAAACGTCTCATTTGTTCTTTTTGTGATGCTGTTAAAGATTCATAATTAGATCTAAAGTTAGCATAATCAGCATCAAGCTTAGCGTTACGTCTAGCTTTATTAAGTTCGAATCTTTTCTTTTTGATGTCTCCTTCGACCTGATTCCTAAATTCTTCTGGTATGCTATTGTAACGAGCTATATTCTCTTCGTCTTTTAGCCATTTATCAGCATCAGTTATCGATTTGAGAACTTCTGGCGTACCAAGATAATTAGTAGGTTGAGTTCTAAGTAAATCATAAATATCTCTGTTAGCAGCTACTTCATGTAAGAATTTAGTATCAGCGAGTTCTCGCGCAGCTTTTTCACTATTAATAAAGCTTTGTCTGTTCTTGCTCCATGCTCTACGTTTACGAAGAAGTTCTTCACGTTCATCCCACCAAGCTTTACTATTTCTTCGTAATGGGTCATTAGGATTGTCTCTATGAGGTCCATAAAGTTTAGCTTCTTCATATTTTAATGCAGCGTCTTCAGAACTGAATTTATCTTTACCAAAGAATTTTTCAAGTGCATCTTTGTTCTTTTCATAATTACGAGCTCCTGCTTCAGAAGTAAGAGCAGACTCTTGAGCCATTTTTTGCATTCTTTCATATTCTTTTATGTAATCACTATACTCCTTCATTCGTCTATCATAATTACTTAATGGAGTAGGTGTGAATTCATCAGCTACAACATCATGCATTTTATATTTTTTATAATCTGGTTGATTAAAATGTAATGTAGGGTCTGGTTGCTCTGGATTGAAAGTATTTGGTTCAGGTTGTGGACCTGGCTTAGTTTTTGGCTCAGGCTTTGGTTGTGGTTGTTGTGGATTTGGGTTCGGATTAATTGGTTGATTATGATTTTTATAATGAACATAAGGTATTTGATCATTAACTCCACCATATTGAAATTGTTCCCATAATTTACTAGCTTCTGATTTAAGCCCTTTAGCAGTTTCTAAATCAAATTTTTCTGTTGTCATTATGTCCGTAGGTTCAAGCTTTTTATTGTACTCAACAATATTATTAGCTATCTTATTATGTTTATATGCTTCAGATATAATATCTCCTTCTGTATTATAATAAACATTATAAGCGTCTTTACCTTTTGTATAACCTTTGCTTAAAATATTATTGTCTTTATCGAATTTAACATTCGTAAACATGTCATTACCTAGATCTATAGTTTCGATTCTTGAACCATCTTCTAATGTTTTAACAGTAGGTTTGAACATATCGAATTGCTTTGTTACACTTTCAGGGATACCGTCATAAGCTAAAGCGGCCTCTTCAGTAACTCTACGAAGATCAGATTCAGGTCTTATACCTCTTGTTACTTCGAATGATTTTTGAACATCCTCGATAGATGCGTTTAAGTTATTATCCTTAATATAATTCCACATGTCATCTATTGATTCTTGTTCAGATAACCCAGCACGTTTATTCTGTTTAACTCTATTAGATAATTTCATAGCATCGATATCTTGTTGAGTCTGTCCATCGACACCTACGAATTGATCCATAAAGTCTTCTATTGTCATGTTGGGATCAAGGTTTTTATATATATCATCGATTTGAGATTGATCTCTATGAGCTCGTAATTCTGAAACAGCTTGTTGAGTATTAACTTCTCCAGGCTTAACAGCTTCTACACCTGCAGCCTCAAATGACTTTTGTACATCTTCTAGAGAAGCATTTATATTGTTGCTATTTACATAGTTCCACATATCGTCTATAGATTCTTGCTCTGACAATCCAGCAGCTTTGTTTTGTTTTACTCTATTAGAAAGCTTCATAGCGTCTATGTCTTGTTGTGTTTGTCCATCTATACCTACAAAGCGATCCATGAATTCTTCAACGGTTGTATTTTTATCTATATTTTTATATGCATCTTCTATTTGTGATTGTTGTCTACGACCTATCATTTCTTGATGTGCTTGTTGAACATCGATATCTCCTGAATTGACAGGCTGTACACCTGCAGCTTCGAATGATTTTTGAACGTCTCCTATAGTAGTATCTATATTATTTCTATTAATATAATCCCATATATCTTCTCCGATTTCTTGTTCAGGTATACCAGCATTTCTGTTTTGAATACCGCGCATACGAAGTTTTTGTCCGTTTATATCTAATTGCGTTTGTCCATCAACGCCGACAAATTGATCCATGAAATTCTCTACACTCATGTTATTATTTGCATTTTTCCATGCGTCATTTATCTGTATTTGTTGTCTCCTATTAACCATGTCTCGATAAGCTTGCTGTGGATTTATTTCACCTGGTTTAACAGGTTCAATACCAGCTGAAGCAAACGATTGTTGTACGTCACCGATAGTCATATTTGGATCCATATTATTCCACATATCATTTATTATACGTTGTCTGTAATATTCATTATCTGGCTTTTTTGGCATCTATTCTCACCTCCTTTAATTCTAATAATATGGAGAATGATGCAAGTCATGTAATGCAAAACCAAGATCTCCTGTAGCTCCTGCATTATTTAAATAATTGTGTTGCATACTTTGCCAAGTATTGCCTTGACCATTAGATTGTAATAAGTTGTTATAAACAGTACCGTCATTAGTACCAATTCTAGAGTTATTAAAAGCAACGGCTCCGTCTTTTACTCCAGCCATTATAGCTCCACCAATTACTAAACCTTTACCTGTCTTGCTTAATTTGTATCCTATTAAACTTTTATCAGAAGGTCTTAATGGAGCCATAGCTTTCATAACTTTTGTTACTGGATGATTAGTTCCTAGTAGGGAACTAGTTATTGGTGCTTTACCAGTTAATTGTTGTGCAATAAAGTTAGCGTAATTTAACTGAGCCCCTCCTTCTGCAGCTACATATGCTCCTGCTTTACCTATTTTTTTACCAGCAGCCTTGCCGATGTCTTTACCCATCTCAAAGATAGTTCTTCCATCTGCAGCCTCTTCTGTTAATCCAATAACTTTAGCAGCGGCACTTGCACCTACCCTAAATCCTTTTGTTATACCTTTACCTACAAAGGCTCCAGCTTTTCCAATAACTTTAAGCGCACTAGCTTCAGGTCCTCCAGATTGATTTATAACTTTACCTATTCGTTTTCCTACAAAACCTAGTCCTGGAATCTTCATTTATATATCACACTCCTAAATAAATGGAATAACAGGTAAGTTTGTATTACCGTTACGGTCTTTGTATAGACCTCCACCTGATACTACTCTCGCAGCCATACCAGTTGTTACTGCTGTACCAGCTATAGCTTTAGCATTAAGTTGTTTAACAAGATTACCTTTATCATCTTTAACAGTCTTAGTAAATGCTTTTTGTACTGCTCTATCAAATGGCATCCCATCTTTTTTATTTTTGTATATATTACGTACGCCATAGCCTAGAAAATCTCCTACTTGATAACCTGTAGTTTGTTTAGCAAGTATACGTTCTCCTAATTCTCTTCTAGCATTACGTGATATGTCTTTAGCTTGTTTAGCAGTTTTACCATTCTTTAAAGCTGCTTGTTCAGCTTTTTTACCATATTCAAGTAAATGTTTCTTTTGGTCTGCAGTCATATTGGCTTGTATTTGACGTATACCTATACCTTCGGCCCATCCTACAGTTGAACCTTTTAAACCATATGCTACATTTCTACCAAATTGTATTGCTTTTTTTCCTATATCTCCAACAGCCATATATATCACTCCTCTTCATTATTAGTATCGTTGTTGGTACTATATTCTTCTTGGAATTCTTCAGGGACTTCTTCTATTACGTAATCCATATTCATATTTTCTTGAATCATATCGTAAATAGATTTTTCGTCACCTTGTTTCATTTGTGCTTTAGCTTTACGTGTAGCTAGCATATTATCAAGTATCTTATCTCTACGTCTGCAATGTTTTTCATATATTTCGAGAGCTTTCGATACTTCTTTTCTGAAGAAGTCATCTCCTGTTCTTTCATTAGAACCAGTATAAACTTCTTCTACAGCTATACCTTCTTGTGTTAATAAAGCTTGAGCGCGTTCTATCATTATATCTGTATTTATCAGTTCTTTAACATATGTGAAGTCTACAAATGAAGAACTAGGATCTAGGTCAAAATCACGTTTATAACCCTCTAAATTCTTTTCTATTAAAGCAGTTTCGAGAGCACATTTTTCGCCTTCTGGAGCCATATCATATTTTAATAACATACAAGATTCACTGTATGGACAACAATCGCCTTTACATGTAATCGGAATTCTTGCATAAAGTCCAGACTTAGTAGACAACATAGCCATAGCTGCACTTTTAGATTCTAATCCTGCAGGAGAATATCCCCATGGATTATCAGCGGCAATTAAATCATTTTCTAGACGTTTTCTGTTTTCTACTACTTCTTGTCGTTTAACTTCATCAGCGACAAGTTCATGACTTATTTCTTGATCTACTTCGAATTCATATTCGCTTACTTGTTTATTACTCTTGTTCGCCATCTTCTAATACCTCCTTCCCTCCGTTAATAATATCGTCGTAGATTTCTTCAGCTATATTCCAGTTAACACTATGGAAGTATTCTGTATTTTCATCTTGATACAGATTAGCTTCAACAATTACTTTGACTTTATCTGGAACATAATCCTTTTTAACAGTAAAAGAATCAGCAGTAAATTCATATGTTATTTCATAATCGTTAGTACCGAATGTTTCTTCAAATACATGTACGCCTTGTAATAAATAACGTTCTGATTCTAAAGTATCGAGTTCTTCGATATAGTCATGAGTTGAAAATATACCGTGAATAACTATTTCTTGTTTAGGTACTTCATCACCATTTTCATCTATTATCATTTCGTCGGTATCGACAACTCTTTGTTTAACTGTAAATCTACCTTCAACAAATCTCTCTTTATTAATTTTTACTTGAGCCATATAACCATCTCCTATCTCTATTCTTATTACCTATAGTTATAAATATATTACGCGCGTCTGATGTCAATAGAACTATAAGCGTCCTTGAAATATATGTGATGTCAGTATAAGGGGGAAAAATTTTTTCAAAAATTGCGAGCAGTACCACCTTTATATATATACTCCTCAAACAATAGAATTGTTGCCCCAGGGTACTTAGACCTGGGTGAGTAGTGTATATGAGCAGTATTGGAGTAATATGCAACGTCATACCAGCTGCTTTGGGGGATATCATGAGAGAAATATTAAAGAACAAGAAAGATGTAACAGTTATAGGTAAGTTAACAACTATCGATTGGGATGGTTGGAATGATCAACCTACATACTTATTAGAGAATGTCCATGTCTTTAATAAGAATGGTAACTTAATGGACAAAATAGATCACATGTGGTTCTTAACTGATCAAGAACTATATGAATTAGATAAAGCTGCAGTGATCAAGTTTGTAGGAGATAGTTATAAATACAATAAGTGTGGTCACTTTGTTGATTATAGCATTAAGCCTACATCAAGCATACTAGTCATGAAATGGTATGACAGTATGATAAAAGTAGGGAAATGGTTTATGAAGAAAGCATCAAAGAAAATGAAACATAATAAGTAAACTATTTGTATTGTTTACATATGTAAGCTATATGCACTCCATACATATGTAGACATGATTGTGTGGGAGTGCATATTCAAACAATAATAGTATATAACCAAAGGGGTAATGAGTATGTTAAAGATAATAGGAATGATGTTGTTAGTATTAGCAGGTTTAATGACAGGTTTAGCAATATTCGCAGTCGCTATGAGCGACGAGACAGCTGAGGAATTAGACGAAATAAGCAAGCTAATGTGTAAAAAAGTATCTGCAAGACTTCAAAAAGAAAACATTGGCATAATGACATTAAAACAATTGATTAGAGCTGAAATAATAAAATTTGACAGCAAGGAAGAAGCTATGCAAGAAGTAGCTATATCAATAGTTACGACTTTAGCAAAAGACGTAATAGGTAGAAAAATATCTACAATCGCCTATGGAAAAGATGAATGTAGTTTAGGAAGCTATAATTACGTAGACGATTATGTCTACATAAATAGCTTCTATATAGATAGAGCTATAAGACAAAAAAGATCGGTATCAGATCTTAATATATTATTAGACACTATATGCCATGAACTTAGACACGCATGGCAAAATGATAATAGTATCTATAATAATGAGAAATACATAAGCTCATCTATAAATTATGCAGCTTACAGAAAGCAACCTTGTGAAAAGGATGCTAGACGTTATGCGCATATGAAGGTCTACACTATGAGCAATAAAAAAAGAGAAAAAATATTAAAAGAAGCTTATATGCATTTATGCCGTTATAACAGAGCATAAACATAAGTTTCTTTTTTTATTTAGATAAACCAGATTAGCTGAGTAGTTCATGGGCCTAAGCATGCCCTAAAAAGGCTTAACTATATTTTCCTAGTAGGAGGTAATTTTTATGAAAACATTATCTGTAAGTCAACAAAGAAAGATTCAAGAAGGCATCATGGCACCACTTAACAATACTACAAATGTAATCAACAGTTTCAAATTAGAAGATGAAGAAGTATATATAACAGCTACTAGATGCTATGAATCTATAGGTATGTTAAATATACTTAAAAACTTCGAAGTCGACGAAGATAGACATGTTATACTAGCAACTAAATACGACGACGAAGGTAAAATCATAAGTAAACGTAAATACATCACAGGCAATTGTCAAGAAGCCGATGCTAATTACGTTAAAGGTCTATTTATGATAGACTTTAGAGGTACTATAAACCCTAAAGTTGGTGACAGTATAGCAGAAGACATAAGAAGTAGAATATTTTTAGGCTTTAGAGCTGAAAGTAACTACTTTATATTAGAAGATGATTTAAGAAGAGCTCAAATAGTTATGATGCCTTATGCAGAATCACCTTCACTTATCAAGGGCAGCAGAATATATTATGCTGTCGTTGATAAAAAGAATCTTTTATCAGAAGCAATAAAAAGATTCAATGAGATAGATGAATTATCTGGCGGTTCTCTATCTTATAAATATAGAAAAATGCTAGAAAAAGGCAATGTTACTATAGATGATATAAGTAAAATTGCAGACAGATTAGGCATCTGTACTACTACTCCAATGATGCCAATAGGCCACTTGAATAACATTTTCTTCATGGATGCAGAATTAAATTATGGTTCTGACTATGAAGAAAATAACAGCATCAGTGCTGAAATAGGCACTAACTTTGCTGATGGATCTGTTCGCTTTAATGGCGAAACAATATATCCATTATACAAAGCTATATATCCAAGACTAAAACCTTGGATGATGTTTGGGCTTTCTCTTCAAGGTAGATGTGACACTCTACTTATGAAAGCTCATGGCCGCTTTTTCAGAGGCAGAATGATAGCAAGATATTGCAAAATCATGATGGCTCAAAATCTTGACAAATGTCATTTAATTTACAATGGCAAAATGATAAGTGGTAAAGCACTTAAGAAATTGCCAACAGATAAATTAGATGCAATGCTTAGAAACGTCGACTTAGTTGGTACTAAGGATGAATTTAAAGCTGTCAACATGTCTAAAATCAAAGACGGTTGCAACTTATATGCTGTAGCAATGACAAACATGACAACAAGTAACTTATCAAATCAAGCATTATCAAAGGTAGCAAAAGAATATCCAAATGAAATCCAAGCTTTTGCTATCAAAGCTGCTATTAAAGCATATAACAATAAAAAATGTGAATACACTTTAAGATTTGACAACAAAAAAGACTATTTAAAATTAGCTGGTCAAATTTATGAAAATAAACTTGCAGCAGCTAAAGAAATAGCAAGCAAAGATAGACATATAGGCGAATCAATCATAAAAGCAGACGACAGCTTTGTAAGAAGTATGACAGCGTCTGCAAATATACCAGTTAATAGTATGTATTTAAGACTAACTCCAGATGACAGTATTATACTAACTGGTGGTACTTCTGTATTGGGTGCAACTTGGGTTGATTTTATCGAACCAGGTGGCATGGACCCATATAAAGTGCATGCATTAGAAATCTATTGTCCAGCATTTGAAGAAATGCATAGCACTAAACAATATGACAACATGTTAGCTGATACATTAAGAATGTGTGTAGGTATTAAATATCCATCTCAAGGTACAGACGAATATGCAGTTCTTAAATGTATAAGCTTAGAAGAAATTAAAGGTAGAATAGCAAAACTACCTGTGGATGATGAATTAAAACAAGATTTAATCGAGTTTTATGAAAGTTGTCCATGCAACTGTGTAATGGTTCCTGCAGATAATACATGGAAGAATCAATGCGCAGGTTCAGACTTCGATGGTGATGATTTTACTTTATATTTTGAAGAAGTAGAATATGATGACAATGATGAGCTAGTACATTATGGCTTATTCGAAGAATTAAATGAAGAAACTGGTGAAGTTAATTGTCATATACCAGGCTTCACTAGTTTAGCTGTTAGAAAATATGCAATTAAGAATAACAACGTAGGTCAAGCAGCTATAATAAGCTATAAATAGATTGTTCCTGTAGAGAGGCTAGTAAATAGTCTCTCTTTTTTTATTATACAAAATTATATTAGGAGGTATTAGTATGAAATACAATAGTTATGAAATGCAAGATAAAGACATAGTTAAAGTGTTAGATGTTAGAGGTTTATCAAATAATGTATATGAAGATTGGGCCGAAAGAAAGTTAGCAATAAATATAGATTGTGTAGATGATAAGCTTAGCTTATTAATATCTACTACTATATTAGGGTCTGAAATAGGTATCACTATAATCAGAGGCTCTAACGTATTGATGTTAAACAAGAACCAAATATTTGACGAAAAAGGAAGCATGACAGAAATAGGTTTAAATCTATTAGCAGAAATGCTGATACCACTAAAAGAACTTGCCAAAATGAAAAAAGTAAGTTCAGTTAAAGAATTGAAAGGAGGCAAAATAACAACCATATATAACAGAGATAATCAAGTAACTATGACTAATCGTTTTGGCATGAAAAGACAACTAAGTTTAATATCAGAAGCTGAAATCCAAGCTTGTGTTGAACAAATTCAAAAGTTTAGCATGAGTACGACAGCAGAAGAATATGACATATTTATTAATGACTTTGTCAATATCGTCAGAGCCCTAGGCGAAAGCTCTATAGATGTAAAGAAACATAGAGATAGACACTTTAGTAGAAACATCCATGGGTTCGTTGGCAAAGGCTCTGCTTGTATAGGCAACATCAAATCAGGTAGAGACAAAACTAAATGCTTGACATCTAATCTATATGATAGAGGTGCCAACGTTATCAGCTGTGGGTATGGCTATCAAATGATATTACCTAAAGAATTTGATGACGCTTTCCAAGATGCAATCGGTGACATTAAAATGGCAGTCAAAGATAAACTTGAAGATTGTATCAATGAAAAGCTAAAAGAAACAAGATATTATTCATATGACAATTACAACAGATTGCTTTCTAACTTAAATGAAAAATATCCTGTTACAAAAAACGTGTTAGAAAGAATAGTTTGGCTAGAAAGAAAAGACAACCCAGATAAAAATATACTTAAAGCATACTATTCAGATAAATTTTATGGCCGTATAAGAGACGCCATATATGGTACTGCTAGATTAGAAGGCATGAATGATAGAGACGTATACAAATTAGCAGTCGAAATATGTTTCTTAAACAGAAAGGGCAACTATTATAATAGCAAAGACATAAACTCACATGTGCCTGACGTAAATAAAGCCTTGAGTATAATGGACAGAATATTTGGCGATATTGCTGTCTATGAATATAATGGTGGCCACTTAGAAGTTCCTCTAACTGTAACTGACAAACCTAAAGATTTCGCAGATGGTAATGTATACATGTTAGAAGATGGCGCTACTGATGACTTTGAATTATGTGTTGAAGAAAACTTCACAGGTGAAGTTACAGTAGTTGATGGCAAACTTGTTGCTAGCTACAATCCTTATGATCAAATAAGTGATAAATATGTAGCAATACCTGTTTGTAGCTTTTTTAATCCTGCTACTAAGAGATTAAGTGATGACAGACTTGCTTGTGCTAACAATATCAAAGCTCTTAATAGTAGTAAAGCAATAAAAGTCAAAAGCTCTAGAATGGCTGTCATGACTAAAGATAATAAAATAGCTGTAGTAACATCTACAATAGCACCAAATAAATCAGGTAAGTTAGCTTACACTAACATATTTGATAATTTATCATTAGAAAAAGTAGAGTTAATGGCTAAAGACGAAACAGACGTGCCTGTTAAAGATAAAGAAAGATATATAACTTTTATGTATTATACTTTATTAGCTAGAGTTAGATAGTTTGTGCAATGCAGAGAGATCAGAAATGGTCTCTCTTTTTTTTATTATATTAAATAAATTACTGGAGGTAAATGATATGAATAAATATGAAATGAAATCTAAATTAGCTGTTGTTGGTGAAAACAGAGGAAGAAACTCTATACTTAACATGTATAGAATACCAAATACAGTTAAATATTATGGCGTAGTTAGATTTAACAACTATGCTTATAGCTTCATGGCAAGTGAAAGAATAGCTCGTGCAACTATATATGGTTTCAAAGGCACTCTTGAAGAACTTGACAAAATAAGTGCTGCTATTCAGTCTCATATGAGACCAAACAGAGAACCAGTTGTGTTAACAGGCAGACCTACATCTCCTGTATATGAAAAAAGATACTACTATGACTATCTTAGTAAAGGTCTTTTAATATATAAAGCTCCTAGCATGACAGCCAAAGGTGAAGAAAAGTATCTAGGTTACGTGACTAACCATGCATTCGTAGCATACAAAAAAGGTCTAAATGTAGCAATAGTATATAAAAACGTAAGATTCATCTTCTCAGTTAATAAATACAATGCAAGACCATCAACAGGCACAGACGCAAATAAATTGAGAGAAGTCGTCTTAAAATTAATCTACAATGTAGATAAACAATTAAGCGATGCAATTGACAAACAACTTGACGATATAGCTAGTAATAACATTGCATTAGAAGAATTACAAGACAACGTAGAATTTGACGAAAGTGATTTTTAAGGAGGTGATAATATGAGTAGAGGTGACATAATTAACACCAATGTAGCTAGGGGCTATACTATTACTGTTCTTTAATAGCCCCCCTGCGGGGCCGTAGTTTGTTTGTTCTATCTGTAAGCTGTCGCTGTGGCTGTCGCCACGAATATTACACATTTTTGTGAATTTATATTTTTTAGGAGGTATCGTTATGATTAAAGTGTTAGAAAGTAGTATGTTTGTGTATAAAAATTATTTAGTCGTTAATCCAGAGTTATTAGATGATAGCGACTTTACTGAATTATTCAATCATAAAACTGTATATATCTATGATAAAAATCGTGATAATACAGATTACATCATTAATAAAGTTATACATGACATTATTATCGATGACAGATTTATCGATATACAATGTTCATTTATCAAAGATACTCGTGATCGTAGAGGTTGCACTCAAAAACAAATAGAATCTCTACGTAGTATCCTTGGTAATAACTATGAATATAGCCTTAACAATTTACAACTTGTATTTCTAGCAAAACAACGTAGAGGCCTTATTCAAAAACTAATTGATACATTCAAAAACACAGAGTTCATATACTGGATGCCTGATATGGTAACAGTTAAAGATAACAAAATGTATCAATTAGTTTAATTCATATATAGCCTGAGCATGCTTTTAACTGCTCATTATATTTTATTTTCAAGGAGGTTGGTATTTTATGATTAAATTAGATATGTACAAAAGTTGTTGTTTTACAGGTCATAGACCACAAAGATTATATGGTTACGATCTTAGTAATAATAAATATCAAGTGTTAGCTCATAAATTAGCAAAGATAGCATATACTTTATATACTAAATATGATGTTGACACATTTTTTACTGGCGGTGCTCTTGGTGCCGATACAATTGCTTTCTTTGCAATAGAGTATGTCAAATCTAAAGGTATACCAGTAAAAAATTATGTCGTTGTACCATTTTGCGGTCAAGAAAAACGTTGGAACGCTGAAAGTATAGATAGATATAATCGTATGCTTAAAGCTTCTGATGGTGTTATATATATAGACCAAATATTTGGATTGTTCCCAAATAAAAATTGTAGAGTAGCAGACGTTCTTGACAGACGTAATCGTTATATGGTTGATAATAGTAAATATATTGTCACTGTATTCGATGGTGTCCGCAAAGGTGGCACTTATAACTGTATAAATTATGCCATGAATAGATATGGTGATGATAAACTTATAATAGACGCAGGTATTTAATTACCTGTGTTTGTTGTTTGTTACTTCTTCTCACGCTGTCGCGTGGGAAGACTATACAGTTATATGAATTTTTTATTTTTTTATCGGAGGTGTTTTCTGTATGATCGATATAAAAATTTGCGAGGAATGCTTCAACTATGATTGCCCTACTCCTTGCCCAGCTACAGATTCTCAAAAGATATCTTGCATTAAGCGAGATATGATTTACAGACTCAAAGATGAATTTGACTTTGATTTTGAGAATCCTAAAAATTACAAAAAGCTAGCTTCTGGAAGAAGTGAGCAAATCAGAGCTATTTACAAAGAATACACTGATATGCTCCATTTGGACGCTAGCAAGCCATTATACACACATGATGGCAAATTAATCGCTACTTCATTTGAGCGACTAGTAATCGGAGATTACGGCGCTTACATTGAATACGATTTATCGCAAGTACCACAGGGAGTTCGATATTACCTTGAAAGAGGGCAAGAATATCGAACACAACCTTACTGGCGCAACAAAGTTAAATACATCTGGTATACAATACCAGATTCAAAGCCACATATCAAGATATACTGGCAGTTGCGCACAGTTACATACGCAGATTACAAGAGAAAGAAATTCTACATTTCTCCTTTTGAAATCATACAGCATAAATAATAGATAGGGCCTTCGGGCTCTATTCTATTTGTACTGTCGTGTATGAATACTTAACTGTATTGTGAAGTATTATATGTAATCATAATATCAGTAGTACATTTTTGTGATTACTCCCCTGCGGGGCCGTTACTGAATATTGGCTCTCACTAGTGGCATGTGCTGTCGCACATGAATACTTTACAGTTTTGTGAAGGTTTCTTGTAACCTATTATTTTTATTTTTTAGGAGGTACTTATTATGGCAACTTATAATAATAATAAAAAATCAAGTGTTACTTTAGATAGTAACAGAAAGAGATATGCTCTTGTAGCAGGCAATGGTATAGCAATATTAATGTCTGATAAACATAGATTCAGAAGATTTTCTAATCATAATAAAAACGCTATTATGAATTCACTTGAAGCGTTAGACTATGTCCTAGAAAAATGTCCTACTAATGATACAATATCTGAATTAGTTATTGATATCGGTATACCTAATTGTATTAAAGGTGTATTCGGTGCCAGCTTCAGACAATATATACGTACTCAAAAATTTGTAGGTTCTGGCGATATTATACCTGTATATATGCTAGATAAAATGAAACATGTAGTTAAAGCATATAATGACAGAAACTTCAATGTAAATATATATAGTTTATCTCTAGCTAGTGTCGATGAAGAAATGGTCAAGATTAAACAAAGAGCTTTAGATGTACTATATAAAGTACAAGTTGAAGATAGTCAAACTCAATCTCAACCTGCATCTCAACCTGTACAAGGCTTTACTCAAGAACAAGTCAATGCTATGATACAAAATGCAGTAGCACAAGCATTAGCAAGTGTTATGGGTAATCCAGCACCAGTACAACAACAACCAGTACAACAACCAATTGTTGAGCCAGTAGTTGAACCAGTAGCACAACAAATTGTTGAACCAGCTACAGAACAACCTGTATCTACTTCAGCTCCTAAATCTCAACCTGTACAATCACAAGTAATAGAATCTGAAGTAGTAGATTTTAATGCAGATGATTTCACAGATGGCTTTAATAATTCTGGCGAAGATCCATTTGCTGGTTTTGACGAAGAAATTCCATTCTAGAGAGTGTGTCTTGTCAGACACGAATACAATACAATTTTGTGAGAGATTTGACTATCAATTCGGTAGTCATTCTCTCAATTATATTATTATTTATATACCAAGGAGGTATTTTTATGAAAATATTATTAACTGAAAAAGAAAGAATACATGTAAACGAATTCTTAGATAGAATAGAAAAATTATGTGACTCTGAAGATGTTAAAGTTCTAAATGATGTTAGAGCTAAACTTGACAATCCTGAATTTAAAGAATCTGAAGTTATAGAATTCTTCTTAAGAACTAACTTTATATTAGACGAAACTGAAGACGCAGCTAAATCTTTAAATAGAGCTTATAATAACATGAATGGCGAATGGAATAGCATTAAATTCAAAATATTCGCCAAAGTATCTAAAGTATTCTTATTACATAATACATGGACACGTAATTTCTATAATGCTACTATGTATTATATAGCTAACTTTAAACAAGCAATAGAAAAAATGGTATCTAAAGACTTTAGAGTCGAAGATGAACCTGTAATGCCTGATGAAGTTAGACCATCATCTGATGGACAATGCATTGGTGGCAACTGTCATCAATGTACAGAGTATGAAGACTGTCCAACTGGACAAATGTCTGAATACTAGAAACAAGACCATCCTCACACATGATGGTAATAATGTGTGGGTTCAGGAGTTTACCCTTAAAGCTCCTTACCATTATATACTATAGTCGAGAGACTTTAAATCGGGGAGGAAATGATATGTTAGATTTTAGATTAAATACAAAAGGATTAGAGAGAACTCCTTTAATCAAAGGTGTAAGACATTTTGACAACAGAAAAGACGCAATGTTATATGCAGAAATAAAATATGGAGCAAGATTCAAAAGAATAAATGAACCAAGAGGAATAATACATCCATATTATGTTTCAGAACAATGGAATCCTGAAACTAAGAAAACATTATATATAACAACATCAGCATGTGAATGGGTATACGATCACAGAACACTAGAAGTTAGAGAACAATATGAAGACAAATACGGAAATTATCATGATGATCTAATTGAATTCTGTACTTATGACGATGGATACACTTATGAATACAGATACGATAGAGAATATAATTTTATAGAAACTGTATAGGAGGTATTGTTATGAAACAAGTAATAGTTAGTGTTGATTCCCTTGGTACTAGAGCAGTAGATGTAGATGATAAGTTTATCTGTTTTTATACTGTTAAAGACAATGGTGAACCATCTATCATTATTCCAGATGAATCAGATAGATATGTATTCTTTGAGTCTATGCAAGACCCAGAGGATTTCAAGACAGAAAAGATATTCTATGTAAATTATATAACTAATGTATATGATCTTGTAAAAGATTGTATGCATTTTTACAAGGAGTGCATTTAAGCACTCCTTTTTATTTATAGGAGGTGTATTTGCATGGAAGATTTAATAACAGCTAAACAGTCTGGACTTATAAGTAAAATATGTAGCAGACTAGATTTAGAATTTGATATGTTCTATTCTACAAAGCAAGAAGCTAGCGAGTTTATAAAACAGCATATAGATGAATACAACAGTCTAGCTACACACAAACAAATGAATTATATAAATAACATTTGTAGATGTTTGTGTGTAAAATTTGAAGGTAGAACTAAACAAGAAGCTCATGAATTTATAAAAAAATATGAATTCGAATATTTAAAAAGACAAAATGAAATATACGAAAAAGTATATGGAACAGATTCTATGAGCGACTTTGAAATGGAAGATTACTGTGGTATACCACCATGGGATATATAAAAAATTATTTTATTATTAGGAGGTATTATTATGAATAATTTATTAGAAAATACTTTGGTTTACGTGCAAGCTAGAAATAGTAAAAGTAATAGTAAAGCTAACCCATTGAAGGGTACTGACTTTACTGGCACTTTTGAAAATGACATAGACCAATTTCTAGTTTCAAACTCTAATGACATTTTTAGCTGGACTCCAATTCCAGATGACTATATCGCTGACACTACAGAAAGACAAAACTTTATATATTACATTAGATGGAATGATTGTCAAGGCATAGTTCCTTTAGTGTAATATAATATGTATGGGTTCGAGCTTATCCCTTAAAAGCTCATCGCTATTTTTATTTTATATTTGAAAGGAGCTGTCATTTTATGAATGAAGCAATTGAATTATATAATAATATTATGGGATTAGAAATCGATATGATTTTAAATCCTGACATTTATGATGAATCACGTAAAAAGAAATGCCGAGATGTAATAAACAAAACTGGAAAACAGCTTCATGATTTAGGTTTTATAATCAATGAAGAAGGCAATTTAGTAGAAATAAAATAGTATATATAAAGGGGGAAGTATTATGTATAGTAATTATTTATTTTCAGAAAGTTTTGAATCATTAAAAGATGTAGCAATATTACTTAGCAGAAAAGGCATAAGAAACATAATCAGAAAGACACCAGCAGGTTGGTCTCTTGAAGTGAAATGTTCTATGGTAGAAATCAATTCTATTCTATTATAGAACCCCCGCCCTGTCGGGCTCGAATAAATCATTTGAGGACTGCTACTGAGTAGTGGCTCTCACTAGTCCCCTGCGGGGCTTTCTGAATAGTTGCTCTCAAGTAGCCCCTGTCGGGACCGAATACTGTGTACTGTCGTACACGAAAACTCAACAGTTTTGTGTAATAAATTTTTATATATTTTAGGAGGTAATTTTTATGTTAAGAATTATGATTGGTAATATCAATACAATGCAAGAAATATTAGATAATGTTTTCAAACCTGTATTAGGTGAAGAACTTGAAGGTGTAGAAGTTTTAGATAACGACCCAAATAAATTAATCAAATATGATTTAGAATCTTTAACTTTCAACCAAGCAAGAATCATAGAAGCTTTATTATATAACAGAAAAGCTGATGGTTTACTTGAAAACATTTATGCTGACGAAGCTATGACTCAAGCATTCCAAGTACTTGATGGTAGTAGTGAATTATTACTTGGTAGCTTCGAAATAACAGTAGAAAATGAAGCAAGAGCTAAAGAAATCATAGATGATGTATTTAAATCAGCTGGTGTTTATAACGTCCATGTATCTATGAAACCAGTAGCTCCTGGTATGTTCACTTTCTGCAAGATATCATTACTAGCAGTAGGTTTAACAGAAGACCAAATAAAACTTTTAAATAGAACTACTTCTATGAAATCAGTTGGTCTTAAAACTAAAAAGCTAGTTCAATCTGCTACTACTACTGGTTATTCTAGTGCTAAGATAGTAGCTAACGATATCGTAACTCCTTTAGCAGAATGCGCTGGTAAATATGCTGGTTTAACTACTTCTACTGCAGTTAAAGCCACTTATAAAGCTGGTGCTACATTTGCTGATGAAGTATTCTCTAATATAACTCGTGAAGAGTTTACAGAATATGAACCAGCTAAAAGAGCAGTTGCAGGTTTTAAAAGACTAATCCATGGTGACAAAAAACAAACTTCTATCATGTCTAGAAGCTTATAGAAGTAACATATAAATAGTAATAAGGACTGGAGCATTGTACATGTACACTCTGGTCCTTGTTAATTTGTATATGCGCTGTCGCGCACAAAGACTTTACATTTTTGTGAGAGGTTAACCCCTCCATATAATAATTAATTGGTAGCATGTCGTCGAGCATGCAATTGTGCATTATGCACAGAAAGAGGTATAAAAATGGCTAAATATTCAAAAGAAACTATAATATGTATGGTTAACAGAAAAGACATAGTTTTAGTATCTAATACTGAAACAGGTAAATGCAAAAAATACTCTAATGTAGAAGATATTAGAGGTTACATGACATATCTATTAGCATCACAATTAGAAAAAGTTGCTGAAGAAGCTGATACAGATAAAAAATATATCTTCATATTAAATAGAAGCATGATAGGTATAGACAAAGCAGAAAATAGACAAATATGGTTAGATACTGGTAAGACTAAAGCAGGCGATAAAGTATTAGAACCTGAATTCTTAGAAAACATCAAAGTTATACATGGTATATGTGAACAACTTGGTGATAGAGTATCTGTACTATCTAGTTATTCTGTAAGACCTAGAGAATATGAAGGTAGAAGATATGGTTCTGAAAGACTTCAAAAGATACTTGCTAGAACTTGGGAAGCTATGGACAAGATATGTCCAGTACAAAGAGCTTCTGCACCTGATAGCTTCGTATTAGAATAGTCAGTACAGAGAGTAGGCTTAGGCCTGCTCTCTTTTTTTTAAAAAGCTGTCGCTATGGAATGTGTGCGCTGTCGCGCATCAATACTTTACATTTTTGTGAATAATATTATTTTTACTAGGGGGAATTGATATGAAAAAATTAGAATCATTATTTGTAAAGAAAATGTTCTTAGAAAGTTTAATTAAAGAAGCATATATTAAAGGTGAAGCTAATCATAGACTAGAAAGACTTGAAGAAGCGTTAAAGGACGTAGAATTTCAAATTGACATAGAAAACATCAAAGCATTTGCATAATTACATAACAGTACGGGAGGCTCTATGTCTCTCGTGCTTTTAAAAAGCTGTCGCTTACGAATTTACATGTGCGCGCTCTGAATAGCGCTTAGCTTTACAGTTAATGCTCTCACATATATAGCACATACAACAAACTGTAAACTAAATCATCTGAATAGTATATACATCTGAACAACGAGCGAGCGAGCGAAGCGAGCGAGCATTATTAACGACGAGCGCTAGCGAGGAGTTAATCGGTCGCCTGTCGGCACGGAAGATCATAATGAAGTATCAACAGTACTCATTTGATCTGCAATCATTGGAAACAGTAGAATTCTGAGTAGAAAACTCAGGTTTATGCAAAAAACGGCGCAAATAAGTAAAAAAGGCGGGGCTAACCGCATATTACAGTGTCGTTTTAGCAAATCCAAGTAAAAATGATAACGATAAACGGCAGGAGGTAGTCTCGTAGTGTTTTCAGTGAACTGAACGACGGTTTTAAATGACCTGAAACGATGATTTTAATGACCTGTAATGCGTATGAAACGCATCATTTATCGTGTGCTTTCTACGAACTGTAACGAGTATTTATGTGCAGCTTCTGTACCAAATAACATGCCAAGTAAACTGTACGTAAACCTGTACATATACGCTTAATAACTCCCCTTCGGGGACGCACTGTCGTTACTGAATTCTATTTGTATTTCAATGATATCTATACTATATGAACACTATATTATGTACACATATTTGTGTCTATATTATGCACAAGACTAGTGTGTATATGTGTATAAGTAAACTATACTTACATGCCAAGTAATACCTCTATTGTATATATATGGTAAAATATTATCTTTATATATTATCTGTACTATAGTATTATGTAAGTGAGATATAACTAGTATATAAGTATACGATTTTGTGATTTATTGCTTCTTTTATTTAAATATTGAGTTAATAAATATGTTACCTAGTATATTTGCTTTATATTACGTTTTTAGTAAAAATAATTAAGGTAATCCCTTCGGGATGGGGACGTGGCATTCGCGAAATTATGAATAATTTACGCTCATCGCCACAAAAGAAAGGAGACGAATAAAATGAAGATACTAAACTGTACACCACATGATATAAATATATTGGGCGATAACGGTAGTACTATTACTAGCATTAAGCCTAGTGGAACGATAGTACGAGTGAATCAGGAGAATAAGAGAGTTGGATATTTAAATATAAATGGAGTAGCAATACCAGAATCAGCTGTCACATTTAATGATAATGGACTACCAGATGAATGTGATGACACATTATTAATAGTAAGTAAACTAACAGCTGATGCGTTCCCGTGGCGACAAGATCTATTACTAGTAAATGAAAGTGTAAGAGACGAGGACGGAAAAGTAATTGGCTGCAAATCATTAGCATTCGCTAATAAATAATTATAATCGCGAGCAAAGCGAGGGAGGTTTTAATATGAAAGCTATAAATTTAATGGGTATGAAATACACAGAAGATATGATTAATGTACTTAGAAGATATGATAAACATATGAAAGATAGCTCTATAAAAATTATTGAAGAAGACGGTAGCATAAACGTACTAGATATATATATAGCAAGAAAAGAATATTTAGAATCGCTAAATAATGAAGAAGCAGATATAATCGACAACTTTATAGAAATTGGTAGTTTCCTATCTAAACGTCACCCTGTAATCAATATAATATTTGCTATTAGCGTGATAGCATTAACATGCTTAATGGATATATTCATAGTAAAAATGCTATTTAGTGTATTAGTAGCTGGCATATTAACAATAGAATTAAGAACATTAGCAGGTAAACGTGCGTATAAAAAGATAATGAATTTAATACATAATAACTAAGGAGATGGTTGTTATGATATTAAAAAGATTCTATGGTAACAAAAGATATAGATTCCGTAAAGATATAATGAAGATAGTAATGGGCAATAGCTATTCAGACGCTAATTGGATAGAAAGAGTCGACGGCAAAGAAGTAGAAGTAATAACTAAGACTAGTGGTATATGCAGAGATGGAAAAGACGGATTCTCTATCTCTCCTCGATGGTGCGAAGAAATATACGGCGAGGAGGAATAAATATGCTAGACAGATTTTATGGCAATAAAAAATATGTGTTTCGTAAATCATTATTTATAAAAAGTATGGGAGAGTGTTTTTTAACCCCATGGGTAGAAGAGCTCGACAATGTAGAAGTTGAAGTAACATCTCGTACTGCAGGTAAATGTGTAATTAAAAATAGAACGTATTATGTATCTCCTAATTGGTGCGAACTAGTGGAGGTTTAGTTATGGATAGATTCTTTGGTAACAAGAAATATGTATTTCGTAAACGTCTATTAGAAAAAGACTTAGGACACAGAGGAAGTACATGGACAAACAAAGTAGACGGCAGAGAGGTTATAGTAATAAGTAAAACTGGCGCTCTCTGTAAAGATGATGAAGGTGAATCATATGGTGTAGCACCAGAATGGTGCGAAGAAATATTTTATGATGAAAAAGAGGATTCAGACAATTAATGTCTAATTATATAAGTATCCCCGTAAAAAGTAATATTATGAGCTTAGACCCGAGCATGTCTTTAAACTGCTCTTTTATATTATAAGGAGGTAATTATATGACCAGAGAAGAATTGCTTCATAGACTCGATGAAATAAGTAATCTAGACGATAATTGGAATCTTGAAGGCGCTAAACCTATTAACAGAGGAGTGATTATAAATGCTCGCAAAATAATTACTGACTTTGAAAATCCTCCTCACTTTATAGCACCTGTATCATATGGTACCATTCAATTAGAATGGGAAAACAATAATGGTTACTATATCGAAATAGAGCTAGAACAACCTATCGAGAATAAATATAAAATCACTATATTTATATTGAACAATATAGATGACACTCAGATGTTTAAATCAATAGAGTTTGAAGATTATATGCTTATCGATAATCTAGTAGAATTATTCATTAATAGCTAGGAGGGATATTATATGGATATTAAAGAAAAAACTGACAAAATATTAAAAGAGTTTGGTGAATATTGCGAACATAAAGATTGTGAAAGAATTTGTCCTACTGACATATACGAAAGATGCTTCGCAGAATATGTAGCTAAAACATATATGAAAGACGATAATGATGGTCTTGAAATAAACGGCATTATATATGAGAAAGATTTAAAATTAACAGCAGAACAAATTGAAGATTTGTTTTTTGACTGGCTTGAATCATTAGGTTTAGAATTTGGAGGAGGTATAGATCATGTCAACTGCAATGAAGAAAAATAATGATAATAACAAAAAAGTTAACGAAATGAAAGAGATTAACTTTATACCATGGCACTCATATATAGGTCTAGCTATACCATTCTTTTTCTTTGGTATATGCTTTGACCGAGCATTAAATCATACAGATATTCTAGCATTAATAATAGGTACAGCATTTGTATTACAAATGACTATAGTAGTGTATCTATCATTACGAGATCTTAATAAGACATATAATAAACTATTTAGAAAGAATAGCGAGGACAAAGATGAATAAGACAGAGATAATATTAGAACTTAATAGATTAAAAGACGAGGCTATAGCCAATATAAAGAAAACAGATTGTTACATAGAAAAATTCTATGGATGTGATTATTGTATCAATGAAAATAGCAGTTGCGAATTAAATTCTGAAGCAGAATGTTTAGTTAAGGCATTCGATGAGCTTAAAGAGCTCGTCGATGCTATACTTTAAGGAGGAAGTATGAGAGTTTTATCAATTGGAAGGTGATAAACGATGAATAAAGTTAAATGTGTTGATAAATATAGATGCACATCTAATAAATGTGAATACTGTTCACGTAATAAAAACGCTAAATTAAAAGATGAATTTGAAGATCTTGGTTATGATCCCACATGTGCAAATTATTATACAGACTGTATAAATGACCCCGCTTATCAGCTTCATTGTTATGAGAAAGGATGGGTCAAATACTGCGAATCAGACATAGATGATTTAAGACAAAAAGCACGACGTACTTGTAGTTGTGGTTATGGAGCGCCATATTATAAAAGTTATAAGGAGAAATAAATATGACATATTGTGAAATATCATACAGAGAACCATTTAATTGGTTAAATAAAGGAGGTAAACCAGATGAATAGAGCAGAAAGAGAAATACATGCTAAGAATCAAGTGAAAGATATGGAAGATTTATGCGCATATGATATAAACAGATGCGTCGTTAATAGTGTTGTATATTTAGACACTGATACAATACCAGGAGTTATGACATCAACTCCGTATAAAACTATAATGAGAGTAGAGAACAGCGATACTGTTAGCGCTATATTTAATTGTGATACTGATTACTTTAAAGTAGCTGTATTAAACTTTGCATCTTATAATAATCCTGGCGGAGGCTTTTTAAGAGGAGCTATGGCTCAAGAAGAAGCATTATGTCATAAAGGTATATTATTCAATGTACTAAATAACGTACGTTTCAGAAAAGAATTCTATGAACCTAATCACAGAAACTCTAATAGAGGCCTATACGGCAATAACTTAATATATACACCAAATGTATTGTTTGCAGATGAATATGTATGCACATATGTAGATGTTATAACTTGCGCTGCGCCTAATGCTAAAGTAGCACAAGAAAAATATAGAGTAAGTGAAAATGAATTAACTAACGCTATGAGATCTAGAATACAACACATATTATTTTCTGCTTATAATAATCAAGTCGATGTATTAATACTAGGAGCATTCGGATGTGGAGTATTTGGTAATAACCCATATACCGTAGCTCGCTTATTCAAAGAAGAACTAGAAACAACATTTGAAGGAATATTCAGAGAAGTTATATTCGCTATACCTAATAGTAGTAGAAATAATAATTTCTTAGCATTTAATCGTACATTCGAAGGAGACAAATGGCATAAAAAGTAATTTAAGAGAAGTATCGAATACAGATAGAACCATATTCGAAGAATTAAGAAGCTTATTTGAATAAATGGATGAACATTATAAAGAGGTAAACAATGAAATTTAGATTCACGAAGAGAGATTTAAAAACAACACTTAAGAACCATTACAAAAGAAAAGATACTACATATGCCATAATCGATACTGCACTTTATATAATATTAATGCTTATAAGTATATATGCACTAGAATTTATGACTAATGTAGATAAGTTTACTATATATTTATTAAGTGCAGTTATCGCAGTCATATCTAATTTATATATAGGTTATTTAATTGAAAAGGAGGATTAATTATGATATTTAAAAAAAGAGATAAAGTAAGACCAGTAAATGAAAAGATAAAAAGCTTACATTGCCCAAGTTGGCACCCAGATAGAAAGAGATTAGAAAATCTTTTAACAGAAGAACAAAGCAAAAGATACACTTCAGAGTTTATAGATTTCCAAGCCTATCTTAATATATATGAAGTAATTGGATATATAAATCAACAGGAAGTATGTGTTGAAGACATGGTTACAAAAGATATATGTGTATTTAATGAGACAGAATTAACATATCTAGACAATAGAGTAAAAGAATACAATATTCCAGAATGTGTAGACAATGAAATAAGTAAAATAATAATAGCTGGACGATATGTAAAAGTTATATTAAGAGATGGAGCCGAAGGCGTAGCATTATGTAATGATTCAGATGATTTCCATGAAGACATAGGAATAAGCATAGCGCATCTAAGAGCTCAAGCTAATAGTATAGGAGGTAAAGGCTATCATGAGTAAATTTAAAGTAGGAGACAAGGTTAAGCTTAACTTATCGAATAAAGACTTTAAAGAATTATTAAAGTATAACGCTCAAATAGAACGTGAAATGATGTTATGCCGTAATGCCAGATACATGATAATAACAGAAGCTGAAGATTGGGGCGAACCTTGGGGTATGCAATATTCAGTTGATGTAGATGGAGGCAGGACAATATGGAACGATAATGATTTAAAATTATATAACGATGGCGTGTAATGCGTCATCGTAATTAAAAGGAGAAGATATTATGATAAGTCCATTAGCGGCAGCTGTTATTATTATATTAATATTAACTGTAGTAGTAACTATATTGAAAGGAGAATAATTATGGCGAGAAAATATCTTGAAGAAATAGGAATCAAAGCAGAAGATACTCCTTGGGGATATGGTTATGAAGATGACGAAAGAGAAGATAGATGGCAAAAAGAAAGAGAAGAAATAGGTTTCGATGAAAGAGAAACCTGGTCATTAGATCATACCATGAATCTATTATTATACGAGAGATTGCGTAGATATAAAGAATTAGCAGAAAAGATTATTAATCTAGATTTTCATACATTTAAGTATAATGATGAAGAACTAACAGAAAGACAATGTATAGAAAGAATACTTGAAGGTTTAGAACTAGAACTAACTCTAGATGAATACGATAAAAGAAGACAAGAAGATGAATATATTAAAGAGAGAATAGGCAGTATATGGAAGATATACGACCTAATAAAATATGCATTATGGTGGTGATCATATGAAACAATCAGTTATAAGATGGGAAGAGAACAAAGAAATCGATAGAAATGACATAGACACAACTAAAGATTTGTTCGAGCAAATAATAGAAGATAGACGCGAAGCTAAAAATCATGATGTATTGCCATTATTCAATGACGGTATGATTAAAGTACAATTAACAGATGGAACTGGCAAAATAGTTGAAGGCGATATTTATTTAGTGTCAGGTTGGTCATTAAAAAATGAAGATGATAGATTTTTACTATCAGGTATAGTGACTAATGTATTTGGTCACGAAAAATAAGGAGGTATATTATGAATAAAAAAGCTTGTTTAGAATTGGTGAAAGAAGAGTTCAGATTTTTACTTCAAACTGATGAAGAAGTAGAAATAGTATGCGACAAACTTATAGAAGAATACGAAAGTAGTAATAGATGTGAAGGTTTTGAAGTATTCGTTACAGATTCAGTTTGTATGTTTGATTGTAAAGAGGATGCATTCGAATGGTTTGTTGACTTTGGCACAAGCTGTCTTGCATTACTTGATATATTAGACACACAAAACTTAAAAGTAACACAAGATATGGTAGGCAAAGACTTTAGTGACGCTATGATAGATTGCTACTTAGATAGTCAAGAAAACTATATGAAAATTAACGATCATATATATTTAACATGGTGGATGTAATGAAAATACTCGAATACTTAATAGGAGACTGTGATACTTGTAAACATAAAGACAGTTGTCCTTATATTAAAGAAGGTAAAGGAAGCTGCTTTGAGATAGGAGGCTTCGAACCTCATTATGAAAAGGAGGAATAATATGCCAGTAACACAAAAGCAAAGAGTGTATCTAAGGATATTATCATATCTTACAAACGAACTTTATGATATAGAAGTTAAAACATTTGAAGAAGCAGATAAAATATTAAAAGAGCATAAAAAAGAACTAGAAGAACATATAACAGTAAAATATTACACAGATAAAGAGAAAGAGGATTCATTAATAATGGAAATCTATATAGACGAATGCTATGTATTCATAATAGAACTTTATTGCAAAGAAAAAGTTAAAAGTACAGATACAATATATACTGTAGATGTGGCATCATTTGGTTCATATGCATAAACATAAAAAGGAGGAGAATATATGAGTGGAGGATATAAACCAACATATAAATTCATATTAGAAGAATATAACGACGGCAAACAAAAATGGCAAAGCTGTGAATGCTCAGTAACAGAAGAAGTAACACAATTTTATGTAACAGGATATGGAGAAAATGCTAAAGAAGCAAAGGAAGACATGCTTAAAGACCTGGACAATTATATAAATGAATTATTAAGATTCAGACAATTATTAGAAGATCCTAAAGATCCATGCGTTGGATGTATATATAATCCTAGCACATGCTGTATAAAAAATGTATGCGGTGATAAAAAGAAATATAACGAAGAGTTAGAAAAGAGAAAGGAGCTTAAATAATGGGAAATGAAGTAATTAAAGTTCTTAATCATTTAGGCGACCAATTCGGTGTGGCAATCGATTGGTCATCAGCTAATGTAATGCCGTATTTAAACGACTTAATGACTCGTATGATCAAATACGGTATATATATAAATATCTATCATATTATATATGCCATATTTATAACAGCAGTATTTATTATAGTAACTATAGTACTATATAAAATAGCATGTAAAATGATTTTAAGATCAGAAGAAAATGAAGAGCATATTAATTCAGCTAAAATATTATCAACAGCATTTGCAATAAGTCTTGTAACAACTGTAATCGTAACTTTAATAGAAATAGGCAATATAAAAGACTGCATAGCAGATATAATAGAACTAAATACCGTACCAGAAAAATATGTAATAGAAATAATACAAGATAAGATAGATGATTATAATGAGAGTAAAACAGATTAGGAGGTATGCTATATGTATCTAAGTGAAATGACAAACATAGAGCTTATAACAGAAATGAAACGTATAAGTAAAGGTTGCGTTCCCGTAGATATTAATCCATGCTATACATGTAAACATAATCTTACTTCTAATGAATGTAAAGATTGTAGAGCAGACGTTATTGAAGAAATAAAAGATGAGCTCGAAAATAGAAACGTAGACTGGGAGGAAATCATATGCAAGAAAAAATAGAAGATTTTATGCTAGCTATGGATTCACTATTTGCTGACAATAAATACAAAGAACACGAAATAATAGATGGACGTTTTAAAGAGGATTTAAGACATGATACCATCGATATATTATGCGATATGTTTGGTTATAAAGTATTAAATTTAATAGACGTAAAAGTAGAAGAGAGTTATATAGTACGTAAAAATATAACCATATCTTTTGTAAATAAAGAAACAGGAGAAGTAATATCAGACACTGATGAACTCGAAACATTACTACGTCGCATTTTATAATATATCCAAAATAGAGTATATATTAATATAAAGGAGGCTAAACTATGAGATTTGATGATTTTTACGAGGCATTCAACTTTTTAAGAAATCATAGAATGTGTGAATGCGAAATAAATCTTAGTGGCAATGGCCACAAACGTAAATGTATGATCAATTACTTTGACAAATGTTTAGACATAAGTGTAGTTAAAGTTAATCCGAAGACAAATGAGATAGATACTAAAATGGACAACAATACTAAAACTGAAGTATGGTTAGAATTCGGCCGTGCTTTTGTAGATTACAGTATAACTGATAACGTTATGTTTGAACATGACTACAGACTAGACTGTGGCGCTGATACATTTGAAGAAGCCATAGTAAAGCTTGCTAACCTAGTAAATGAATTCTACTTCGACAATGGAGAAGAAAAGCATAAAATAACAGAACTCTAAGGAGATGGTAATACGAAATACTCAGAAAAAGAAATTAAGTTAGAACAATCTAAATTCAAAGCATATCTAGATAAGGAATTACTAGATATGTTCTATAATTACAAAGGCGATAGAAATTGCATATACTTTAAAGCTCTAGCACGAGAAATAAAAGAAAGAAACATAGATTTATAAGGGACGCAGCGATGCGTCTCTTTTATTATACAGGAGGTATAGTTATGTTAGTAAATATAATCATAGGTCTAACAGCTTGTGTATGTATAGGTTCATTTTTCGGTATAGCTTTATTTTTAATATCGTATAAATTAGACAATAATAACCTATAATGGAATAATTTGTATGATATAATCTAATAAAAGGAGGGATTACAGACGAAACAAGCATGGAACAAACTTACAAAAGGAGAAAGGATAGTAAGTATAATATTAGGATTACTCATAATAATATCAATTGTTTATTGTTGTTATAATCCAAGCATTACAGAAGAAGAACATAATGAAGCACAATCAAATATAGAAGAGAAAACTGAAAATGATTCTAGAGATGAAGATATATATCAAGTAAGCGAAGAAGAAATACAAGATGAAAGAAATAAGCTTGAAAAATATAACAATAAAGTTGTATATATTGGAAATGGATGGAACGATGTATACGATAAAGACAAAGTATATGAAGTTGAAGATGTTGTAAAAAGTATAGGTAGCGAAGCTATATGTTATAGAATCAAAGGCATAAATTATAAATATGGAGCAACTAATAAAAGTCAATTTAATTATTACGTAGAGCCTTTAGATACATACGGTATCTATATATATGCATCATTATATAATGGCGACGAAATATTCGGAGGAACTGTTCATGAAGATTATGATTGTTTCTTCTTAAAAAAAGAATGTTTGGGTTCACCATTAGATGTAGAAAGATTTGATGCAGGTTATTTGGCTGATTCTAATGAAAAATATAAACATATAGAATTCTGTCCATGGTGTAGTCATTATAGTGACTACTATTTAAATGGAGACCCAAAATAAAAGGAGGAATATAATAATGAAATTCTTTAGAAAAGTAGGAAAAATATTTATTACCTTTGTAGGTATAGTAGTGGTGATATGTATTTTAGCAGTAGCATGTAGCGGAGGCAATACTACATCAAATGTAGCAACAAATAAAAACTCTGCTACAGAAAAAACAAAAGCTAGTTACGAATTCGTTGAAGGTCCGACATTGACAGATGGTGACTTCGGTTCAAAATATATAAAAGGTATATTAAAAAATAATACTAATGATGATAAAGGATATATACAAATATCTTTCACATTATACGATAGTGACGGAAATAACATAGGCACTGCAGTTACAAATACAAATAATTTAAAAGCAGGTGGCACATGGAAATTCGAAGCTATGTGTCTAGAAGATAATGTGTCTTCATATGAATTAGATAACGTAACGGGATTCTAATAAAATAATCCTCCCTTCGGGGAGGATATAAGGAAGTGTAATAAAATGTTATTAAAGAAATTAGAGAAAAAGTATCCTAAACCTTTTAAAGCATTAAGAATTGGAGAAAAAATGCTAGATGTATTAGATAGAATATTGCTAATTATAAGTATATTGGGCTTTTTAGGTATTGGAACGTATACAGTAAAAGAAAATATACAACAAGATGAATCATATTCTAAAGTACAAACTAGTAATGAATTTGATATAAATGATTTAAAAATTGAATTCACTAATAATGGACGTGCTATCATAACTAATAATAGTCCTTATACAATAACTGAAGCTTTATTTAGTTTTAAAGAAGATAGTATGTATATGATAGGTATAAACTCATCTCTTAGACCTGGAGAAAGTCAAAATGTAGATGCACAAAAATACTATAAAAAAGGAGGCTATACTATCTCAGAAACTATAGTTTCCTATATTGACAATGATGGAAATCATAAAGACATTATTTATGATAACATAGCGAATATATACGAATAAGGAGGAATATAAATGAGTTATATAGAATTAAATGATGAATATAATAGCATAATTGACACTAGAGGAATAATAAGAATAAACGTTGATAATGTATCAGATAATTTACATTACATTAGAATACATTATAGATATAAAGATACTTCATGTTTACTTGCATATAAAGACATAGAAGTTCTTTATGAAGATAGAGAAAGAATAAAGATAAAATTAGGATTCTAATAAAGGAGGTGTTTTATGTCAGACTTTCAAAAACAAAGAATAGAACGAAATATTAAAAAAGGAATTAAAAAAAGTTTCAACATGGATGTTCAATATTATAAAGGCATACCTTTAAGATTAATTTGCAGAGAAACATATCGAAGCAATAAGGCAAAAAGATTTACTATTAATGAAACCAATCAAAATGTATGGATTCCTAATAAGCATTTAGAAGAAGACGGCACAATAAAACAAGGAGAAAATCTAGACTATATATTTATTAAAGCAGCTAAAATGAAAAAGCTAAAATATGCTGGAGTAAATAGTTGGAATTGGCAAAAACGCTAAGGAGGTATATTATGACTTGGTATTCAAATGAAATGCAAATAATTGTTGGAGTCCTTTGGTTCGTTACAATTATAATAATAACAGAAAAAGCTTTAATAGAAGCTGATACAATGTCTGGAACTCTTATAGCATTGCTCCTTATATTAATCGCAACATTTGGAATATTTAAATACGCAACAACAGCTGATGCAAAAATACATGAAGAAGTAGCTAGCAAATACAAATATAAGATAGAAATATTTAAAGGCAAAAACTGTGATACATACTATACAAATGAATTCAAAATAAAAAACGGTATAGTATATTTTGATAACAGATGTGCCGATAATTTTTCAATAGAAACGCTTAAATAAAAAGGAGGGAATATTATGGTTAAAACATTTAGAGAAGTACTACAAAACATAAAACCAGGTGAAACCTGGGATTGTATAAATGATTGTAATATAAAAAGCATATCTTATATAGACAAATCAATAAGAATTGAGTATTGCTCAAGTATAATTTGTTATGTTTTAGATGATGCACAATTCAAATTAAGAAAAGAAGAAGTAGAATTTGAGGACGCAATTAAAGCATTAAAAGAAGGTAAAACAATAGAATCATGTGAAACTGAACGTATGTATAAAACAAGAGAACGCGGTGATGAAAAAGTAATCTTTGTAAATACACAAACTAGTTCTACATGGTTAGATTTAGATATCATCTTTAAACAAAAAGAAGTATTTGGTAAATGGTGTATATATAACGAAGGAGAGATATAATGATGTTTTTAATTATAACAGATTCGCTCAGCGATTGTACTAATACGTACGAAGTAAATTTAGAAGGCAAAAAATATACTGTAGAAGAATTTATACAGATGATATTTACAGAGCGCCCTAATGAATGGGGCAATATAGAAGTATACGGTATAGATGTTATTAATTATAGAGGCGGTGAAATAGTGAGCCAACATTTTAATAACGATCTATTAAATAAACCAGTAAAACATGTTATAGCCTATGGAGGTTGGTCCAGAATGGACTATGTTATTTATGTGTAGGTGATTATATATGAATATAATTAGAAATTTGAAGTTAAGAATTTTAATAAGAAAAAATATAAAGAATTTAAAAGAAATAAAGAAGTATACAATTAAATCAATAGAAGAACTAGAAAGACAGAAGATAGAAACAAATTACAATGTGATGTATGAATTTAAAGAAGCCGTAGAAAAAGAAATAGACTTTTACAGAAGAAGTATAAAAAAGAGAACATATAAGGACGTTTTTAATATTAGTGAATTGAAGACAAGATTAGAAGATTTTGAGAAGATACGCTCAAAAGTATTTAAAGAGTATTGTTTTATAACGATATTAAATATATTCGAAGATACATCATATACGCCTATTGAATGGATAGATGTATATAATATGCTGATTATCTTAAAAGAATATAGTATTGTAGAACATAAACAAGAAAGTAAGAAAATAACAATAGATATAGAATATGCATTTTGTATATTCTTATGTATCTTTGTTATTTTCGTTGCTTTTTATTCTTAAGGAGGGATAGATATGCTTATAGAATTAAAAGATTCAAGCAAAAGTATCGTTGATCTATCGGATATGTATGTTATAAACTTTACAGCACGTACATTTGGAGATGTATATGCAATAATTGTAGTGCCTAAAGGCTCAACAGAAGGAATATCATTTACATATCCAGACCTTAATACATTACAAGGAGATAGAGCAAGAATAAAATCAATGTTAGGTTTAAGTAAGGAGGAAGAACAATGAGAATATTTAACGATAATAAAATAACTAATAGTACAATAATATCTGGTGATAACAAAGCCATTGTTAACAATGTGGAAATAGATATACCAGAAGGAGCTAGTATATCAATAAAACACAATAAAGTATATATCAATGGTAAAGAATATAAAGATAAAAAGTTAGAAAATAAAGAACCTGTTAATATAATAGTTAATGGCAATGCTGAAAATATCAGCTGCGGTAACTCAGTTGAAGTTAAAGGCAACGTTACAGGTGATATAGACTGTGGTAATAGCGTTAAAATAGGAGGAGATATGCAAGGAGATATTGATTGTGGTAACAGTGTCAATATATCAGGCAATCACACAGGAGATATCGATGCAGGAGGCTCAGTTAGAATAAAATGAAATATATCAAATATATAGTTTTATTAATAATAGTGGCGATAATTATCGCCACTACAACTGTATCATGCAGCATTAAGTTACCAGATAAAAATAATTATGAAATAAATTATAAAGGAGTGATATCATGAGTCATGCTAGTGGAAAAGTAATATTCAAAGACGGAACTGAAAGATTTGCGGAATATGACGGAAGTGGAGACTATATGTATAATCTTACATATGAAACTACTAATGAAAGAAATGATAAATGGAGACAACCTGGAAGCGAACCTGATTGTAAACATGAACATGTAGAGGATGTAATATTACAAAACAGTTACGGATGTGGTATGACATGGAAAGGCAAATGTTGTAAAGACTGCGGATGGATTATAGAAGGCACAGATCCATATGCAGATGATACACTTGATGAACTTCGCTATGACGAAGAATATTAGGAGGCGATAGTATGGTTATAGAATTGAGTCCAAGAAGTTTTATAAATCTAAATGATAAAACTATGGATATATTGTACCCTGGAAGAGGTACAATGGCTGTAGCTAAAGGCAAGATAACAAATAAGATAAGCATTGAATATGAACATATAAGATATGTATTAATGAGAAGTGGAGACTTATGCTTAGTTATGAAAAATAACTCTACCATGTTTAGTATTAAACCAGCAGAGACATTTACAATTCAAGGAGATAGAAAAAGACTCGAAGAATTATTACAAAAATTAAATCCATTAATAAAGGAGATATAGCATGACTTTAAATGAGCTCGTTAAAGAATTAAGAAAAGAGAAAATAATACAATATGCAGTTGTATATAAACCAGTAAAGGAAGATAAAGTATTATATCTTGTATTAAAAAGCGAAAGCTATGAAAAATCAATAGCATGTATAGATGCTATTAATAAAATTAAAGAAAAAGTCAATGAACCATTCACATACTATTTAACAGAACTACAAGAAATTGGCATAATAATAAATAATGTAATTGGCTACAAATCTAAATTCGAAATATTATATTAAGGAGGAAGATATATGAGAACATTATTATTATTTAGAGGAGCCCCAGGTTGTGGTAAAAGTACATTTATAAAAGATCACAATCTTGAACAATACTCACTTAGTGCAGACAATATTAGATTAATGTGTCAAGCACCAGTTCAAAAAGCAGACGGTACTTATGGTATATCACAAAGTAACGACACATACGTTTGGAAGCTATTATTTGATATGCTTGAACAACGTATGAAAAGAGGAGAATTCGTCATTGTAGATGCAACTAATAGTTTAACAGCAGACATGGCAAGATATAAACATCTTGTTGAATTATATAGATACAGAGCATTAATAGTAGATATGACAGATATACCAATAGATGTATGCAAACAAAGAAATGCACACAGATTACCTGAATACAAAAGAGTACCAGAATTCGTTATAGACAGAATGTATGACAGATTTCAAACAGAAAATATATCTAAATGGATCAAAGTAATTAAACCAGAAGAAATAGACGATGCAATACAACTTAAACCTCTAGACTTTAATAAATGGAAGAAGATACATCACATAGGTGATATTCATGGCTCTTTAGATTGTCTTAAAGAATACTTAGGAGAAATTAAAGACGACGAGTATTATATCTTTTGTGGTGACTATTGTGATAGAGGCACACAAAATGTAGAAACTTTATTATATATGATGGAACTTGCTAAACGTAATAATGTTTTATTATTAACTGGTAATCACGAAGGACATCTTTGGAGATATGCTAAAGATGAACATCCTACATCAACAGAGTTTGCATTAGTAACGTCTAAAGAATTTGATGAAGCAGGCGTATCTAAAAAAGATATTAGAGTATTTTACAGAAAATTAGGTCAAATAGCATATTATACTTATGGCGACAAGACTATACTTGTAACTCATGGTGGTATAGCACATATGCCAGACAATCTGATGTTAATGGCTACTGAACAATTTATTAAAGGCGTAGGAGATTATGACGAAGTAGATATGGCAGAAAAAGCATTTGCAGAGTCTGTTAAAGATACTAATATATATCAAATACATGGTCATAGAAATATAAACGGTGCATCTATAAGCAGCAACATAAGATCATTTAATCTTGAAGGCGAAGTAGAATTCGGCGGTCATTTAAGATGTGTAACGCTTGACAAAAACGGATTCAAAGAGTATCAAACAAAGAATGATAATTTCAAGACAATAAAATATGAGCCAGACCACTTTAATAATTTATCTGTAGCAGATGCTGTCATTATATTAAGAGCTAATAACCTTATCAGAGAAAAGAAATTAAACAATAATGTATCATCATTCAATTTCAGTCCACAAGCATTCAAAAAGAAAATATGGAACGAAGAAACAATAAGAGCTCGTGGATTATTTATTAATACTAATATAAATCAAATAGTAGCTAGAAGTTATAATAAGTTCTTTAATATAGGAGAGATGCCATTAACTAAAATAGGCAATCTTGAAAAGAACTTTAAATATCCTGTTGTAGCATATGAAAAATACAATGGCTATCTAGGACTTATAGGATATAATCCTGAAACAGATGAACTTATGTATTGTTCTAAATCTACAGACGAAGGAGAATTTGCACTATGGTTCAAAGAATATATGCAAACTCATTATACTGTAGAAGAATTAGACGCAGTAAAAGACTATATTAAAAGAATGAATGTTACATTTGTATTCGAAGTAATATTAGTCGATAAAGATCCTCATATGATCAAATATGAAGAAGACACAGTCGTATTATTAGATATTATATACAATACTTTAGATTTTAGACATATGAGTTATGAAATGTTACAGTTTACAGGCGTTCGCCTTGGTTTTAGTGTGAAAAGAAAAGCTAAAACTCTTAATAACTGGAATGAATTTGTATCTTGGTACGAAACAGAAGTTAATACACCTGAAAACAATGTTTTGGAAGGTTTTGTACTGGAAGATGCTGAAGGATTCATGACTAAAATCAAAACAGACTATTATAACTTTTGGAAAAGAATGAGACATGTAGCAAATGAAATAGCAGGAAACGGCTTTATCAAAAAACAATCATTAGTATCTGAACCTCTAGCACATGCATTTTATACTTGGTTGTTAACTCAACCTAAAGAAGTACAAGCCTTAGATATAATCTCATTAAGAGATAGATTTTACGGAGGTAAATAAATGATATTAATAAGCAAACAAGCCTTAAAAGACATATTATATGAAACAAATATAAGTCCAGAAGAAAAAGGCAAACTAGTAGCTAAAATCGAAAGCTGCAATTTATATAAAGAAGATAAAGAGGAGTCTTTGCTAGATGCATTGAACTCCTTGGAGTTTAATATTAAAAGTGATCCAGCGGATATTCATAAGTATCGTTTCATGTATCTAGGCATTAAAGGATATCTAGAAGGAAAAATAACGCTTGAAACCGCATACGATAAATATTTCGGTGATTATTGTCCACCATTTGGTTATACATGGTGTGAAAGAGGAAAAGACAAAATAAACGATTGTAATAATTGTGATTTAAATGAAAAACAGTGGCCTGATGATAGCGCTCGATGCTTAGAGTGCTGGAAAAGAGCATTAAAAGCAGAAAAGGAGAGATTAAAATAATGGATTTATTTTCACTTGTCGTTAGAAAAATAGCTTCAACAGAAATGAATAGAATAAAATGTAAATGTGGTCATGCAATAGAAGATGATTTCTCTAATACGACTACAGTTATAGAACATACTAATAAACCATGCCCAAAATGTGGTAAAATATATTTAGATAATAATTTTGCAGACGTTATGAAATATGCATGTGTTCTCAAAGCAAATGCAGAAAAAGAAGGCTACGAAATATGGAATGATGACTTAGAAACTAAAGTGCAAGAAGTATTAAAAGATAAATAAGAAAGGACGGATATTATGAGAATTGAAACGCTTACAACAAGAGAAGAACTAGATAGTTTAGGTTCTGCATTAACAATGGAAGGATTATCAGAAACATCAATACCTGATTATATTAATTGGGTTAAATCCCACACACCTATGAAACAAGACAAAGCATATGTAATTAAAGGTAAAACTATGAATCGAGTATATAATTTAAAAGGCGATAAAGCATATCCAAATGATTTAACACTTGTTGCCATTAAATTAGAAGATATGGAAGATTCTATGGAAGTTGCGTTTCCTAGATTTACAATTGGTGCAAGATGGTTTGATGATATAGTAGCAAATAACAGTAATTAAAGAAAGGATGAGAAGTTATGTCAAAGAATTATAAGCCTACAGTAGCAATTGATTTTGATGGAGTCATCCACTCATATACAAGTGGATGGCAAGGAGTTGACGAATGTCCAGACCCTATGGTACCTGGCATAGATACTGCAATAGCAGATCTTAGAACAGACCATAAAGTAATCGTAGTATCATCACGAGCAGCAACTCCAGAAGGTAGAATAGCAATACGCGATTATCTTAAAAAATATAATATAGAAGTAGATGGTATACAAAATGAAAAACCACCATGTATAGTATCTATTGATGATAGAGCTATATGCTTTAATGGTTATGCAGATATATTAGCTAAGCAGGTAAGAGAATTTAAACCATGGTACAGTAAAAATGAAGAGTCTGAAAAATCTGAATAAGGCTGATCCATTAGTTGTTGGCGCAGCCGTAAGTAATCTATTTTATAGCCTTGCATATCCAATAGTTCATACTATTACTATGCAAGGCATAGATTCCAAATGGTTAAGCTTTGCTAGTCTAGCTAACTGCTTTTTAGCATCAATCATAACAAAGTTATGGTTAAAGAAAAGTAAAGAACTATATTATTTCTATGGCATAATGCTAGGCGTAGAAGTAATAGTATACGGTATATTAACCGTAGCATTTTTAGGCGGAGCAGCATCTCCGTCTATGTATTATATGGGAGATGCTATATTAAATGCTATTATAACAAGAAATATTATCTGTGGTGGTACTAGACTTAAAGCATTAAGATATGAAGGTGAAGAAAGAGAAGAGTATGACAATAAAAATAACTATTATAGCTACATAACTAGCATAATAGGATTTGCAATAAGTTCATTTATGACATTCTCTACACCTGTAGGATTTATATTAATGTTTGTCGGTATTGCCGTCGATAATATATTCTATTATTGTGCATTCAAAGAAGAAGGAGTTGAATCTAATGGATAATGAGAATAAAGCAAAAGTAGTATATGAAAATCTACCAGATATTTCAAAACAAATAGTAGCTAATTTTCAAACAATATTACAAATATCAAATATTGATGCCCTTAAATTAATATGTTCTAATAATACAGCTACAATGTTCTTACTCTTTGAGCCTGTATTACAAATATATGGTATAAAAAAAAGTACAGAGCTTTTAATGAAATCTACAATTTTTAGAACAGATAATTATGATCAACCGATAACAGATAAAGAGACAAATAGGATAAAAGAGTACTATAATTTAGATATTAAAAGAATTTAAACTGACAATAAATTTTATTATAAAATAAAAATAAAAGATATTTTTAGGAGGAAAATTATGAAAATAATTGAGAGTAATGGACAATTCAATGTATATGGAGGAAATAGTGTATCGACATATGATATGCTTCCAGCAGGTTATTATGAAGTATACTTCCATAAACAAAAAGGTTTCTGGTTAGAAGAACATCCTCAAATGCAAGTAAAAGAAGAAAAAGTCTATGGAAATCATATGGATAAAGTAGATAAAGTATTAAAAGCATTTAAAATGTTCAATAGAAACTTAGGTATAATGCTTTCTGGCGATAAAGGCATGGGCAAATCTTTATTTGCTAGAATGTTAAGCACAGAAGCAGTAAAAGTTGGTCTACCAGTAATCGTAGTTAACTTTTATGCACCAGGCATAATGAACTTTATAGATTCTATACAACAAGAAGCTTTAATATTATTCGATGAATTTGATAAGACATTTGAAGAAAGAGATGATTGTAATCCTCAATACGAAGTATTAAATGTACTTGATGGATTAAGTATAGGTAAAAAACTATTTGCCTTTATATGTAATGATTTAGAAGAAATAAATGATTGCATGCTAAATCGTCCAGGTAGAATACATTATCATTTTAGATTTAGTTATCCTAATGAAGAAGAAATAAGAGCTTATTTAAAAGATAAATTAAATCCTATATATTATAATCAAATAGATGATGTAGTTAAATTTAGTTGTATGACTAATATAAACTATGATTGTTTAAGAGCTATAGCGTTTGAATTAAATTGTGGATATGGATTTAAAGAGTCTGTAAACGATTTAAATATATTATGTACAGATGGAGCTGAAAGTTATTGTACTTTAGAATTAGAATATGCTAATAATAAGAAATTTATGCGTAACGTATCATTTGATTTATTTGATAAAGATCGTTATATTAAAGTATGGGTTAAGGATCAAGATGCTAAAGCAATAGGAGAAGTCTATATAGGATTTAGTGTTAGTGATGTTGACATGGTAAAAGAAAAAGAATTTTTCGCAACTATAAGCAATATAGAATTAAATTTGTTAGATATATATAGAGATTGTATAAAAGAAGAAAAGCAAGAATTAGAAAAATATTATCTAGATCCTGAAAATGTAGTTATGATTACATTAAGAAGAGCTAGTGATAAAAATAAAAATAAAAGATATTTTTAGGAGGTAAAAAAATGGGATTTTTTAAAAAAATATTTCAAAAAGGTGAAACAACAGAAACAACACCACAAATGTCAGAAGTATCAAAAACAGAAGTTTCAAAAGGAAAAATAAAAGCTGATGCTATAACAACTGTAAATTTAAAAGAAGAAATGAAATCTGATGCTATAACAACTATAAACTTAAGAAAAGAAAAACTAAACAAAATATGTTTAGAAAAGAAAGAATTACAAGACTTAACATCTAAAGTTGTAGTAGTATTAGATTATTCTGGTTCCATGGACCAATTATACAGAGATGGTGTTGTACAAGAAACATTAAACAGATTATTACCATTAGCATTAAGATTTGATGATGATGGTGAAATGGAACTATTTATATTTAGTAATAACTGTAAACAATTACCATCACTAAATATAAACAACTTCGATAATTATATCAAAAATGAAAAAGTTCTAAAGAAATATAGTATGGGAGGAACAAATTATTCTCCAGTTATAAATAAAGTAATCGATAATCAAGAAGGTGACATACCTACATTCGTTATATTCATAACTGACGGTGATTGTTTCTCAAGCGATAAAACACCAACTGAAGAAGCAATAAGAAAAGCTTCTAATAAACCTATATTCTGGCAATTCGTTGGCATAGGCAATTCTTCATTTGACTTTTTAGAATCATTAGATGATATGCAAGGCAGATACATAGATAATGCTGATTTCTTAAAAATCTCTAACGTTTGTAATTTAAGTGATGAAGAACTTTACAAAGCATTATTAGGAGAATTCCCAGAATGGTTAAATGCAGCTAAATTAAATAATATAATAAAATAAAGTTATAGCAGGGCTTAGTCCCTGCTATGATTATAAGAGGAGAAAGAAAATATGGCTAGAAGTTATTTTATATGGAAAGTAACATTAGATGACGACACAGAATTAAAATTCGTTGCTAATAGCATTAGTCAAATATTATACAACGGTATTAACATTGACTGGGACGAAATAATTAAAATTGAGCAAGTCGAACTATATTATAGTAATGCAGAAAACGATTATCCAGATATAATAGACTTACGTAATTAGTAAATGGAGGCGATACTATGAGAAAAAACATAATAGCTATAATAATTAAAATAATGTCATCATTAATATTATCTGCAATATTCTTATTTGTATGCTTTAATATAAACTTATTCAATATATATGTAAGTTGCGGAATCTTAATACTTCAAGGAGCAGCTATAGTTATTCTTTTGTATGATATTATTAGCGAATTTAAACTATATTATGAAAATAAAAAGGAGAAAATCAAATGAGAAATATATATGTAGTACCATTTAAAGTTAAAGATAGTTTTTATGATGAAGAGTATTATAATATATTATTTACTGACAAAGAATTTTGGAAAGAAAATCATTATATATGTGATGGACCAGCTCATAATTTATTAACTGCATTTAGTGAAATCGGTTTAGAAGAATCTACAACAGCTGTTTTAGAGTGGTGTAATGATGAAGAAATGTCGATGAATAAAATAAAACAAGAAATGAAAAATAGAGGATTTAACTTATTAATAAATGATCCTGTATTTATTGAGGAATACATACAAGAATTCGGAGAAGATCCTCGAAGTACTGTAGAAGAATAAGGAGGAAATTATGAAATATAAATTATGGTCCAAAAAAGAAAATAAATTTATAGACGGATGGATGATATATCCTAATGGTGACTTGTATTGGACAGAATATGGAGAAATATCAGGCGGAGTGTGTATGGAAGACCACGTACTAATTAAAAGTACAGGTATTAAAGACATTGACAATAAAGAAATATATGAAGGTGATATATTAAGATGCAAATTGTATAATGGAAAATACGAAAACTATGAAATAGTTTGGGATGAAGAAGATGCTTCATTTGATGCACTTAATAAAGACAAAAGTAATTTTATGGCACCAAGTATATGGACTGTATCAGAAATAATAGGAAATGTATTTGAAAATCCAGAATTAATGGATGAAGAAAAATATGAATAGGTGATACTAATGGCAAAACAAATAATAGTAAAAAATATAGTAATTGGTAAACCAATATGCGACCCATGGTATATGTTCTGCAATGAACCAGATGAATGGGACGCAACTAAAAAAGACATATTGTTTACAGAAGATCGTTATTTACCGAGACTAATGGTAAATTGCGGTCTCGTTGATTCTATTTCTGAAGTTAGAAGAAATAAACCAGAATTGATGATTAATCTAGATAAGCCAGACTTCTTAGAAGTTAAATGGGGTAAATCTAGATTGTATATACAAGTAGGAGAGTGATATATTTGAAATTTAACAAAAAAATAATACCAGTATTAGCAATAGTTGCAATACTAGGACTTGGCGTTGTAGGATGTCGAGAATCAGATAAAGTCAGTTATAATATAAGTCAAGAAGCTGACAATTTTAATGTAACAAGAAGATTAGTAGTTATAAATGCTAGAACAGACAAACCACTATTCGAGCTCGTAGGAAATTTTGCATTAAGCAATAATGATGAAAATGAGCTAGAAGTTGTTTGTCAAACAGGTAAGAATGAATTTAAGAAACACTATATATATTTAAATGAATATACTATATATACAGTGGAAGATCTTGGCGGAGCTAGCGTAAATAAATATAAATATGAAGTTAATTTCTTACCAGAAGCTATACAACCAATAACTATAACTAATAAAGATTAGGAGAAAAAATAATGAATATAAATATAAATAATAAAACGTCTTATGAATGTGGAGATCTAGTAGAATTAGAAAACTTTGGATTTAGAATGATAATAAAAATAAATGATAAATTCACTTTAATAAGTATGGATGGAGAAGTAACTACAGTAACTGAAGAATCTATAGATGAATTGTTAGCAAATAGGACTGTAATAAGTCATTATAAAAACAAAGACTTAGAATTAAAATTAAGAGAACAAAAATAAGCAGATATTAATTTATCTGCTTTTTTTATGCAATAAAAAAGGAGGGAATTATTATGAAAAAGTCGAATATATTAACTGCAACAGCTATCGCTACAGCTACAATAGGAACTGTAGATATAGCGCAGCATATTGATGCATTCTCTGTTCAATATACAACCTACATCCGTAGGTAAAGCCGTTAATCATGGATGTATAAGATTACATGATTATGATATTTTATGGTTATATAACAACGTCCTAATAGGATGCGTAGTTGTTATACATTAAATGACAGGAGGAACAAAATGAGAATGACGACAGTAGATATATTAAACACAGATAACGAACAAGTAGTAAATGGTTTATTTGGTCACTCATTTACTATACCTAAAATAGGAGAAAAAGTATTCTATTTAGATAAAGAATATAAAGTAATAGATGTGAAGCATGAGTTAATATGTGTTGGCTCAATAATACAAACAGATAAAGTGACTTTAATAGTAAATGAAATAAGACACGATTTATATACTTAGGAGGAATATAATGGAAAAGTCAGATTTAAAAAATGGAATGAGCTTTGAAACTAGAGGAGGCGAAGAATATTTTATAATACAAGAAAACTTATATAGAAAAACTAAAGAGCTTTCATTGAAGCCTAATGGTAGCTTCAATTATTATATAAAAAATTACAAAAATGACTTAACTCATCAAAATAAATATAGTGAAGACATTATGAAGATTTATGACATGGATAGGAATCAAATATGGGAAAGAATAGATTGGGACAAAATACCAATCGATACTAAAGTATTTGTTAAGAATTATGAAGACAGCAACTGGAAGAAAAGACATTTTGCTGGATATGATAAAAATTTTGAAAATTCTCCATTTAAAACATTTGACTATGGTCAAACATCATGGACATCTGACGGAACAGATATCAGTAACTGGAGATTCTGTAAATTAAATGAGGAGGAATAATTATGATCAATGCTACTAAACATGCACGTGAACGCTATGCAGAAAGAATAAAAGGTATAGAAAAAGATGCTATAAAATCTAATGTTGCTATGTATGGCAACGATTATGAAAAAGATCTAAATAAGATGTATGATAATAGTAGACTAATTTATACTGGTAGATTCCAAACACATAAAGAATGCCAATACAGATTAGCTGACGATATCATATTAGTCATGGATAAGATAGATCAAAACTTAATAACTTTATACAGAGTTGATTTCAACTTTACTAAAAGTATAAATAAAGTTATATTACAAGACTTAGTCGAAGAATTAGATGTAAAAGAGAAAGCATGGTCATTAGAAAAAGAAAAGACAGAAGAAGCTAATAGTGAATTAAATAATGAAAAAGTATTACTTGAAATGGATATAGAAGCTAAAGCAAAAGAATTAGAAAACTTAAAAGATAGACTAGATGCACTTAATAAATATATGAAGACAACTAATGCAGATGAAATCGTAGCAAAAGAAGCTATGGATGAAATAGCTCGTAAAATAGTATACAGCATAGATTATAAGAAAGCTATGCAAGAAATAATGGAGGATTAATATGAAAAATAAAAGATTAACTATTGCACTAGGAGCTATATTAATTTCCACAGCAGTAATGTCTAGTGGATGCACAAACGAAACAACTGGATTTCGTATAATATCAAAAGATAAAACTTATTAATGGAATGACAATAAAAGAAGTTGTAGATGAAAATACTGGAGTTCATTACTATGTAAATACAAATCTTCAACAAGGACTTATGTGTCCTGTATATAATAGTGATGGTACAATAAAAGTAGATAAGGAGGATTAACATTATGAGAATGACGAAATATAAATTACAATTAATAAAAGATTCTAGTACAAATTATGGTGGCAAAGACTTTCAAATAAGTGATCCAGATGATTTATATAATCTATTATGCGACGTTTGCGATTTAGACAAACAAGCAGAAGAAGTATTAATGCTTATATGCCTTGACTCTAAGAATAAAGTAATAGGTATACATGAAGTAAGCCGTGGCATAGTTAATATGTCATTTGCATGTGGTCGTGAAATATTCAAAAGAGCAATATTAAATAATGCAGCTAAAATAATACTAGCTCATAATCATCCATCAGGTAATTCAACTCCAAGCGAAGACGATAAAAAAACTGCTAAATTCGTAAAAGAAGCTGGAGAATTATTAGACATAAATCTTATCGAAAACATGGTAGTAGGAGACGATGAATATTGTTCATTCAAGCGTATAGGTGAACTATGATGCTCGTAAAGGAATGTAAAAGACGTAAATTTTGTAATATTCACATGGACGGATATTGCAATGGATTAAGCCCTAATTGTGCATTATGTATTCATTACGATCTTAATGTACAAGATAAACCTTGTGATGGTTGTAAAGGCATTTACTTTTTAGCACAAGAATGTGGATTTATTCCTAATTGCGAATATCTGTCAAGCCATAAGCGATAAATATGAATTAAAAATACTAGAGTAAGGAGATGAAAATATGAAAGATTCTATATTAGGTAATGCAATTAATGCATTTATAAAGAACTTTAAAGAGAACTATGATAAAAACAAGATCTCTGACAAAGACAAAATAGAATGCAAAAAAACTATACGAGAATCAATAAATAAATTTAATAATAGTTAAAAGCACAGTTGCTGCTGTGCTTTTTTTATTTTAACTATATTAAAGGGATATGAATTCCTATGTGTAATTATATATATGAAGACATATCTATGATATTTTAAAAGGAGTTGAATAAAAATGAGAGTTGTTAAAGTTTGTAAAGGCATTATAACAGGATACTATAACAACGATAATTATATAGATCGTATGTTTAATCCTAATGTTGATTCAAACGAAGTTAAGAATCATTTAAAGAAAGCCCTACCTGTCGGTAGGGCAGTAGATGTAAAAGAATTAGACAGCAGACAATGCTCGGGAGATGCATTAAAACAATGTCCTCATAAAGGTATATGCTATTTTATAGGATATTATGAAGATGGACATTATGCAGACTATACAGCTTGCATGCTTAATTTTAAACAAATAGGAGAGACGGAAGATGCATAGTAGAATATTTCAATTATCAAATGACGAAGTAACAGAACCATTAACTGAATCAAGCATTATTGCTTTTAATGAATGGTTCGTAGGCCAAATAGCAGATTATGTTAATGAAAATACTAATAGAGAAAGCGATATAGATTGGCTATTACAGACATTTAACGAAGAAACTTGTAAGTATATAACCGTATTTAAAACGAACGATTTATATGTATCAATAACATTTAAACCTGGCTTTAAAGAAGAATATTTCAGAGAAAAATTTACAAGATTAAAAGAGCTTGTCAAAAATCTTACATTAGAAGAGTTTAGTGATTCAAGCTCTATTACTGCATATTCAATAAAAGACGAGGTAGAAAGTAAATTTGGATTTTACGTTTACAACAATGAAACAGAATTTATAATACCATTTGACACTTTTGTAAGAGAATTAAATGGTACAGTAGAAGAAACGTATTATTTTGGTAATACAATTGATTATCACTGGTAAGAAAGGAGGAAGTATAATGAAATGGTTTATAATTTTATTTGTCATTGGATGGTTATGGTGTACAGCGTGTGAAAAGACTTATGACGCTGCACGAGATAAGATAGAAGACAGTGCAAAGAAAGCGATAAATAATAATAAAGATACTATTAAGAAAGGCACAAGAAAAGCAGTAAGTATTATGGATTATATTGGTCATATGACTGGATGGAACCATAGATTTAAATGATATAATAAAAGGAGGAATATTATGATAATATATTATGCACATCACATGAGTGTTTACAATACTTTACAAGAAGCGAGAGAATTAAAAGTTATACGCAGAATGTTTAAAAACAGTGTAGTTATTAATCCTAATGGATGGGTTAATAGCGAAGGAGTTAATGGTTCAGCTATAATGGAACAATGTTATATATTTGTTCAAAAGAGTGATGTAGTAGTATTTTCAGCTCTAGAAGATGGAATTATAGGTAGAGGTGTTTATTGCGAATTAGAAAAAGCATTTGAACATAAAAAGAGAGTATATTTCTTATTAAGAAATGCGTTAGTAGAATACTATGAATCAGACTATAAAGAAACTAAATTAATAAATAACGGTGAAAACTGGAAGACATACGCTAAAGTTAAAATAAAATAAAGGAGACAATTATGAAGACATATAGTAAAACATTATTTGAAAAGCATTTTAATTTCGTAACAGCATATGGATCTTGGGACGATGATCATAGTAAAATGGAAGGTTATATAGAATTTAAAATGCATTTTGATTTTAAAGAAGGATTACGATTCTCTGTAGCTGTACCTGATTATGGATATTGTACCAGAAATCCATTTAAAGCATTGTTTAATGTGCTTGAAACTCAAATAGTCGGCAATGGTAAATATCAACGATTAAAAGCTGATTGTAGAGATAAAGGCTATTGGCAGCATTTAGAATAGGAGGTAATTATGAAATATTATTGGAAATGTCCAGTATGTGGCAGAAAATTAGACGACAAATAGTAAGTAATATACATACTGTAAATTTATTTTTGGAAGGATGGTGAGAGAGGCTGAATAATATTTATATGAAAATAGCATTATGCGTTAATGCTACTCGTTCAGCCAACAATATTTATGAGGAAAAACTTTAAACGTATTATATTTGCATTAACAGTATTAATAACATTAGGATTTGGTTTAGTTAGCGATGTATATGCATCTAGTTATATGAAAACGACATGTAGTTTAAATGTTAGGACTGGAGCTTCTGCAAAGTATAAGAAACTAGGAACACTAAAGAAAGGAGCTAGAGTCATACCAATAAAAACTAGAAACGGTTGGTGTAAAATAAAATATGGCAACAGATATGGTTGGTGTAAGAAATCATATCTAAGTAAAACAGATAAGACTAATAAGAAGAATGTTAGAAGAACACTCAAAGTTAAAGCGTACGCTTATACTGGTCATAGTATGACTTCTACTGGTAGAGTGCCTAAAGCAGGTAGAACTATAGCTGTAGACCCTAGAATAATACCTTATGGATCTAAAATCTATATACCTGCACTTGGTAGAACTTACATAGCTGAAGACTGTGGAGGTAGAATCAAAGGCAACAAAGTAGATATCTACATGAGTAGTAACAGAGAATGCTATAATTTTGGAGTAAAATATTTAACAATATATATATTAAATTAATATAAGCGCCACAATTAAGTGGCGCTATTTTGTTAAAGGAGAGAATTGAGATGGTAAAGAAACATATAACTAAAACTGCTGAACAAGCAAAACTTGAAAGACAAAGAATGACTGATGAGTCTACTTGTCCGAGCTGTGGATATAGAGCCTGTATAGGCTTAAAAGGAGAAGAAGAAATCAGAACAGGATGGTTTTCTAAAAAGACAATAAAATTCAAAGAATACAGCTGTATTAAATGTGGTTGCGAATGGAGAATAGACATAGATTAAGGAGGTATATCATTATGATATTCAAAGAAGTAAATGGAGATTTATTCAAATCAAACCCTAATTATACATTAATGCATTGCATTAGTCATGACTGTGCCATGGGCGCAGGAATTGCTAAAACATTTGATGCATTAATGCCAGATATGAAAAAGCAATTAAAACGCACTATTAGAGAAAATGGTTTAACTGGCTATTATGCTATGTTATACAAAGGTAGACGTGACGTTATAAATCTAGTAACTAAAGAAAGATATTGGCATAAACCTACGTATAGTTCATTAAAAGCTAGCTTAATTAACGCTAAGCAAATTATATTGCGTAACAATATAAAATATATAGCCATGCCTGTTATAGGCTGTGGCCTTGATAGGCTACAATGGTCAAAAGTCTCAAAAATGGTAAAGGAGATATTCGCTGATACAGATGTAGAAATAGTAGTCTACCATAAATAAAAGGAGGAAAATTTAATATGATTATCGAAAGTATATTAGAACAGATGTTAAATACAATCCCTAGTGATGTAGACATAACTTATTTATGTATAGGAACCGATAGAGCTACAGGTGATGCGTTAGGACCAATTGTTGGAACAATGCTTGCGTATCGTGGTTTGAAAGTTTGTGGAACAATTGAGAAACCTGTACATAGTTTAAACCTAGCTCAATACGAGATTAGGTTTAAACAGAATAAACCTCAATATATCGTAGCAATAGATGCATGCTTAGGTTTATATGAAGACATAGGCGTAGTAAAATTCAAAACTCAAGGACTAAGACCAGGCGCTGGAGCTGGTAAGAATTTTCCTAGAATGGGAGATACAAGCATAGTAGGTATCGTAGAATCAAACGATAGAGCAGCACTTGAATGTAGATTATATGAAATATTAGAAATGGCACAAGATATAGTCGATACCATATTAGAATTTGAAAAGATAAGAGCAAGAAACAAGAAAAAAATCAGTCATATATTTAAAAGAATGATAGGTCTACAAAACTCAAATTAAGATAGGAGTGGTATTATGAAAAATTATCAGTCTTATAATATAAGAGAACTTAGAGCATTAAACAATTTAATATTTACAAAAAATGAATTTTACAATCTTATTTCAAATAAAAATATTAAGTATTATAAATATTTAAATGAGAATAGAGTATATATTAAATTAATAGGGTTTGATGATGATTATTTAATTATATATATAGAAGGAGGAATATAAATGAAAGCATTTGCATTAATAGTAGCGGTGATATTATTTATAGGAATTAATTTAATATCATTCTTAGTAACCGCAGGCATAATTTATTTAATATGCTTTTGTTTCAGTTTAACATTTTCTTGGAAAATAGCATTAGGTATATGGGTGATACTATTACTGATAAATTTGTTTATTGGTGATCACAAAAAGAGTAAATAAGGAGATGTGATTTATGAATATATTATTAAACATATATACAGTAATTGTATTAATCGCTGTAATAGCAATGGCATTCTTTATATATAAATTAAAAGTGCTGTTGCCTCAAATAAGTATAGATAAATTATTAAGAGTTAGCTCAAATAATCATCTAGAAGCAGCTATAAATATCTTATTATACTTATTTTGCCCTTTACTTCATGTCTTATTCATAGGAATAGTTATGTACTTTTTATATTTAAATGATGATGAATCTGTTAAATTAATAGATAAATCATTAGACAACGCAATTGAAAGAAAGGAACAAGAGGAATATGAAAAAAATGATAATCAATAAAATAATAACAGAATACAACAAAAGAACAATAGGTGGTAGAAAATTAGGATCATATAGATTCGAAGAATTAGTAGGATTTTATACTCAATTAAAGAATGGTAAACAAATAAAATAAAGAGGCTTTATGTCTCTTTATTTTATAGGAGGGAATATTAATGCCAAAATTAGTATTAAAAGAAACTAATATGCAAAGACCAGATAATGAAACATTGCAAATTATACAAATAGCAAATAAGAAAGTAGAATCTGGCAAAAGCATATTAGAATTAGAATATATAGATCCTATAACGAAAAAATGTTATCTAGTTAACGCAGATGATATACCGCAAGATATTTTTCCAAAAATATATATGCATATATCACCATATGTTACGCTAAAACGCTAGTAAGGAGAAAATGCAATGACATTTAATTTTGAAGAAGCGACAATAGAATTATTTAAAAAATACAATTTAGAGTATGTAAAAGTAACTGAAGATAGAAATAAATACTGGGAAGGTTTCGATTATTTAAGAGCAAACGATTGTTATATAGAATTATACGGTTATGCATGGACAGTTAATTCTAGTAACAAAAGCTTACGCTATAATCGTACACCAGTATTTGGTAGATTCTATATAAATCGTTCAGGACATAGAATTTTTGATGAATACGATCCTAAAAGACCAGGTAAAGTTAAAAAGTCTGTAGACGGAGAGATAAGACATTATGCTACATCATACGTAGAAGCAGCTGAAGGATACAACAAGTTAATAGATAAACATTTAGAACTTATAAAACAATTAGAAGATTGGGCTAATTCTTATCGTATCTATTAGGAGGTGTTTTATGACTAGACCGAATAATCTTATATTAGATAAAATAAGAGAATTAAAAGAGCTTCATCCATATACACACATATCAGAAGAAATATTAATACCTGAAATATGTGATTGTATTGAATATGGTATAGAACTTATGCCATATCAGAAAGAAGTAATCAATTATTTTCTTTTATTAAATAAAAATGAAGAAGAATTATAGGAGGAATGCAAATGAAAGTAAAATTAATAGCACATACGCCAAATCCAGAAGAAGTTGTAGCACAAGCTGCTAAATTATGTTATTCACACGTTGGTGTTGATGGAATAATGGAGAAATTGACTCCAGAAAAAATAGAAAAATTTGTAGATCATTTAGCTACAATAGGACATGAAAGTCCATTAGAACATGTAAATTTCACCTTCGCAATAGAAGGTATATCAAGAGTAACAACTCATCAACTTGTAAGACATAGATTAGCATCATATTCACAACAATCTCAAAGATATGTTAAGTTAGAACAATTTGAGTATATAATACCACCAGCAATAGAAAAAAACTCATATGCAAGAACTATATTTAAAAAACATATGAAAGATTCACAAAAAGTATATGATGAAATAGTAGACGTGCTTATAGAAAACAAATTAGATAAAAAATATCCTACATGGATCGAAGATACAAAAGATGAATATGCAAATTTAAGCGTAGAAGAACTATTCCAATTAAATCATAATATGCGTAATCTATGGGCGAAAAACCATAAAAAAGAATATAGTGCATTAGAAAAAGAAGCAATAGAAGATGCTAGATATGTGTTCCCAAATGCATGTGAAACTAAAATAGTATGTACAATGAATGCTAGAAGCTTATTACATTTCTTTAATGTAAGATGTTGTAATAGAGCTCAATGGGAAATACGTGCTATGGCAGACGAAATGCTTAAAGAATGTAAAAAAGTAGCACCTACATTATTTAAGAAAGCTGGACCAGATTGTACATTTGGTAAATGTGGTGAAGGCTCTATGAGCTGTGGCCATCCTAGAAAACCAGAAGATTTTGTAAGTAAAATGTATGAATGGTGTCCAGACTGTGATACAGAAAATGAATTTCCACTAGAATCCAAACCTCATACATGCAAAAAATGCGACAAAGAATTAAAACCATGCTCTATATGCTATGAAGATAATACAGAATGTAACAAATGCAAATTTGAATAGGTGATATTATATGGGAATTATATATACGAAACATAAGCTAGATGAGCTTTATAAAGAAAGAGAGCGTATAGATAAGGAAATACAAGAATGCATAGATGAAATCAATTGGTACAATGAAAAATACAAAGATGACGTGTATTATCAAAAGAATGGCGTTCCATTTGAAGAAGTACATGATTATTCACCTTGATTCTATTCCCCTACTATTTGTAGGGGATTATTTGTACACTAACTATAATTATATTATTTGTATACGATTTTTTGATATTTTTAAAAAGGAGTTGGTTAAATGATTAATTATCAAATAAAAAATGCAGACACCGCTATAATGTCTTTTAGAGGAGATAACTTGTTCTTAAGTAATTTCTATGAAGGTAAAGTATTTACTTATAGAGGATTAAGATTTACTAATTCTGAAGCACCTTTTCATGCAGAAAAGTGTTGGAGCAGAGCTAAAGACTTTGAAATGGAACGTCCTTCTCAATCTAAAAGATTAGGAAGAAAAGTCTTAATGAGAAGCGATTGGGACCAAGTAAAAGACAAAGTAATGTATGATGTGTGTTACGCTAAATTTACTCAAGACCCAGTATTAAAAGCTAAATTATTAGATACTGGTGACAGAGAATTAATAGAAGGCAATACGCATGGAGATCGTTGCTGGGGCATGACTTATTCTCAAAAATATGACATGTGGATAGGCGAAAATCGCCTTGGTAAAGTATTAATGCAATTAAGAGACGACTTAAGAAAAATGTAATACAGATAAACTAAAGATAATAATATTAGAGAGGTGATTAATAAAGGAGTATATTAAAATGAAAAAAGAAATTAAAGATTCAACAGCTAATATTATTACAGTAGGAGGTGTAAGTTTAATGCTATTAATAGCAGGCCTACCTCTTGTACCAAGTTTAACAATATTAGGCGGAACAGTTGCAGGTTGCGCCTATTTGACACATAATAAAAGTAGGAGGAATACAGATGGCAATCGTGATTAATTTTTTTGGAGGACCAGGAGCTGGTAAATCAACTACTATGGCCAGATTATTCGCAGATTTAAAATCAAAAGGAGTTAATTGTGAAATGGTATCAGAGTTTGCAAAAGACTTAGTATACGAAAATCGTATGGATACCATGAAAGATGAATTATATATATTCGCTAAACAAAATCATAGACTATTTAGAGTTAAAGATAAAGTAGATATAATAATCACTGATAGACCATTATTATTAACTTGTGTCTATGATTCATTATACGGAGAAAACGATCAAGCTTTACATGATCTCGTTAGAAAGACATTTAAATCTTATAATAACGTAAATATATTTCTTGATAATAGAAATATTCCTTATAAAGAAAATGAAGGAAGATTACAGTCAGAAGAAGAAGCAAATAGTATCGGTTATTTTATAAAAGAAGAATTAGAATCTTCTGACGAATCGTTTATTGAAGTTGAAACAAATGATTATGATTATATCTATAAATATGTATCTTTAGTATTAAAGTTAACATAATTTAGTTACTGTAAAGGAGATTCAGAAAAATGGAAGCCCGCAGTACTTATATATTAGCAAAGAGAGTAATTAATATTATATATGTATATGAAAAATCTGTAAGAAGAAATATCAGCAATTTAGGCTTTGAAGAATTAGCACGAGGACTTGCAGATGTATTTTATATATACGATAGAAACAACAAACTATTAAACAGCACATCATTTGATATCGATGTTCAGAAACAAGTAGTTGATAAAACCGTAAATGAAACCGCTTCACTTTGTATGATTAATACAGAATGCGATACTTGTTGCTTACAACAAATACGTGAAGCGGTTACATCTATTAACTTGACACATGAAAAGCACATCAGAGGAACAGATATACTGAAAACTTGTAATACAGTATATTTTTTGGTAACTCACAAATTTAGACCTAAAATTAATACAGACGATTGGGAGAATATTTAATTGGAGGAGATAAATATGTATTTACACGTATATATAACAAAAGATTATGATATGTATGAATTAAAAGTAAATAAGGTGTCAAAAAACAGAATGCGCTATGATAATGAACACATAATTAGCTTAGACGATATAGTTTATAAAAATGGAAAATTCTCAATAGCTAAAAGAGTAAATATAAAATTCAAGGCAATTTTACCAGAAGATAAAGATAAAGCTAAAGAATATGTATTAGAAATGATAAAACATATAACAGACGGTATTGACGAAACAGAAGAAATGGAACAATTCGATGAAATAACAGAAGCAATAGATTATATCAAAGAGCTTAAAGAAAGTAACGGAGTAAACGAAGAATATGTCAGTCTAAAAGACGTAATAATAAATGATTCTGTAATGAACAAAATCGAACAAACTTTAAAATTCTTAAATAAAGATGAAAAATATAGAGCAATAGGTGCTAAAACACCGAAGAATTTATTATTATATGGACCAGCAGGTACTGGTAAGACTCTTATAGCTAAAGCACTAGGCTGCGAATCTGGACGTAAGGTATATACAGCGTCAGCCGCAGAGTTCGCTGAAAAATATGTAGGCGTAGGCCCTAGAAGAATAAGAGACTTATTTAATGCAGCTAGAGATAATCGCCCAAGTATAGTATTTATAGATGAAATAGATTGTATAGCAATGAAAAGAACAGGTGATAGAAATGGCGAAGATATCAAGATGTTAAATCAACTATTAACAGAATTAGATGGAATAGCTGATAATAAAGACATAACAGTTATCTGTACTACTAATAGACTAGACATGTTAGATCCAGCATTTATAAGAGCTGGAAGATTTGATAGAAAAATAAAAATAGAAAAACCTAATTATGAAAATAGAATCAAGATGTTTGAGTTATATCTTAGTAAAGTAAAACATGATAATAAAATAGACTTAAATATATTAGCAGATATAACATCAGGTTGTAATGGTGCTGATATACAAACTATAGTAAATGAATCCGCTATATTAGCAGTGGATAAAGAATTAAACAAAGTAAGCATGGATGAGCTTACAGAAAAAGCAGAAGAAATAATGCAAAGCAACAGAGATTCAAACCTAGAAGTCAACGCTATAGGATTTTAAAATAAAATAAAACAAAGGAGATGTGTATTTTGCTTATAGTTAAACTTTTTTTATTACAAATGGCTGATACAGCAATAGATTGTGCTACTGAAGCAATCTTATTTGGTATCCCTAAAGATAAAAACGATATAACACAAGAAAGTGTACAAAGACTAACTCAATATATAAAGGAGATGTAATCTTGTGTATCGGTTACAGAAGATGTTTAAGAGCTTTTTAAAGCTCTTAACAACTCCTAGAGTAGGTAATCTAATTAAGTTGTGTGTTCTTAATAAGATGTACTACAAAGGAGAAATAGATTTAGCAACTAAATTTGATAAATTAAAGGAAGGTGAAGTGTATGATTGTCGTAAATTGTACAACTGAAGAATATCACAACTTAATCGAAGCATTTGAAGGCAGTATTTGTTGTCCATTTAAAAATAATCCAAAAATAAAATGCACGTTAGATTATACTCAGAAACCCATAGAAGGTGAAGCTGAAGCTACATGTATCCCATGTTTAAAGAAAAATATAGTATGGATAATCGAAGATTAGGAGGTATTATCTAATGAAAAATAAAAAAGATATGATGGCAAAATGTGAAAATGAAATACAAAAATGTAATAGCAAAATAAAAGACTTAAGAGATACTGAATCAGAAGAATTAGTAGAAGTAGTTAAACATAAAGAAAAAGTAAAAGACGATTTACAAAATTTATATAAATAAGAAAGAGGAGAAAGATTATGGTAAGAAAATTAAATATAGGAGACAAAATAAAAATAAGACCTAATATTCATGTAGGTAAATACGGAATAAACTCTGTAGTAGCAAACATGGTTCAATATGCAGGTCAAACTGCTACTATTGAGCATGCCTATGACGTAACCAGGGTGATAAAAGGTGAAAAGATCAACTCTAGAGAGTACATCATAGATTTAGATGACAATTATTATTCATGGACTATGGAAATGTTTAATACTGATTTCGAAGATAGCGAAATAATAGAACAAGTAGAAAATATATTAGGCATAACTAAAGAAGAATTGAGACAGGATTATATAACAAACTGTTCAAGCAATAATCCTACAGAACAAGACTTAATTGACTATGCAAAAGATAAGTTTAAAGATTTCTTATAAGGAGTGTAATGATGATGTCAAATGAAACTAATTTAAAACCTCATACGATCGTAAAAATCAGAGAAGATCTTAAACAAGGTCTACACAATGAACATTACGTGACTAAAAAAATGCTAGACTTTAAAGGAATGCTAGCAACTATAACAGAAGTTGTTCCACTAGATAACAATGACGAAGATTTTTTATACAGTTTATCTGTAGATAACGGTCGTTATTGGTGGAAACAAGAAAACTTCGAAGAAGGAACATATTCGCCAGTAATGTTTCTAGCTAACGAACTAGGTTTAACATACAATGAAATAGTAAGTGATTATAAAAACAATACTGGTAAAAATGAAGGAGATGTTGTCATCGATGAAGAATTAGAAGAATATATCAAAACTAGATATGGTAAATTCTTATAATAAATAAAATTTAGGAGGAATACAAGTATGGAAAAACATGATCAAGAACAAATAATAGAAAAAGCTGTAGATATAGCTTCAGAAGCTATAAGCTCTGCAATGGCAGATGAAAGATTTGAACACTTATCAGACACAGAAAGAGCATTAGCTGTAGTACAATCAGTCGCTATGGGTGGAATGATAGCATTAAATACATTAGCAGACTTATTCGGTGAAGATTTTGTAGAGCAAGTAATGTCTCTGTTAGAAAAAATAGGAGAAGCAGCTTCAGCTGCAGACGAATTACATGGTCATGACCATGACATGTTTTCTGACATAGATACTGACATGGATGATGAAAGATAAGTAATATCAACACTTACAACATAATGGCATAAAATAATATGTTTTATGCCATTTAATGAAACAAACCTAGTCGTAGGTAACGACAATAAAGGAGATATAAATATAAGAGTTGATTCTTACAATATAGTTAATGAGTAAGGTGATAATATGATAGTAGTACTAGTAGGAAGAATGGCATCAGGGAAAGACACTATACTAAATGCTATTCATAACAGAACAAAAATACCTGTACTTGTAAGTCATACAACAAGACCTATGAGACCAGGAGAAACAGATGGTAAAGAATATCATTTTGTAGATAACAATACATTTAAAAGAATGTACGATCAGCATGAGTTTATAGAATACAGAGTTTATAGACCAGCCAATGGAGAAATATGGTTTTATGGACTTACTGAAAAAGAAGCAAAATGTAAAAACTTATCCATGGTAATCATGGACCCAACAGGATATGAAGCGTTAACGAAGCGCTTCGGTAATGAAAACATAATAGGTATACTATTAGAAGCTGACAAAGAGACAATATATAATAGAGCAATATTGCGTCATGGAGATAGTATTGAAGAAATAAATCGTAGAATAAAAGATGACGATAGAAGATTCAATAAGTTTGAAGAAGAACATAAAGAATGTCATAAAGTTTATAATAATAATGATAGAGGTATAAACGACGTAGTAGATGAAATTATAGATATAATAGAAAAAAGCCTGTAGAAACACAGGCTTAAATTATATTTTCTAAATGTATATAGAATTCTGAATCTTTATTGTTTTCAACATAACCTATGCATTCTATAGTATTTACTCTTATCTGATGATCAGAACAATTAAAGTATCTAGCTATAGCATCATTAATAGGTTTTTGAAGATTATCTGTATCAAATTCTTTAGGACATTTAATATAGATAAACAATGCTAATGGGCTATGAAAATCTAATTTATCTTTCAATGGTTCTAACAATTGGTAAGGGAAGTTTTTCTTCCATGTGTTATATGATTTTGTACAACGCATCTTATTGCCACTAGTTGCACAATTGTAATAAGGATTAGGTTCATACATGTAGTTAACACTAAAAGTAGGATACTCAATATGTATAGCGTTTTCTAATGCCATATTTCTCATTGCTTCCATCATAAGTTGTATCTCAGACTTATTGTTGTAATATGGAACAGTATCCTCACTTTTAAGTTGTTTACATGTATCATCTAACCATTCTAAGAATAAAGGTGATACATCTATACTATTAGTAGAAATTAATTTACGTACACCATCTATAGTTAATAGTTTATACTTTATAGCTTTAAAGTCTTCTATTAAATAGTCGTTATTCCATTTAGCAACGCATTTATTAATATCTTTTATATTTAAAACTTTAGCTACGTCAGATAAAAAAGGTTTAAATCCATTGTTATAATATCCAAAACGTACGTCTCCATATAATGCATGATTCTTTTTAACTATATTCATCTTATCAATCTCCCTCGTATTTTATTTTTTCTTATAATATAGATTTATTAATAAAAATATATTGATAAGTAATATAAAAATAGAATATAAGTATTGGAGGGATAAGTATGTCTAAAAGAATCGAGCATATATTCGAAGACGGCATCGAAAAGAAAAGATGCTCAAGATGTAAACAATATCTTCCATTAGATCATTATCTTTATAAAGCAGACCGCTGGGATAAGCTTAGTAATGAATGTATACGTTGTATAAGCATACGTAACAAGAGAAGAGCAAATCCAGAGTTTAATATACCAGAAGATATAGAATCTCCAGAGGAAATTAAAGAATATTTAGATAATGTACGTGGTAAGAAAACTAAACCAGACCCTATATATAAAAGATAAACAATGGAGGTGATATAATGGCTAAAAAAAAGAAAAAGAAAGCAACAACTAAGTCTAAGATGAAAAGAACTAATAAGAAAACATCTAATATTATGTGCTATGCTCCATTTCAATTACAGCCAGGATGTAGTCATAATATAAAGCCATGTGGAAAACCGTCAGGCGGCGGTGGCGGTAATCCGCCAACAATATCAGGAGGCTTCTGATGAAGAAAGATTTTATTAATCAACAGATAGAAATATATGGTGAGCCAGATATAGGAAAGACCGAATACGCTTTATCCTTATTAGATAAAGATGATGTAGTCGTATATATAGATTCAGATAGAAAACTAAGACGTGAGCAAGTTCCTGATCTACCTGGATTTTATATTATGTATCCTCGAAATGTATTAGATATTTTTGAAATGGTAACCAAAGTTTCTAAATTTGTAGACGTTATTGTGATTGATAGCCTTCCCACTATTAACAATAAAGGTGAGGCTATGATAAATAATAAAGCATTTGAAAAAGATGTTATCTCGTATGTACAAGACATTATAAGCATATGTAAAAAGAATAAATGTACTATCATCATTGTTAACCAAATTAGATTCAATGGAAAGAAAAATGTAACTTATGGAATAAAACGATTGGGGTTATATTATTCCATAAGAATTGAGGTATTACAGGACACAATTAATATTCATTATAGATAAATTTATAATATAAAATGGAGGGAATAGAAAAATGAAACATGAAGCAAGAGAAACAAATATGCTTAACCGCAGACTTAACAAGGTGATGGAAGGTAGATATTTATATGTAATATTTACATATGATTCCAAACAAAAAAGATTAGTATATACAGATACTTGTTCTACTTTAGAATTAGCTAAAAAGAAATTAAATAAATATGCTATCGAAAGAATACCAGCAGTAAAAGCTATAAGAAGCTTAGGAAGCAAATATAATGCAGTATACTTATTAGAACACAATGGAGATGTAACACCAGTTTATACTTTATACAGAGCTACAGAAAAAATAAATGAAATATACAAAGCTGAATATAAGACTAAAGTAAGAAAAGGTGACAAAGAAGTAGATAGCGGCTATATAGGATTTGCATATAATTCTAAGACAGATAGTTATATATGTACACGTTTATATGATGATTCATTAAATGTTAAGAAACATATAAGCAAAAGATATGGAGTAGACAGAAAATCAATAGAAATATTAGACGTAATCAAAATAAGAAGAGGTTTTAGATTTATAGATAAGAAATATGCAGACTTTACTAAATTAAAAGAAGTAAAGAAAGCATTATTAGATAACCAAAAATTATCTACAAAAGAATTACTACAAAATGAATTAGACTCTGGTAATTCTAAAGAAGTAGTAGAAAGAATACTATCTAATTTAACAGAAGAAGAAATGGTTAATCTATTATCTAAAATAAAAGAAGAAAAATAATTAATATTTTTTTAAAACTTTTGTATATTAGTAATTAAATAAAATCAAAAATGCAGGTAATACAGAAATACCAGACGCACACAGCAAATATTTAAATTAACTTTAAAGGTGAAAAAGTATAATGGATGCGTCTAGCATAATTTTTCATAATAATTACCTTAACTGTTTTAGACACGCACAGCAAAATATTATTATATTCAAATGGGTGAATGATTAATAACTGTGTCTAGTAAAAATATTTTATAAAAGTTGATAATTAAAAACAGGATGAATATATTATGTAATAGAAAGACACACACAGCAAAATATTCAAATTATACAAAGGATAAAAAACAATTGCATTGGACATATGAATGTGTCTAGAAGAATTCTCTTTCATAATTTTTCTCCCCTTTTATAAATATACAGTAGGTTTCCCCCTTTTAACCTACACTAGGGAATAGAACGGAAAACTATTCCCTATTTTTTTGGAGAGGTACTCAAGCTGGTTAAGAGGACAGTTTGCTAAACTGTTAGGCCGTAAGGCGCGTGGGTTCGAGCCCCACTCTCTCCGCCATATGACCTATTAGTCAAGTTGGTTAAGACACCATCCTTTCACGGCGGAAGCAGGAGTTCAAATCTCCTATAGGTCACCAATAACGAGGTGTAGCTCAGTGAGTAGAGTGCATGGTTTGGGACCATGATGCCGAGAGTTCGATTCTCTCCACCTCGACCAATAACAAAACATACTGGAGTTTCGTTCAACGGTTAGGACATGGGACTTTGACTCCCAAAATAATAGTTCGAGTCTATTAACTCCAGCCAAGGATGGTTACTCTAATTGGTAAGAGACTGGTCTTGAAAATCAGCGTAGGCGTAAAAAACTGATCGGGGTTCGAGTCCCTGACCATCCGCCATAATATTCTCCCATAGCTCAGTTGGTAGAGCAATCGGCTGTTAACCGATGTGTCGCAAGTTCGAGTCTTGCTGGGAGAGCCAGTTTGGTATTTAATATAAGTTTATATACCTTGAGAACATATTGTTAAATACCATTTAAACTACCAGATCTTTTCTAAACTCAGCATAATAAAACCTCTAGTAATTTATTATCTGGTAGTTCTTTTTAGCGAGATGATGCAGTGGTTAGCAATCAAGGCTCATAACCTTGAAGTCGTGAGTTCAAATCTCACTCTCGCTACCATTTTTTTGAAAACTTCATAAAAATTAGTGTTGCCATGTTTGACTAAGAGTTGCCCCTCGAACACATGGTTTTTAAATTATAGGAGCGTAGTGTAATTGGCAAACACAGTGGACTCCAAATCCACTTTTGAGGGTTCAAATCCTTCCGTTCCTGCCATTTAATTCTTTGCTACTGAGAAGAGGATGAGGATGGGATATAGCAACACTAAAAAAAGTGCATGCCAATTATTGAATAGTTGCTATATACGGGGCAAAGAATATAGCTGCTACATAAGAGCAGACTCTAATGAACTGGTGAATTACGTAATAAATCCAGATATCTACGTTGCTTAGATATAGTTCAGACTTATGATGCTTCTGAACGATAGACGGATAAGGGAAAACCGATACGCAATTGTATCTGCTCGCGATTATTACTGCGAGGATATAATTGCACCCATCAGTGGTAACCCAGCAACTAACCTATATTGTAGCGAATATAGGTGAAAAATGATAGATAAACTTTACTGAATGATCAACAGTAAAGTAATTAGCTATTAAGGTAGGTAGCACCGTAGCTCAACACGGTAGAGCAGGTTTTAACTAACAAAACCAAATGCAGGTTCGAATCCTGTCGGGGCGACCATATTAACTTAATAGCTAATTAATGCTATCAGTAATTTAAATAATTCCATGCGGACATAGCCCAATTTGGTTGAGGCGCAACTAAAAATGTATCTAGTACCACAGATACTAACAGCAAGATTATTCAGGAAGAGTTGATGATATAAGTTCGAATCTTATTGTCCGCACCATAATATGCTAGCGTAGCTCAAACGGTAGAGCACCCGCCCAAAAAATATATCTAGACCAATAGATATTAACAGCAAGAAATTTTACCAAGCAGGAGGTCGCAAGTTCGAATCTTGTCGCTAGCAACATTTACATGCCAACGTAGCCAAGAGGTAAGGCGTCCGCTGTTCTAATGAATGTATCTAGTACTCAAGATACTAACAGCAAACTTTACAATAGAGCATCAAAATCCAATCGGATAATCGTAGGTTCGAATCCTATCGTTGGCCAAGTTAAGCACGAACAGCATTTTTATATTTTACATATATTAATAAATAGTGCTTAGTATAACTTAAAGACGCATACAGCAAATAATACAAAATAGAAGAAAATAAACAAAAATTATACCTCTGAAAGCTCTACAGTTTTTGCATAATGAAACTCCTTTTAATTATTATTTTATTGTTGTTGTGATTAGTACATAACAGTATGACCTCTGCGCGTCTTGAAAGAATACGAGCCACCTTATGGTGGCTTAATAAATTTATAGGAGGAATTGTAATGGGAAAATACAATGTAAACAAAGAAAACATGACATTAACAGCTAATGGAGCTAACACACATGTTACTACACACAATGAATGTTTAGATTTCTTCGCATTAGGCGGAGCCATGAGAGAGAAAACAGAACAAGATATATTAAACTTATTTAATGCAGCATATGCATCTGATAAGTTATTAGCAATGAAGCTTTTATTCTATATAAGAGATATACGTGGAGGACAAGGAGAAAGAAGAACATTTAGAATCATATTAAATGACCTTGCTAAATTTGACCCAGCTACAATAAGTAAGAACCTTGAGTTAATACCTGAATATGGTAGATGGGATGACTTATATGCATTAGTTGATACACCATTAGAAAAAGAGATGTTTAGCTTTATCAAGAAACAGTTTAATCTAGATAGAATAAGCAATACACCATCATTACTTGCTAAATGGTTAAAATCAGAAAATGCATCATCAGCTGAAACAAAAAAATTAGCAACTAAAACTCGTAAAGCTCTTAAGCTTAGTCCTAAACAATATAGAAAAGAGTTATCAAGATTAAGACAACGTATAGGTGTAATAGAAAGACTTATAAGTGAAAACAAATGGGATGAAATAGAATATGACAAAATACCATCTAATGCTGGTTTTAAATATTCTAATGCATTTGCTAGACATGATTATGAAAGATACAGTGCTTTCTTAGAAAGAGCTAAAAATGTTAATCTAAGATCAGTTAATGCAGAAGCTTTATACCCATATGAAATAGTTAAAAGAGCATGTAAATATATCGATTACTGGAGCTATGATAGTATAACTCAAACAGAAAGAGATGCATTAGAAGTTTATTGGAAAAACTTAAAAGATTATTTTGCTGGTCAATCTGAAAACTACAGTGCTATATGTGTAGTAGATACATCTGGTTCTATGGAAGGTACGCCATTAGAAGTAGCTTTATCATTAGGATTATATACAGCAGAAAGATGTAAAGGTCCTTTCAAAGACACATTTATAACTTTCTCAAGAAATCCTCAACTACAACAAGTTGTTGGTGAAGATGTATACGCTAAGCTAGAAAACATGAGCAGAGCAGACTGGGATATGAATACAGATATCAAAAAAGTATTTGACCTATTATTAAACAAAGCAGTAAAAGGCGGATTATCTCAAGAAACATTGCCACAAAATATCTTTATAATATCTGATATGCAGTTTGATTACTGTGCTAGATATGAAGGAAGTAATGCTAATACTTTATTAGAAAATATAGCTGAAGATTGGAAAGCTGCAGGATATGAAATGCCTCACTTAATATTCTGGAATGTTAACGCTTCATCTCGTAACATACCAGTTCTAGGTAAAGGTAGAATATCATATGTAAGTGGTTTCTCACCATCTATATTTGAAGTAGTGCTATCTAATAAGACAGGTTACGATTTAATGCTAGAAGTATTAAATAGCGAAAGATATTCTAAAATAACAGTATAATGAAAGCCACCTTTTATGGTGGCTTTTTTAAAATTGCGCAAAACACAGTTTAAAAGATAAGCTTAAGGAGGAGTATATATGAAATTAATAGGATTACTAAATGACTTTAGTGACGAAACAATAATATACTATAATAAGGAAGATGGTAAATATTACCATGATAAATGCGAAAATACTATCTGCGATAAATTCATGACTGAATTCATTCACTATTTGAATAATCCGTGGGAAGAAACAGGATGCATTAATCTTAATATTAAACATGAAAAAGAAGAGACACTAGCTATTCTATCTGTAATCTGTTATGACACTATAACTGCATCTCTATATGGACATGGTAAAACTGCAAACGATGCTGTAAAAGATTTAGAAGCAACTTATAAAGAATTAAAACAGCGTTTTGACAAGTAAACACAATATTGGAGGGAGAACATTATGGACGAAAAATTTAAATACAATCAAAGATTAAGAGTAACGTATAAAGATCTGAAAGGATTTATGGAATCAAAAGGATATTACATGTACAGACAAAAGAATAGTACGCATACTATTTTTAAGAATAAAACAGGAAAGAGTATACCGATACCGTATAAGCACGGTACCATTTGTCAAGGAACTGTATCTAAAATTCTGAAACAGATGGGTGAAGATCGATCTGAATTAGCTAGATATTTATATGAATAGAAACTTATTTATATGAAAACATTCTATGAGATTATATTTATAAAGGAGGAGCTATTTATGAAAGTATCTGTTATTGGTAAGAAGAAGCCAGAAATACAAGTAAGAGTACAAGGACAAGTTAAGAAAGAACAAAAAGGTATATACAATATAAAATTATAAGAGATGAGGTGTTATTATGAATGAATTTAGAAACATTATAATCAGTAGTAAAAAGAATATAGCTATTGGTGTGAACTATCCAGACCAAGCTGTATCAAATAAGAAGATTAAAATTAGATGCTTAAAATATTCAGGTGAAGCATTACCATTTACTGATCACAATCAAGCTTCTAAACTTAATAGTCTTTATTTGCTTAATAAATATTTAACAAAAATAAAACAAATAAAAGAAAAGGATAATTCAATTTCATGTAGAATTATAATAAATAATACTCTATATAAAACAATCACTAAAGGCACATATAAAGAATGGGTCAAAACAGGTTGTTATCACAGCAATAAGAAACCGTTAAATGAAAACGAAATAGCTTTATGGAGAAAATTCGGTGAATTATATTCTGAATTATTCTTTGATATAACATTTGCAGATTTAAATTTCTATAAATTAAATAATATTAAATATAACTACGTAAACGTTATATATGCTAAAAAGGTTATAGATAAGATGGAAAATATAATGAAAGAATATGAAAATTCTGAATTAGACAAACTTTTTAACGAGATTTTATAATTTTTACAGACAATACTATATTATAGAGTATAATAGGCTCTCCTATTAAACTTTCTCTGTAATATTTAATCCCATATAAAGCTAGAGTATTACAGCTCTAGCTTTATCCATAAGGAGAGTGAGATATATGGAAACATACGGCTATATACCAGATATAAGCCCAGAACAAGCCAAAGAGCTAGATAAGCTCAATACAATGTATAAATTCATATGTATCGATTTAACGACAGATGAAGTAGAGAAGGTTTTACTGGAATATTTAAAAGACAATCTAGATTTAAATCTAAGATTGTTAGACTGTACATTGAATTTTGATTTAGTAGAATCAGACAATATTATTTCCTACTGGGAAATATTAAACGTGAGTATTAATCAAAATAATGAATCATATGAAGAAATGAAATATGTGGAAAAAACAATAAATGATTATTTTGGTAAAAATGCTATGTATGAAATATCTGATGGAGAATATCAGTTATCCTCAAAAAAGATTTTCAGAATGATTTTTGAAAATGCTTATCCTAAGCCTACAAGTACTGGCTATGCATTAACTGTCTCTTATGATAATGTAAAAGACTTTATTGATAGTCCAGCATGTAGATATATACTATGACAGTAAAGGAGATAGAGTATGGAAGGTTATAAATGCCCTTATTGTGGCACAGATTTAAGTACAGGCATGCTAGCTATAGCACCAACAAATCTTTATGGAGAAGACTATAGATATGTTATGTGTAGAGAATGCTATAATTTCCTATTATTTAAACTTAAGAACTTTAGATTTTATAAGCTACCTAATAGGAAAGCAGAATATGATGCAATAAAAGAATTCGATAAAATCATAAAAACAGACTTAGCAGAAGATGAGTTAAACTTAATCGATTTACTAAAGGACGTAGCTAAAACACAGAACAAATTGCATTAAATTATTTGATTGGAGATGATTTTTGTGAATATATATTTAGACACATCTGTATTAATGCATTCTACGACTAGGTTAGAAAAACTTATAGAAGAAGGCAATAAATTAGTAGTATGTACTCTAGTTTTGGAAGAACTAGATAATCATAAAGATGGTAAAGACGGTGAAAAAGCATTTAAAGCTAGAACTGCTATAAAATTCTTAAAGAAATATGAAGACCAAATAGAATTTACAACATCAGATGGTTGTCAAGCTGAAGCAATAAAACGTTATGAGTTTGACCCTAATAAACCTGACAATAAAATATTAGAAGCGGCTATAATATACGAAATCGAAACTGGCGAAAAACTAGAAATCTATACTAATGACATAAGCATGTCAATAAAAGCTAGACGATTAGGACTTGAATGTTTAACTCCAGAATATGAAGAAGATAAATCATATAAAGGATATATAGAAATAAAAGGTACTGAAGAAGAAAATGATTATACTCTTAAAGAGTTAATGGTATCTGATACATTACATCCAAATCAATATATTATAGTAACAGATACAGATTATGAAGAAAATGGTGAAATATTTGAAAGATCATATGCTGTTAAATGGACAGGTGATGATTATGCAGAAACAATAATACCAAGAAGTAAAGAACTTCAACCTAAAAACATGCCACAAGCATGTGCAATAGACTTAATGTTCAGCAAAGATATACCTATAAAAATAATCTGTGGTGGTTATGGTTCTGGTAAAACATACATAGCTGTTAAAAGTGCAGAAGAATTAATAAACAGATACTTCTGTTATTCAAAACTACTATTAGTTAGAAATCCTATACCAGCTGACAATATAGACATAGGAGCTTTACCAGGAACTAAGCATGATAAAGTAGGTAGCTATTTCCAATCTATGACTCAATATCTAAGTGATGTCTCTTCTAACATATACGAGGATTCTTTTGATCCAGATAATTTAGAAGCAGCCAAACGTAGAGGGTATCAATTAGAAATGGAAATACCATCATTCATGAAAGGTAGATCTGTAGATGATACATTAATGATAGTTGATGAATGTGAAGATTTAAATCTGAAATTAATCAAACTATTAGGAACAAGAATAGGTAATAATTCCGCTATAGTATTAACAGGAGATTGGCATCAAGCAGAACAACAATATAAATATGATAGCGGTATATCTAAATTAATAGAACAAACTATAGACGACCCACTTGTCGGTATAGTTGTTCTAGACGAAGACGTTCGTTCTTCTGTATCTAAGACTTTTGCGAATTTAAAATAAGACATAAGTGTAATAAAAGGAGACAGAGTATGAGTGAAAATATAAGATTAACGTATATTCCATATAGTAGTATGGACGAAGGATTTTATCAAAGTATAGTAGAGATAGCAGAGTGTAGTGACTGCATGGCTAATCCTTTTATATTATACAATAACGAACTAGACATAAATGTAGAAAATTTAGATTCTATAATAAATAAATATACAGAATATATAGACGCAGATGAACTATATGACAAAATAGATGAAATAACAAAAAATGAAAGCGAAGGCACAATAATATTATATGGCTTTGACATATCTCTAGATGACATAAGAGAAGATATAATACCTCTAATAAATGAGAATATGTACTTATCTATAAATGTAATAGTTGAAGACGACAATTATGCTTGCTCATCATCAATAAGCTTACCAATGAGTATAGCTGATGAATCAGATGAAGAATGGAGCGATCATAAAGAAGAAATAGATGATGAATTAAAAAGAATAGGTTTATTATATCAAAAGCTAAATAGCTTATTTAAAGGTCTTACTAGTGATGGAAAGAACAAGAAAAAAGCTAAACAAAAAGAACTTGAGGCACCTAAAGAAGTAAAACTGTTAGAATGTGACATACCATCAAACAAAGAAAAATTAACTCCAGCAGACAAAGAACAAGAAAACATAGAAGATTCAGAATTAGATGAAAACTTCGTATGTTATACATATGAAGATGTAACCAATATAGTTTCAGTGGTTAGATCAGGAAACGTATTTAGCATAGAAGATGACGACAACAGAGTAGAATTTGACAAAAAAGCTTTAGACTTCATAATAGAAGCATTAATGAAATTCTACGATAAATAGGTTTAATACAAATGGGGATAGATGAAGCTATCCCCTTTAATATTAAAAGACATTGGGAGGTTTTTATGAGAACAGTATTTAACGAAACTGAAAGTTTATTTGAATCTTCTAAGACTGTACAACTGTCTAATGAAGAGTTAGTGAGTTTAATTCAAGAAGGTGATGGCGATACTGACAAATATTGGTATATGTTATATAATCAAACTAAGGATAGTATCTATAGAGTCTATCATAATGTAGTCCACACTTATTATAAGTCAAATTATAAGGACGATATATTATCTATATTAAAAGTAGGATGGGCTAAAGCCGTGAATACTTTTAACAATAAAAAATGTAAATGGTTCGTTTCATGGGCTATGTTGCTTATGGAAAGAGAATATATTAACTTCGCTAAACGTAGAACTAAAATACGTGAAGGTAAATCAGTTAAAGCTGAATGCCTAGGATGTCTTAATAATTCTTTCCTTAATTCTCAAACAAGCGACAAGGCATTAAACGAAACTATAGACAATATATTAATAGATAGACCAAGCGAAGAAGTATATCATAAATTTGAAGTTGAAATGCTTGTCCAACAAAAATTAAAGCTTTTAAAGAAATATCACCCAGTTAGTTATGAGATGATAGTTGACAGTTTTTACAACGAAAAGACACAAACACAAATAGCTCAAGATTTTGATATTAAACAAGCTAGCGTATCTCGTTATATAAAGATAGGGAAAAATTTCCTAAAAGATATAATATCTAAACAAGAAAAAGAAGCTTGTTTATATACTACTAAATAAATTTAAAATTAGAGAGGAGAAATCAATCATGGCATTAATACCAAGTGTTGTAAGTAAAACTAGTGAAGGTGAAAGAGTGTATGACATATACTCTAGACTTTTAAAAGATAGAATAATATTTTTAGGAGACGAAGTAAACGATACTACTGCTAGTTTAGTAGTAGCTCAATTATTATTTCTAGAAGCTGAAGATCCTGACAAAGATATATATTTATATATAAATTCTCCAGGAGGAGTTGTTACAGCAGGTATGGCTATATATGATACTATGCAATATATAAAACCAGATGTATGCACTGTATGTATAGGAATGGCCGCATCAATGGGTGCATTCTTATTAGCTGCAGGTGCTAAAGGTAAAAGATATGCATTACCTAATAGTGAAATAATGATACATCAACCTCTAGGTGGTACAAGAGGTCAAGCTACAGACATAGAAATACACACAAAAAATATCTTAGACACTAAAAAGAGATTAAATACAATACTTTCTGAAAGAACTGGTAAAGATTACGAAACAATATGCAAAGATACAGAAAGAGATAACTTCATGACAGCAGAAGAAGCTAAAGAATATGGTTTAATAGACGAAGTTAAAAACAACAGATAAGAGAGGTGTATAATAATGGCGACTAGTAATTTTCTAAAACAACAAAACAAAAAGAAATGTTCTTATTGTGGAAATGAGTACACAAAAGAAGATATGATAAAAAAAGGAATATTAGTTTTTAAAGGTAGTACGTTAGATGAAAACGGAGAACCTGTTAGAATATGTTCTAATTGTATAAAAGCATGTAATGAGATATATCAAGCTAATATAAACAAGATAACTTCTAAGAATGGTACATTAGATGTATCTTCTATGACTCCATCAAAAATAAAACATCATCTTGATGAATGGGTACTAGATCAAGAAAGAGCTAAAACAGATATATCTACTGAAATATATAATCAATTCAAGAGACTTAAAAGAATAGCAGACAATCCTGATGCTAATAAAAATCTAAGAATAGAAAAATCTAATATGATATTAATAGGGCCTACTGGTGTTGGTAAAACAGAATTAGTAAGAAGCTTATCCGCCTTATTAGATTTACCTTATACTATACAAGATGCTACATCATTTACTAGTGCAGGATATATAGGTAGAGATGTTGATGAAATATTAAAAGACTTATATAATGCAGCTGGTAAGAATATAGAAAAAGCACAAAAAGGTATAGTATTCTTAGATGAGTTTGACAAATTAAGAAAAAGCAATACAAGAACTGGACAAAAAGATGTTGGAGGCGAAAGTGTTCAACAAGCATTACTAAAAATAATAGAAGGTGGAGAATTTGATGTTAAGAAAGATAAAATGGGATCTAGTACTTTCAAATTCGACACAAGTAATGTACTATTCATATTAGGAGGAGCATTTGTAGGTATAGACGAAATAGTCAATAAGAGATTAAAGAAAAATAAAAATGCTCCAGCAAATATAGGATTTGGTGGTTCTCCAGAAGCTAAGAAACCTGTAGACTACAATTCTATAGCTGAAGATATATGCCAAGAAGATTTAAAAGAGTTTGGTATAATACCAGAAGTTCTTGGTAGATGCCCAGTAATAACTACATTTAAAGAATTATCAGAAGAGACATTAGTAAGAATATTGACAGAACCAAAACATGCTATAGTAAAACAATATCAAGCGTTATTTAGCATGGACAATGTAGACTTAGAGTTTACAGAAGAAGCATTAAAAGAAATAGCTAAAAGAGCTAAGAAAAGAAAAATAGGAGCTAGAGCATTAAGAAGTGAGTTACAAGAAATACTTAAGACTGCAATGTTCGAAGTTCCAGATATGGATAATGTAAGAAAAGTACTGGTTACTGTCGATGACGATAAAATAGTATGCAAATACGAAAATGCAATCTCAGAAGAGATGTAAACGATAGCCCTGTACAAATAGCAGGGCTACTTTTTTTATTACAGAAAGGAGAATAAAAAATTATGAAAGGTCAACATAAAGAAATGATCAATAAGCAAATAAATATACTAATATCAGAGGTAGAAGAAATATCTAATGTAGCAGAAAGAGCTAAAGTAAGAGCTTCTTTAATAGAAATAATGTTTAATATCGCTACATACGATAACATCGCTTTGGATACTGGTAAAGAATCTATTAAGGAAGATACTGCTAAAGAAGTAGTAGAAGAAGAAATAGACTTCACACCAGAAGATGTAGAAGAACAACCTGAAGATGTAAAAGAAGCAGTTGATGAACTTGCAGAAGGAGAACCAGAAAATGACCCATTTGATGATGCAGAAGAAATACCATTCAATCTTGAACAAACAGAACCAGAAAAAGTAACAGTTGAAGATGACGAAGGCAATGTATTTGATATAACAGAAGAATATAATTATCTAGGAGATGACCTAGAAGATGAAGATAAAAGAGAAATATGCTTACAAATTAAAGAATATGACTCTTTTGAAGATTATAAATTATTAGATATGTTACCTAATGGTTACTCTCGTTCTATAATAGCTTTAACTATGACAGCTTTAGGAACTGATGTTGTAGACCAAGCAGTAGAAGCATTCAATGATGGTCATTATGAAAATCTGTTCAAATTCTTAAACGCTAATAACTGCGACGAGTTCGCTCAATATTTAGTAGATAATTATTTTGAACAATAATATATTAATTATTAATGAAAGGTCCATTCCAGCCTTGATTGTAATCTAAAATGGAAAGCCCCTAAGTGGGCTTATTTTTAATTAGGTAAATTCGAAAGGAGAATAATAATATGAGAAGAGCAGTAATATCAGGAAGAATAGCACATTTTGGACAAAAATTTATACCAGCAGAAGGAGAAAAATCAGCATTTGCAACAGCATTTGTTAATGTTTCAATGGACAGAAGAGATGAAGAAAGTGGTTACACAGAAACTAAACCTATGAAAATAATAGGTAACGGATGGTTAGCAGAAAGAATGAATAACTTCGCTGCAGGAGATCAAATATACCTAGAAGGTAGATTGGAAATGGAAAGAGACTATACAAATAGCGAAGGCGAATTAATAAAAGGTGGTTGGATAATAAGAACTGACTTTATAGATAACTGGGGTAGTCAATCAACTGCAACAGCTACTAAACCATCAGCACCACATAAAGGTGGAGCAGTAGCACCTAAAAAAGGAGCTACATCTGATAAAAAAGTTGCACCAGGCAAAGGTATAAAAATGCCACAAAGAGCTAAAAAAGCTGAAATGTAAAAAATTGTTGATAAAATAACAAAACTATAATATACTAAATATTAAAGATAGCGACATGTAGCGTATAACTATATCTATATGTCGCTTTATTTTACCCATGCAGATGATTTAGCTCGTAGACCTTAGCTAATGAGCTTGATGCAAAGGAAGCATTGACGATAAGCTTGATAATTATCGTTAGCTCTCAGTTATACGGGAGATTCAGACGGCCATCTGAATAAGGGCTTGAACCGTATATAGGATTGATTTCTATCCCAGATAATTAGAAATCTCAGATGATTTTGCAGGGCAAGTTCGAATTAAATTAAGAGAGGAAAATGCCATAAACCTCTGTAAAAAAATGACAGGTTAGTTGAGCCGATGCTATAAAATCAACAAGTATGAAGAGGACTGTTTCCCTATTTGCGCCGTTGGTATTCATACTGCTAGGTAGTGCTAACCAGGAAAGAGCAGGAGAGGTAGTGTCGTGCATTATAGGAATATAGTGCAGGTTGTATTCTTTACTCATATTGAGTTGCTAGGGCGATCTGTAGCGTAAAAGAATACCCGTTAAGGTAGACGAAATAGGGATTAAGATGAACGACCGACTGACGAAGTTCTTAATGTTTAAACCCTATTGTCTTATAGACCTATAATCTATTTGGCAGTAGGGAATAACTATGTCAATTTCACTCCCTCTTTCTGAAGTTCCTTTGGTCGGTAATCGATACCAAATTCTGGAATACGAGGAGAGTGCTGGAGTTCATTACAAATAAAGGAGGGATATTAAACATGGATGATTTTAATAAAATAATCGAGGATGGTCTTAATGCAATAGATGACGAGGTACAACAAGAAGAAGATATACGACAACAAGCGGAATATCTTACAAAGCAAATAATCGAAAAAGGACACGTACGCATAAATTACGAAAATAAGCAGTACGAGAACGAAGAAGACCGATACGAAGAATACGAGTTAGGAGTAAGACATAATAAGAACTATATTATACTAGTTGCTTCATCAATTACAAAAGCAGAGTTTGTCAGAAAGTATAATGAAACAGCTCTTGTTCCTAAAGTTTATACACCTGCTACATTCATAGCAGAGTATGATTCAGATTATACCTATGATCAAATAGTCAACACATTAGTAGCATCATTCTTAGCTAAGCTAGTAGGTAAATTCATAGTAGAAGAATTAAAAGACGATGATTTAGAAGGGGATGAATAGTTAATGGAGGAATCTAATAACAGAGTAAAAGTCTTAACAGACAGAGATCATGTCAGATTAAGACCAGGTATGTACTTACCAAATATTAATTATTTTGTATATGAATTAGCAGATAATAGCGTAGACGTTTATATGGACGGATACGGAGACTTAATAATAGTATCAATAGACGAACAAGGTAAAGTATCAGTTCGTGATTATGGACCAGGTTTACCAGTAATACCATCAGAACAATTCCCTGATATTCTTGAAGGTGAATTATGTATGGGTAACCTTAAAGCTGGTACTAAATTTACTAAAGACAATAAGAGAAAATCAGCAGGATTAAATGGAGTAGGAGCTTCATGTGTTAACTGTCTGTCTAAAACATTTGATGTAGAAGTCTATAAAGATGGTAAATTATATACTATGTCATTTGAAGAAGGACTAGTTAAAAAGCATTTAAGCTGTGACGGAGACACTAAAGAAGCAACAGGTACTTATATCGAATGTGTACCAGACAGAGCTATATGGGAAAAGCTTGATGATTTTGATATAAATCAAATCAATTCAAGAATGAAACAATTAGCTTATTTGAATCCTGGATTGACAATAGAATTAAATATAGATTATGAAGGACATGAAGTACATGAGAAATATTATTTTCCAGAGGGTGTCAAAACATATGTTGAAGAATTAGCTAAAAACAAAGATGAATTAACTGACATATGGTATGACATTAAAACCATAGATGTTGAACCTAATAGACCTATGGATATATATATGGCTCTTATGTATACAGATACTTATTCAGACACTATTTATGCATACACTAATAATGTCCTTAACACAAATCAATCATCATCACATATAACAGGTTTTAAATCTGGATTATCTTCAGCAATAAAATCTTATTATGATGATGTATCAACTAATAAGAACAAAAAGAATATCGTAGCAGAAGATACTCGTTTAGGTATCATAGCTATAGTATCAATCAAAGTAGCAGACCCACATTACATAGGACAAGGTAAAGATCAACTAGATGAAAAAGCAATAAGAAGTGCAATATACAGAGAAACTGAAGAATTTGTACTTGACCAATTAGATAAAAATCCAAATGAAGCAAAAATAATATTAAATAAAGTGCTAGAATCTTGTGGTGCAAGAGAAGCAGCAACGCGTGCTAAAGAAAATGCACGTAATAAAAAAGCATTATCTGGCGGTAAAGTAAATGGACTAACTAAATGTATCTCTAAAGATCCTGAAGATACATTTATATGGCTTGTTGAAGGAGATTCAGCAGGAGGTAGTGCTAAGAAAGCTAGAAACGAACAAATAGATGCTATATTGCCAGTGTTCGGTAAAATACCAAATACTTATAATATGTCTCTAGACAAAGTTTATTCTAGTGAGAAGATGGTATCAGTAATCAAAGCATTAGGATGCGGTATTGGTCCAGATTGTGATATAGATAAGCTTAACTATAAACATATCGTAATATTAACAGATGGTGACGTAGACGGATGGCATATACAATGCTTATGGATAACATTCTTCTATAAATATATGAGACCTGTTATAGATAATGGTTATTTATATATAGCTTTACCACCACTATTCACTATAGTTAAGAATCCTGGAACTAAAAAAGAAGAACATGTTTATGCATATACAATCGAAGAAAAAGATGAAGTAGCAGCTAAACTTGATTGTAAATATGAAGTAATGAGAAACAAAGGTTTAGGAGAAATGGACTGGCCAGAACTTCAACATTCTACTATGGATATTAATACTCGTAAGTTAATACAAGTGAAAATAGATGAAGATGAAGACAGTGCATTATGCTTAGATGTTTGTATGAACAGTAAATCTATACAAGCAAGAAAAGAATTTATATTACTAAACAACGAATAGGGGAGCGATATGAAAAATACTTATAAAGACATAGACGATTGTCCTATAAAAATAGGAGATATAGTAGCTATAGCTACAAATACAGGCTTAACAAAAGCTCGTATAATCGGAAAACACGAAACTCATGAAGATGTTTTATATCTTGTGACGATTCCTGGAAATAGAAAAGTACAACGTAAATCTAATTATTGTAGTTTTATTAAAGGAGAGGGGAGCGATATTAATGAGTGAAGAAATAAATAACAATGAAGCTATACTTCCTACAGAGTTAAGAGATGTTATGACTAATAATTATATAGCATATGCACAAGAAACTCTTAAGGAAAGAGCAATACCAGACGTAAGAGACGGGCTAAAACCCGTCCATTTACGTATATTATATTCAATGGAAGAATTAGGACTAGATCATAAAGCTAAATATAAAAAGAGTGCTAGAGTAGTCGGAGACGTTCTAGGTAAATATCATCCACACGGCAAACAAAAAAGATATTAAATAGTATGTAAATTACCCAATAATTACCAGTAATAGTCTTATAAGAACAAAACTTATAGGACGTGATGATATTGGGTAAAAAAATTATATTTTCAGAAGAACAAATAGAAAAAATAATAAAAATGTATAACGATGGAATATCAATGGTAAAAATTGCAGAACAGTTCAATTGTAGCAACAAAACTATCGGTAGATTACTAAAAAAAGAAAACATAGAATCCAGAGGCAATAGAAAGATATTTTTTAATGAAGAGATTTTTAATAATATCGATAATGCCGAGAAAGCATATTGGATAGGTTTTATAACTGCTGATGGTTATGTCAATGAAGACAGAGGTTTTTTATCTATTAAATTACAGTATAGCGATATTAAGCATCTTAAAAAATTTACTAAATTTATAGGATGCTCAGAAGACAATATTGTAATAGAATATCATAATATAACAGGGAAACCATTATGTCGAATATGTCTTAATAGCAAAAAATTAGTTAATTCATTAATTAGATTAAATATAAGACAAAATAAAAGCACAAATGAACATGTTGCTCCAATACCAAATGAATTTATAAAAGATTATATAAGAGGAATAATGGATGGCGATGGGCATATAGATAAAGAAAGAATTGATATATGTAATTCAATAGAAGTGTTGACTTATATAAAAGAATATTTGAATGAAAAATGTTATACAACAATAGGAAAAATATGCAATCATTGTAACACTCATAGAATTTTTATATGTAAAAATAGAGGATTAGTATTAAAACATTTATATTATGATAATTGTATATGTTTAGATAGAAAATATAATTTTATAGAAGAAAATTATTTAAAATTTTACCGTGTATAAATCAGGTAAAATCGGTTCCGACAGCTTAGGGTAAAATGGATGACCTAAGTATTGTGGTATAATCAAGAGAGGCTTAGTAATTAATTTATTATGCTAATACCGAGGTAAAGTATAGATTAAAATCTATAGCTCACCGTAACGCGTAGGAATTGAAACTATGAAATAGAATATAATATTCCCACGAGTGCCTGACACAGTAAGTATAATAGCTTACTCGCTTAGCGTAGATAGTTCTACGGTGAAAATGTACGCTAGACTGGGCTGGAATTGACCAGCCGATAAGATAGGATTTGTACACGGCCTATCAAATGAGGGAAACCTCCAGAGCTCAAGATAAAAAGCTTGAGGTTAATAACAATCGGAAGGAAGTGTATATCAAGCCCTTATTAATAAAGGACAAACTTGGACTATGAGATATCCAATCATAGATATAAGAGGTAATTCAGGTTCAGTAGATGGAGACCCTGCGGCAGCAATGAGATATACAGAAGCACGTTTATCTGAATACGGCGAAGCATTATTAAAAGATATAAATAAAAATACAGTAGACTTTACAACTAACTTTGATGATACATTAAAAGAACCGACTGTATTGCCATCATTAATTCCTAATTTCTTAGCAAATGGTACAGATGGTATAGCGTGTGGATTTGCTACTGATGTACCACCACATAACTTAACAGAGCTTTATAATGCATGTATCTTTATGATAGATAGAACTCTTAAAGATCAATCATATGAAGCTAAAGAATTAATGAAATATATAAAAGGTCCTGACTTTCCTACAGGTGGTATAATAACAAATACTAAAGAACTTAAGAAAGCATTCGAAACAGGACGTGGTAAGGTAACAGTCAAAGCTAGATATGAAGTAGAAACAGATTCTAAACAAAGAAGTAAAATGACCATAACAGAATTACCATACAGAGTAAATAAGTTAAAATTAATAGAAAAGATAGAAAGCTTAGTTGAGTCAGGAGAACTTGAAGGTATAAAAGAAATAATAGACTCTTCAAAAGGAGATGATATTAGAATAATAATAAACTTCAAGAAAGGTGTTGACCCTACATTAGTTATAAACAATCTTTTAAATAAGACTGACCTTAAAAAGAATATAAGCTATAATATAATAGCTCTAGAAAATAAAGCAATACTAAACGATGCAAATATACTTGATTGCTTAAATAGCTTCTTATTCCATTGTGTAAACGTAATACGTAGACGTTCACAATTCGATCTTGATAAAATGCAATACAGAATGATGATGCTAGAAGCTATATTTGCAGCACTATCTAATTTAGATGAATTCATAAACGTAGTTAGAACTAGCAAACAACCAGTGCAAGCTATAATGGAATTATTAGATTTAACAGAAGAACAAGCTAAATATCTATATGATATGAGAATCAGCGTTTTATCTAATCAAAACGAAACTAAGTTAAGAGGCGAATATGCTAAATTAGAAGAAGAAGTGCCAGTTCTACAAGCTATAATAACAAATGACCAAGCTTGTTTAACTAGATTAAAAGTAGAAATGACAGAATTACGTGATAAATTCGGCGATGAACGTAAGACTGAAATAGCATTGGAAGAAGAAATAACTGACGAAGATTTAATTAAGAACGAAAACCTTATCGTTACTATAACATCTGAAGGAAATATAAAATCAGTCCTTGAATCAGAATATAACACTCAAAAGAGAAATGGTAAAGGCAATAAAGGTGCTGATACTAAAGATGACGAAATAATAACTGATTTATTTACTGTACAATCTAAAGATGATTTATTATTCATAACTAATAAAGGTAAAGTTCATCATATTAAAGCTTATATGTTGCCTAAAACAAGTAGAATAGCTAAAGGTAAAAACATAGCAAATTATTTAACATTAGAAAAAGATGAGTATCCAGTAAAAACTGTAGCCACTAAATTAGCAGAAAACACTGAATCTAGTTTAATGTTATTAACAGACCATGGACAAATCAAAAAGCTATCATTATCTTTATTGTCTAAGAAAAAGAAATACACAACTGTTATAGGTCTTAAAGACGATCACAAATTAGTAGACGCTAATCTTGTAACAGAAGATGATGAGATACTATTAGGTACAGCTAATGGTCAAGCGTTAAGATTTAATAGTAGTCTAGTTAAAAACACAGGTAGAACAGCTATGGGTGTAATAGGTATTAAACTAACAGAAGGGGACTCAGCAGTAAGTTTAGTTAAGATAACTAAGGACTGTGACATATTAAGTATAACTGAATTAGGATTAGCTAAACGTACTCAAGAAAGTAAATATCCTGTTAAAGGTAGAGCTACCAGAGGAGTACAATCACATAAAATATCTGATAAAACAGGTAAAGTAGTAGCATATATACCAGTAGTTAATGAAAATATCCTTATCGGTACTAACAATGGAAAAATAATAAGATTATACGCAGACACATTGCCACAATCTAATAGAAATACTACTGGAAATAAAGCTATAAAATTAGATAAAGATGACACTGTAGCGACAGCTACTTTAGCACCTAATACTGATTTAGAGGATAATTAATTTTTATCCTCTTTTTTAGTATATTAAATAAGGAGGATGAAGAATTATGCAAGCTCCAAAAAGAGAACTTACTAAAGAAGAATTAGAAATACGTAATTCTTTTGAAAATGAAGATTTAGAATTGTTAAAATGCCCTCATTGTGGAGAAATGCTAGAAGAAATAATTGTCAGAAGATTAGAGTACACTATTGAATCATATTGTTTAACTAAGTATGGAATAGAATATTATGAAACAATAGATAATGAATTCTATGATGACACTCCATATAACTTCTTTTGTAAAAATTGTGACGCAGAATTAAGTAGAGAGTTTATCGACGAATTAGAAGATAGAGATCTCATAAATATATAGGTGATAACTATGGCTAAATACAGAGAAGAAGATTTAGAATTATTAACACATTTTAATAATGAGGAACGAGAATTACTTAAATGTCCTCACTGCGGAGGAATATTAACACAATTAGAAGTTACAAGAGATGTGCGTAGATTTGAAAGATACGCATTAAATACAGAATGTATAGATTATGATGACTTAGAAGACGTAGAAGACTTAGAAGGTAGCGACATAATAGTAGAATGCAGTAATTGTCATCATGAATTAACTGAAGATCATATCAATCAATTAATGGATTGTGATCTATTAATAATATAGGAGACAACATGAGTAAATACACACAAGAACAAGAAGCGATTAGACAGGCAATAGCTAATTTTCTTGGAGCTCTATTAATGAACTCTATGTTCACAGAATCTGAAGCAAAAGAAAATGTTATTGCAATATTTTGTGAAGAATTAACAAAATACGTATCAGACGGAGGTCTTGATATACAAGCAGCAAAACCATTATTAAAATCTACATTATGGATATTAGAAAAGCGTAAAGAAGAATTAAACACTTCTTATAAAGAATTAGGCTTATCTGATAAACCAGCGAATTCTGATTTAGATCAGCTCATTGAATTGCTAAATAATTATATTAATAAATTATAAATATACTAAAAGGAGAGATGCATAATGGCAGTTAAAAAAAGACCAGTAGCTGAAAAGCTAAAAGAGTTAAAACAAGTTACTAGCGCATTTAATAAAGCAGCAGGAGAAACTAGAATAGACACAGTATCTAATCCTGATATTTACGAAAGAATAAGAATAGAATATATACCAACTGCTTCATTAAGATTAAATTCCGCTATAGGTGGAGGTTGGCCAAGAGGTAAATTCTCATTAATATCTGGTAACCCAGACTCAGGTAAAACTTACAGATTACTTGAAGACATAGCTTATAATATGAAGTTAGATCCTGACTTTATGGCTCTATGGGTTGAATCAGAATCTTCTATATCAGAAGAAGTATTCGATATGTTTGGTATAGACAGAGAAAGATTATTCTACTATGAAGTAGGAACAGATAGTGGAGAATCAGCTCTTGACTTAGTTATAAGATATGCCCATACTGGTGTAGACATGATAGTAATAAATTCACTTAAATGTCTAACTCCAGAAAAAGAATTCAAAGACTCTATGGCAGATGCCAATGTAGCTATACAAGCTAGAATGAACGCTAAATTCATGAGAGTTATAATACCTACAATAGCTGAATCTGGTTCAGCATTATGTATAGTACAACATCAATCTACTGACATAGGTTCATATATGGGTGGTCAAACTATAACTGGTGGTAAATCTATAAGATACAATAATGTATTAACAGTAGAATTTAGAAAAGCTTCAATACCAGCTGGACATCCACTTCATTCAGTTAAAGATGACTATATGTTAATCAAAGCTAAAATAACTAAGAATCACTGTAAGACTACTACAAATCCATATGTAACAATAGAATACACAGTAAGATTAGGACAAGGAACTGATATAACTGGTGAAGTAGTAGATGAAGCATTCAATCAAGGTATATTAGAAAGAGCAGGCGCTTGGATACGTGAATATGAAGAAGGTAAACCACAAGAAAAAGGTAATGAAAGAATACTGTCAGATGGCACAAAAGCAGCTTGGAATGGTATGGCTAAATTCACAGAGTATGTAAATAACAATCCTGAATACTTTGATTATTTAAAATCTAAAGTAAAAAACAATGTTTCAGTAGAACAATTAGATGAAGAAGAAGTTGAAAGATTAAAAGAACAAGACGAAGAAGAAACAGAGTTTATTAAAGATGTTGAAGAACAATTAGATATTCAATAAATAAAGGTGGGTTTTATGAACAAAAATATAAAATTTACTCCAATTAGTAAGTTAAAAACTAAATTAAAAAATAAAAAAGTTACATTTGAAAAGGACAATTTTTGGAAAATTTTTTCTAAATGTAACAAAAGAATCCACTAATTAGAAAGAGGAAGCTTAGCCCTTCCTCTTTCTACATTTAGCATCATATTTTTTTGATAAAGTTTCTATATTGAAATCACTAGGTAAGCTGTTGATAGTTATCTCCAGCGATTCTTTAAGTACATTCATAAGTATCTTATTAACAGTAGTGTCTTTTGTATAAGCAATTGCTTTTAACAAAGCTAAATCCTGTTTATCAAAATACATACTCATAGGTACTTTTTTTTCAATTGTAGTTTTTTCAAATTTGAATAAATCAAAGTTACTACTATCAAATCTATTTACAAATTTATCGACTTTATATTTATATGAATTGTCAGGAATTCTTATATCATCTTTATCTAAATTGTTGAAAAATTTATCTAACCCCATTTTATAATATCTCCTTTTCAATTAATTCATTTAATACATTACGAAACTCGTATTTAATCTTATGGTTCTTTCTTATTTTCTTACAGTAATCTTCAATATCTAATCTGCTTAAAATAGCATTCTTTACTACTGTAGTATCACTTAATTTAGAATCAAGAAGATCATTTTTTATATCTTCAAATTCACTAAGCTTCATATCAAATACTTTACCAGTAGATAAATTACGATTAGTATAAGAATTTATAATAACGGCTCTATTAGCTGATGTTTGAATTTCCATTTCCTCTAAATCTTTATTGTACTTTTGATAAAATAACTCGCAACCTCTAATGCTTGCTATATCTTGATAAGCTATTGGTGTTATTATCGAGTCACTAACTATCATAAAATTTCTAGCTACAAGATCATATGATGGTGATAAATCTATAAATATGTAATCATATTTTCTTAAGAATCCTACGTTATTCTTAAACCATCTCCATACAGACCTTTCGCGATTAACTTTAGTAGTTAGATATTCGCTAAGTACAGATAATGATAAATCTGATGGAATTATATCAATATTTTTATATTTTTCCATAGGAGATTCGATAACCATTTCCTCAGCTAATAAGTTATCGGCTAAACCATGGAACATTGTTTTGTCATTGTGCGTTACTTTATATACAAATTGAGTAAGATTAGCTTGCGTATCTGCATCTATAATCAATACTCTTCTACCTTCTTTACTTAAAGCCATAGATGTAAGTATAGTAAGCGTAGTTTTACCAACGCCACCCTTAACATTAAAAAAGCTTACAATTTTCATATTATTTCTCCTCTATATTATCTATTAATTTCTAAACAAAATTATACAACAAATTGTTGAAGAATTTCAAGAGGAATTTCTTAACAGAAATAGAATATTAAATTGTAAGTATGAATACTTACTGTAAGTTATTATTTGAATACGATTTTATGAAGGAGGTAATGAGAATGGCATGGCATTTTAGAAAAAGTATAAAGTTAGGTCCTATACGTATTAATGCTTCCAAATCAGGCATAGGATACAGTATAGGTAATAAAATTGCTCGTCATACTAAAACATCGACGGGACAAACATATAACACTTTTAAAATTCCTGGAACAGGAATATCTTATACGACTAAGAAGAAGAAAAAATAATATTGGAGATGATAATATGCCAGAATGTGCAAATTGTGCTAATAAAGATTCAAGCTATTGCATATTATGTGTCGACGGCTCTAAATTCAAAATGGCTAAAACATTTACTCCTAATTATATCAAGAAGAATACTAACAAAAAATCAAATCGTATGGGTTCACAAGCAGAGATAATAAATCATCAGAATAATATTGATACTGTATCAGCTAATATGACTCCTAATAGCGGAGCTGGTAGAGTTAAAGGCGATGAGCAAATACGAGGTCTTGTTAATATCATGCAAGAAGTAAAGACTCAAGAGATAACAAGAGCAAGAGGTCATTCACAATTTACTATTAAACGTGAATGGCTCGATAAATTAGAACGAGAAGCTCCTGCAGAAAATATGGATTTCTGGTACTTGAATTTCTCGTTTAAAGATAATGACACACAAATGTATACCGTAATTGATAGCAAACAAATGCAAGATATTGTTGCTACTATGGTAGAAGATAGAAAGATAGCTAAACAAGCACAAAACAAAATAGATACTGCTAATAAAAAAAGAATTTTAATAGAAGCAGAGAATACAAAACTTCTAGCCGAAATAGATTATCTGAAAGCAAAGATAAAGGAGTTAGAAAATAATAATGAACTATAGAGAAAAATTATGAAACAGAAAGTAGGTGTAAAAGATGCCTAATTATTGCAGTTATTCAATGCAAGTTACAGGTAGACCAGAAGATGTAGATCTATTTTTAAACGAAATGAGATCAGATTATTGTTATAACGAACATAGTTGTGAAGGAATAACAAAAGATATGCGACATTTTTGTAGAGTATTTGAAGCAGCACCATCAGGAGAATTCACATTCTTAAAACAAGTAAGTGACAACCATGAAGTGTTTTTAAAAAGACTTGAAATAACAGGAGATTGTGCATGGTCAGTAGCAAGTTGTATGACTAGCGGAGCCTATACTTATTATAGTCAATTTAAAGAAAAATATGAAAATAGAAGTCAGGCAACTACTCTACAATTAGAAAGCAGAAGACTTAATCTTATTATAGAAGTATATAGTGAGGAGACAGGATGCGCGTTCTCCGAGCATATGTTATACGTAAATGGTGAAGAAGTTATAAATGATTGTGTTGATTACAATGAAATATGGTACGACGAAGATGATAATGAACTCGACGAACCTATTACAGAAGGTGGATTTGACAGCTGGGATTTTACTAATGAATATGATTTAAGAATAGCTAGAGCAATATTCGAAAAGCATGGAGGCTTAACAACAGTAGTTAAGACAAAATGAATATGACAGAAGCAATAGTTACACGTGTTTATAGAATAATCATCGATGATGATAATTCATATACATTACAGAAGAAATATATAGGACCAATGAGTAAAATCCCATCAGCAGACAAAGACATAGAAAACATCTTAAATGAACCATTTATAAAGATAAGTAATAATTTGTTTATTCCGACTAATAAAATAAAGAAGATTTTATGGGTTAACCCAGAAACGAACGATATGTACTAAGAGGTAAGCGTATGATTGTTGAATTAAAAAAACAGTTTAAAATTGATGATGCTATAGCAGAGCAAATAATAAAACTAAACGAAAAGAAGTTTGAAACAGACTTCTGTTGCTCTGGTCATGCAAAAGAAAATGTTATAGGATATATAGCATTTAATGTACCTTCATCACTTGATTTAGAAGAATATAATATAGTGCCACCGAGAGGATGGCACTATGAAAAAACAGAAAATGATTCTAGAGTAGGTTTATATATGGATGGTATAAATGGAACTCCAGAAATAACAGAAAAATATATAAATGAAAGGCTACAAACTCTTAATGATTGGGTAGATGAATTACCAATGAATACTTTATCATTTACAGATAAAATAGAATTAGAAGAGGTGAAATAATGCCATTAATAATAATGAGATACAAACTATCGTTTAAAGCTACAGGAGAAGATGAATTCGAATACTTTGATCTTGGAGGATACACTTTCAAGATAAAAGGAATGGAAATTCCATTCGATTTCTCTGCATATGAATATGACATGAGTTATGATGAAGATAATGGTAGAATATGTATAGATTTCGAAAGTGGTAGAGGCGCAATATCCAATGAATATGAAATAGATGAATGCTATGACAATGAATATAAAAATCTACAATTAGATAAGAACGCTATAACTGCTGAATTTCTAAGTAAAGTAGATGAAATATTAGAAATATATATAGATTATAACTATGTGTTTGAAATCAATAAATTAGAAGATATAAAGTTTGAAGACATTACATTCGAAGATGTAACAACTGGAAAGATATATTCAGTTGATTCTAATGTTGCTAAACAATTTAATAAAAAAATACAATCAGAATTAGCAAAGGAGGGTGAAGATTAATGGAGGACATAGAAAATTTATGTAGTAAATTCTTGAATCTGAAATCTAAATCCAAAGTACAAGACAAAATCGATACTTTAGATGAATATGCTTCCGATTCTGATTTCTGCTACTTAATAGAATACTTATTAAATGACGATAAAATTACAGGAATTAAAAAGTCTAAAATTAAAAAACAAATTAAAGATACATCTAAATTACTAAATGTACAATACGATAGCTTAAAAGCATTAATAGAATATCTATTAAAACATAATACAGGTAAAGATCAAAACATCTTTATCGTTCAAAACTTTCTAAATAATATAGAAGATGAAAATGATCGACAAATCATAACTGAAATAATAACTAAAGACTTTAAATGTGGAGTAACAGATTTAACAGCTTATGGACATATTCCAGGACTTAAAAGAAATTGGAGAGAACGTAAAGGGCATTCTCTAATTGATAACAAGACTGGAGAGTTAAAAGTTAAAAAGATACTAGACAAAGAAATAACTGTAACATTAAAACTAGACGGATACAGATTTAAAGCAGTAAAACAAGGCAGCGAAATAAATCTATATACAGCTAGTGGTAAAATAGACAATGACATACCAGAAATAATATTAGAAATGAAATCATTACCTAATGGAGTATACGACGGAGAAATGATAGCTCATGGAGAGTTCGAAGACTCTACTGCTAGATATAATGCGACATCCAAAATATTAGGTAAAGACGGAGAAAAATATGGACTAGACTTTATAGTATTCGATTATCTTATGGAAGTCGATAAATTCTTCAATTACGAAGAAATAAAAGGTGACCGCTGGAAAAGATTATATATATTAGAAGATATGCTTGAAGCTCATAGTAAAATGTATAAAAATAAGAATCATATCAGACTTGTACCAATATATATAATGCATGAACTATGCACAGAAAATACTATAGAAAAAATAATAACTACATATGAACAAGTAGTAGAACAAGGCGAAGAAGGTCTTGTTATCGATATAGCTAATGCTTCATATATAAGATCTAAAGGTACTAGTATGTATAAGTTAAAACCAGAAGTTACTGGCGACTTTAAAGTAGTAGACTTAGCACAAGGCAAAGAAAACAGTAAGTTTAAAGACGCTTTAGGAGCATTTATCGTGGAGTATAAAAACAATACTGTAAACGTTGGCTCTGGAATACCTGATGCTTTACGTGAAGAAGTATGGAACAACAAAGAGTTTTATCTTAATAAGCTAATAGAAGTAGTATACTTTGGTGAAACACAGGATGAGAAAACTGGATTACCAAGTATGAGACTGCCAAGATTTAAGAGATTAAGACACGATAAAAATCCAAATGATATATCTTATGATTAAGGAGGAATATATGTATAAAAATTGTGAATTTGAAGGTAGATGTGAAAACGAAGATATAGATTGTGAATACTGTCAATATAATGATGACGCAGTATTGCAAGACTTCTTCAGATGGAACGGTGAGGATGAAGAACCAACTCAAGAAGAATTGGATGATGCTATACGTCACTAGGAGGCTATTATGAAAAAAGGAGTGAAAGAATTATTTGTTAATAGCAAATATAGATTAACACACAAAAGAGGAACGTTCTGTTTAGTTAATCTAATAACAGAACAAACGTATTTCCTACAATTTAGCTTTAAAGAGCCATGGCTATTACCTAAATCAGATATAGTATGCAATAACATAAAGTTATATGGTTGGCTATTTTTTTATGTAGGACATAAAGTAATATTATAAGGAGGGATTAAATGTTTGGTTTGTCTAAAAAAGATAAAAAATCAGAAGAAACTGTAGATTTAAAAACAAGAGAAGAAGAAAAACTTACTGAAGAATCAGTGGAAAAAAGAAATAAAGCTGCAAAAATAGCAGAAATGCTAGAAGAAAGTGACGAAAAGCTAGAAAAATGGATAGAAGTAGAAGGCTATAAAGGTATGGATAAAGATATGAAAGGTCATTATAATTTCCAATACGAAATAGGCAAAACATATGTAATAGAAGATCCTAGTTCCGTCAAAGCTTGCGAATACGGATATCATTTCTCATTAAACTTAAAGGATGTATTTGATTATTATAACCTAATTAATAACAATAGATTCTTTAAAGTAAAAGCACTAGTAAGAAAAAGCGATTACGAAGAGTATGGTAAAGTAGAATCTGGCTATGTATTTGTTACTACAGTAAATAAATTAGCAGCTAAACAAATTACAATATTAAAAGAGCTATCAGATGAAGAAATGTGTAAAGAAATAAAAAGTATTTATAAAGATAGGATAATAGATAAATTAAAAGTAACAGATATGCCAGAAGTTTATGATAAAGGAATAATGCAAACTTTAGCTAATAAATGTTCTCGCGAATTACAAGATAAAATGAATTTTAGCGAATCATTTGTATATCTTTTAACAAAAAATTTAGATCCCAAAGAATCATTGAATCTATTAAGTTCAGCATTATTGTTAAGTGATGAAATGAAAGACAGAGATTTGTTAATATTAGCTATAACAGAAGAAAAAGAACGTATTATAATGCTTAGAAGATAAGGAGGAAACAATTATTATGAGTATGAAAGAATGGGCAGAAAGAGAAATAGAATTATTAAAAGAAGCTAATAAACCTGACGAAGGAGAATGCTTTGACTACGTAGGAGGATGTTGTGATAGTGCATTAAAAGCATTCGAAGTGTTATTAGATGATGAACATAGTGGTTTATCTATACAAATAACAAAAATGATACTTGATAAATTAATCGATGGCAAGGCTTTAACTCCTATAGAAGACGTACCTGAATCATGGAACTATGTAGGTTGTTATGACGAAGAAGAAGAAGCCGCTGGTATAAGAAGATATCAATGCAAAAGAATGAGTTCATTATTTAAAGTAGAATATCCAGACGGCACTGTTGTTTATAATGACGTAGATAGAGATTGTGGAGTAAATCTTAACAATCCAGATGTGGTATTTGGTAGTGGAGCAGTAAGCAGAATAATAAATGAAATGTTCCCAATAACTATGCCATATACTCCACCAGCTAAACCTTATAAAGTATATACAGAAGATTTCTTATCTAATAAAGATAATGGAGATTTCGATACAGAAGGATTCTTCTATGTAGAAACACCAGATGGTGAAAAAATAGAAATAAATAAATTCTATCATTATCCAGCTAGAGGAGAAAAAATAGAAATAACAAGAGAAAAATATGAAGCAATGAAAGCAAATAGAGCAGACAAACCAATAGCAGAAGATTAAGATTATCATAATCTAATATATTAATATTAAATAATGTATGTAGGAGGAATACTATGAAGCAACTAACAATACTACTAGATTGTGATGATACTATAAGTACATTCATGGAAACTTGTATTAATAAATACAATGAAATATATGGCACTAATCATTCTATAAATGAAATAAACGGTTGGTATGTCGATGGTATATTCGAGCATGGTCTATGGTCTATATTTGACAAAACAGATGTCCTACAACATATGCCAATTAAAGATGGCGCATTAGACACTATAAAGAAATGGCACGATATGGGACATAAAATAGTAATAGTAACAGGAGTTACTAGTACAAAAGCTTATGAAGATAAAATAAGATGGGTCAAATTAATAGGACTAGAACCATATATATACGACGTGATACCTACACGACATAAAGAATTAATCAATGGTGATATCTTTATAGACGATAATCCTGTATATCTCCAAGAATGGCAAGAAATATGCGGTAACGCAAATAAATTATGTCTATTAATGACAGCTCAACATAATAAAGATAAGACATACGATAACTTTATTAGAGTTGATAACTGGAAAGAAATAGATGATATATTAAATATTTTAATGTTGGTGGTGATATAAATGTATGGTATATTAAAAACTTTAGACAAACAAATATCTAAGTTAATGGCAATAAAATTATACAGCTAAAGAGGTGATTTGATGCTGCTAATTGCAAATAGAGAAACCAGAGATGAACTTAAAGCTTATATAAAAGATATAGAAGATAAAGACGAAGTAGTTCATATACTAAAATGGAAAGATGGAACTAGAATGTCAGATTTTATAAAGCAACACAATGTTAATAATGAGCAATTAAGATGCATAACAGATGAAGAAGCTAAAATAGAATTATACGGCGAAAACATGTTAATAGAATCTGCTACTGCAAATGCTCTATTATATTTAACACTAACAGAATTTAAAGACAGCCTATTAATTTAGGCTGCCTTTTCTATTTGAATTTATTATTTTGAATACTAACAGTAGAATTTTTTATGAAAACTGTTACGTGTTATATTATAATAAATATATAGATACTTATATTGAGGAGCAGAATTATGAATAATTTATACAACATATTAAGAAGCAGTGATAATCCACTAGAAACTGCTAGACAATTGGTTGCACCAATTTGTAAGGACAAGTTGAACAACCATATCATTAATTGTAATGAATGTGATTTTTTACATTCAGGCAAAAACATTTGTTATGGTAATCCAAATGCTAATATATTAATAATAGCAGGGAATGCCACAGATGTAAAAGAAGAACAAGATTATCTTGAGTCTATTATCGATAACTCTTCAATAAATAAAAGCGACATATTTGTAGTACATTCAGTAAATTGTATATGCAAAAGAAAATCAGGAGACAGTTTAGTATCACGAGATCCTGCATTAGCAGAACTTAATAACTGTTTACCTTTCGTAAAATATGCAATACAATTTGTTAGACCTAGAATCATAATATCAATGGGTGCAACAGCACTTAATCAGTTCTATCCTCAATATAAATTTTTAGACTACATAGGTGAAACTGTTAGTTACGACGGAATAAAAGCTATAATAACATATAGCGTTAATGATTTATTTATATTAAGTGAAAGAATTGATTCTGAAAAAGTTGAAGAGCTAGTATATCAGACAATAGATAGTTTTAGTGAAGCACAAAACTATATTAATATAATTAAATAAAGGAGAGAGAGATAATATGGCAGGAAATTTTATGAGTAAACCAATAGGTGCTAAACCAGTCGTTCCTAAAAAAGCTGGAGGAATTAAAAAACCAATACTTAAAGGAAAACCTAAAGTTCATCATGTAGAAGCTAAACCTATAGAAGAAGCTCCTACTTTTAAAGAAGTAACAGAAGAATTAGCACAAAACTTAGAAGAATCTTTTGAAAGAATGAAAGAACAAGTAGTTCAACAAACTTCAGAACCAATGGTTGGACAATGTCCACCACCAAGTGCAGAAGAAAGTTTGGAAAAAGAAGTAAAAATAGAAGCCGAAGAAATAGAAGTACCAGTTGCTGATCCTGAAGATGATGACAAATTTGAAGATAAAGCAATGGAAGAAATGGAAAAAGAAGTTAACGAAGAAGTTGAAGAAGAAAAACCTAAAACTAAAAAGAGAACTAGAAAGAAAGCTAAAAAGGAATCTTCAGATACTACTATAGTAATAGACTCTGAACCATTAAGCGTAGAAGAATATAAAGATTATATGGCAGAAATAATCCGTCCTTCTATACAAGAATGGGAAGATGAAAAAGAAGAAGTAAAAGATAAAATGAGCACTCTTAACCTTGACCCTAATATGAATCCTAAAGAAATAAGAGAATTATTAGCTGGTTTAACAGATATGCATAAAGAAATGCAAGATAGATTAGATGAAGCTAAAGTTAATCTAGATAATACTGTTGAATTAATTAAGAGTGTAGAAATAAAAGCTGCTGCTGAAGGTGCTAATGCTGAAGAAAGAAAATTAAAAGCATTAATAGCAAAAGAAAACTATGTTAAAGAAGGAGAAACTCATAGCGTTAACTTAACTGTATTCAAACAATTGTTAAACGAAAGAGTTTTATTCTATAACAGCCAAATCAATACTTTAGAATATAATAAATTCTTAGTAATGACATTCCAAAAGGTTTGTAGTACAGAAAATAAAGGATTTTAAGGAGGAGCAAAATGACAGAATTCAAACCGCTATCAATAGATAATAAAACTAAATTAAAATTAGGTAAACCATTAGACCCAGCTTTAATAAAACAAAAACCATCAGGAAATAGTACTGTAGATTATATAGCTGGTTCTACATGTGTAGATATGCTGAATGAAATATTTGGTCATATGTGGTCATTCGAAATAACAAATGAATGGATACAAGAAGGATTTGACCAAATACAAAGAGAAAATAGAAAATATCCATTTAAACCAGATGATCCATTTGTAGAAGTAGATGCTGCTGGTAAATTTAAAAGAATACCACAAGGCCCTACTGCATGGTGCGAAGTTAAATTAACAGTATATGTACAAGGACCTAATGGAGATGTATTCCCTATAACTAAAATGGCTTGTGGTTCACAAGCTATAACAGGTAATCAATCATTACAAGCTAATACTGGCTTTAAAGGAGCTCAAACAGACGGTATGAAGAAAGCCGCTTCATTATTAGGTATAGCTCAAGAATTATACAGAGATGATGAAGAAAAAGCCCTATTCGTCAATAAATATGATGAAATGATGCCTGTAGTATGGACAGAAGATGTTATAAAGAAACATGAAACAGAATGGAATACTGTACTTAAAGTAACAGAAGATTATGGTTGGAACATAAAAGATGATTTAGGATATTATGTATATCAAGTAACTAATGGCTACACAAGTGATTTATATAAAATGCCAGAAGATTGTCTAACAGATTTATTAAATACTATAACAAGCGACGACGAATAGGAGGGGTTATATGTCTTTAATATTTCATGATGATCAAGTAACATGCCCAGGATGTGGTTCGCATTTATTTAAAGAAGAAACGACTTATGCTTTAATAGAAAAGAAAGATCGTTTCGGAAACAAATATTATGATGTTGACGACATAGCATATAGTATAGCATGTGCTAATTGTAAACATGTAATATCAATAAGTCAAAAATCTATAATAAATAAAGAAAGATAATAAATTAAAAAGGCTAAATAGGAATTGCCCATATGAATTATGGGCAAAAGAGCCTTTTTATAAATATACAATAGAAAGGTAGGTGAAAACGCCGATGAGAAAATTAGAACCAAGTGAAGGATTAAGAGTTTTTGATATAAAACTTAAAGCAACTACAGCAGGACCATCTCCAGATAATAATCAAAGAGTTGAGCTATTCCTATTAGGTTGTAACAAGGCAATGTGCGGAAATGCATGTAAAAATTGTTTCAATTCTATAACATGGAATGCTGATAAAGCTGAATTTTCTTGGGACCCTATCGAAGTAGCTGAAAGAATTAACATTATGGCTCCTAATAAATATATAACTATCGGCGGAGGGTGAGCCAACAGATCAAATAGACAATTTAATAATACTATGCAGAGAATTAAAGACTAAATATAATTTCAATATAATGGTTTATACTTGGCGTGATCTTATAAAAGCACGTAAAGGATATATAACAAAAGATATGTCTGATAACAACAATAAATATCCTATATCTGCTAAGAAGATAGACGAGTTATTAAAATATATAGATATCATAGTAGACGGTGAATTTGACCCAGAACAATGCTTATATAATGAAGAAGCAGAAGACGGATTTTTTAGTTCTATAGGAAGTGGTAATCAGAAAATCTGGAATGTACATGATATGAATTTTGAATACATGAAAAACCTAAATGAATTATATTTAGATGAAAACGATACTTTGATATTTTTAAATAAAAAGGAGGACTAATATGTATTCAAAACATATAAGAGGTAATGACACTGTTTTAATATTAGACGATCCTTTAGTTGTTAACGACAGCGAAGGAACAAGTACAATAACAGAATTTAATTTAAATGCATTAAATAATTTTGAAGAAGAAATATATTATACAATAAATTATGTAAAACTAATGGGAACTGCTGGAGTTAATTTTCATTCTAATATAAGAAACGAAATGATGAAAATTAAAATAAGTTATGACAATGAATCTGATCAAATCGAGCTTAAAATAACATATAATTTATCTGGTAACAGCAATGCTACAAAAAGATGCATATTAGACGAAGAACGTTTTATTTCAGAAGTTATCGACGAAATGATTCTAGCAAATAATAAATATATCTATAGTATTCCAATAATTAAAGAAATAGCAGAAAGAACAAAAGAAGAAATATTCTTTAATTATATTAACGATGATGCATTTGTTGTTAATGAACAAACGATAAATACTACTATAAAATGCTTATCTAGAGAAGACGGTAGTTGCATAGCTACAGCTAATCGTTTCATATATATTCCAGAAGATGATTCAATAATATTATGTGAAACGATAGAATCTTCAGACTTAATAGATCATGAATATGTAGATTTAAGAATAATCAGCGGTGATTATGCAGTAACAATAGAAAGAGCAAGTTTAGCATCACGTAGTAAAGGTAAAGTTAAATATGTGTGTTTGGTAGTAAGAAATGCTACAATAACTATAGAGCCTACATCTGATGAATTTACGAAATTTGACAATATGGAATTAAGATTGCCAACTATAGAAGATTATCTAGAAAATAAATCAATAGAAGATCTTGCAAATACATTATATGATTATAACAATCAAGATAAAATCAACTTATACTATAAAGTGAATAATTTTATAGATGTAATATTAATAAATATAAATGCTTATTTATTATAAAAAGGAGGGATAAATTTATGTTTGAGCAACAATTAACAGAATTGCTTAATATAAAGAAGAATTGTATCTGGGTAAAAACAGAACAAGAGAAAGAAGTAGTACCAGCTATATTCAATGTGCTAACTAAAAACTATTTTAATCATATATATGTTTGGAGTTTTCTAACTAATTTACAAGAAGTAAAAATAGAAAATAATAATTTCACAAAGACAGATATACCTAATACACAAGGACCAGCATTTTTAAGATATTATAACTCATTACAAACAGATCCTGACTTAAAATTAGAAGAACATGCAATAGTCTTAAGAGATTATGATTTGCAGTTTGAAAATCCATCTTATATAAGATTATTAAGAGAAATGGTTGAAGTTAGAAATGAAAAATATGTCCCATTGATATTCGTATCAGAAGGATATAATCCACCATCTAAACTAGCACATCTATTTACTGTTGTAGAATATAAAAATCCTACAGAAGAAGAATTAATACAACTTCTAACAGATTATGAAACAGCTAGAGAAGTAAATATAGACAACAAAGAAGAAGTAGCTAAAAAGATGTTAGGATTTAGTAGAAGCGAAATAATCGAAGCACTTGATTTATCATTCTATAAATATGGAGAAATTAATCTCAAAATACTTAACGATAAAAAAATGGAAATGATAAATAAATCTGATGTAATAGATTATTCTATACCTACTAAAACTATGGCAGATATAGGAGGTAACCATAACTTCAAAAAATGGTTCGAAGAGATAAAAATCTGTATGAATCCAGATGCTAGACAATATGGCGTTGAAATGCCTAAAGGATATTTAGCACTAGGTATAGCAGGTTGTTCTAAATCATTAATGGCAGAAGTTATAGCTAATGAATTAGATGTGCCATTCCTAAAATTAAATATGTCTAAAATATTATCTAAATTTGTTGGAGAATCAGAAAGGAAAATCGAACAAGCTGTCGAATTAATAAATGCATCAGCACCATGTGTTTTATTAATAGATGAAGTAGAAAAGAACTTGGGAGGTAAATAGATAAATCGTTCGTTATGTCAAGACTGTCATGCTCTTGAACATCCATATATTTCGAGAGATGAAAAAGGACGATTTATTAGCCGCTCTGGGCCAAAGTCTACAGAAGACCCAGAGTGATTAGAAGGGAATTAAGCTGGAAAGCGGGTTATGTCCGTAATCAGAGACCGAAGGCGTTCATAAAGAACTAAGCTATATAAAACTATTATTAATAGTGGAAGTTAGCGATACTGGTAACAGTAGTCAGGCGCAACGCATAGTAGATGATACCTATACAGCTGATATAGGAGTATAATTCTACCACGAGGCCCTTCTTTGGTGTAGACTAGTAATTCCAAAAAAAGCTATGCTGGACTGCTCATGAATTAACATGAGATAATGGGTATAATGCCCCAGAAATTAGGATAAAAAGCCTAATGATAACAATTCGTATGCAAGTTCAAATGCTTCAGACAGTGGTACTCTATCAAGAGTATTTGGTAAAGTCTTAGATATGTTAGTTAATAATGATAAAGGTATCTTTACTGTTATGACTTCTAATAATGTAAAAGACTTACCACCAGAATTAACTAGAGCTGGTAGATTAGACGCTATCTGGTATTTCTCTTTACCAAATGAAGAAGAAAGACAAGAAATATTAGCAGTACACTTCAAGAAGAGAGAACAAAAAGTGCCAGAACCAATTGTTAGAGAAATTGCTAAAGAAACTCAAGGATATACTGGTGCTGAATTAGAGCAAATAGTTAAATCCGCTATAAAGAAAGCTTATGTAAGAAAAGCTAAAAATATAGACAATGAGTTTGAAATAACTAAAAAAGACTTAATAGAATCTAAAAAAGAAGTAATACCAATAAGCAAGTCATCTAAAGAAAAGATAGCAGCTTTAGAACAATGGGCTAAAGGTAGAGCATTATTTGCCAATGAAAAAACTGGCAATAGCAAAAAAATAGAATTAGACAATATAGATATAGACAACTTTGAATTTTAATATCTTATATACTAAGAAGGAGGGGTAAGTCATGGATAAAATAACTTTAGATATGGATTTTGGAAATGATCTAGAACAAAATGAGGACATAGAAATACCTAAAGCAGAAAAAACAAAGGATGAAAAGAGAGAATATTTAACAGACTTAATCAAAGAAGGGTTAGGTCAATGCGAAGAAAATGCTAAAAATCTATCTAAATTAATAGAAGATATAGAACCATTTTTAGGCACTGGTATAACTCCAGAAATAATAGGAGTTATGCAATATCTTCAAGGCATATTTGAAAACAATATACCTAGCTTATTAAGAGGAAATTATGATGAATTAATTCCTGAAGAAATGGATGGACATGAGCTAGAAGCAGGACTTTTAATAGATTTGCTTAAAAGTGTTAGAAAAGACTTGCTTAAGAAAATAGAAGATAAAAGAAATAAATAATTTTAAAGGAGGACAATAATATGTCAGTATGGAAAAAAATAGAAAGTAAAGTAATGGATAAAAACGTAAGTAGATCAACTTTAGCTAAAGCTTTAGAAAAAATGAATATAACTTTAGATGATTCTGTAAAAACAATATCTAATGCTTATGGTAGCGATACTTGTGATGCTGCTTTAATAAACAAAGCTAACCCATCTAGAGTATCTTTAGGTGTTAAATTTAATGCTCAAGGTGGCGTTGAATTAGTTGGAGATATATGGGGAACAGGCTTAGGTAATGACGGCGGTCAAGAAGGTTTACTTGACAGAATAGCTCATCATTATCAAGTTGAAAATATAACAGAACAACTTTCAATGTCTAACTGGTGTATAGAATCTACTGTTGATAAAAACGGTAAAACAATAATGGAAGTAGTTCAATACTAATCTAATAGCCCACAGAAATGTGGGCTCAATAATTTAATTTTAGGAGGAATGAAAATGAAAAGAGTTAGAATAACAATAGACGAAAAAGGAAATTACGATATGGATTTATTAGAAGGATTCAGTGGTATGAGTTGCTCTCAAAAAGCTAAAGAGCTTCAACTATTAATAGGTGGAGATAGCGTTGAAGAAACTAAGAAACCAGAATATTTTGATCCAGAAGGGGATAACTTCGACGAAATATTTATAAAATAAGGAGCATAACATTATGAACGAAGAAAGAGATGATAACGTAATCGTTACAATAAAATGGACATACGAAGATCTTGAAAATGCTCTAAAAGATAGAGGTTATGAACCTACTGATGACAATATAGAGACTTTGCTAAGTAATGGATTAGCTAGCAAACTAGAAGATGAATCCATAGAAAAAGGTTGGGACATAATTGACTATATATTTTGTATATCAGAAGATCAGCTTGAATAACATTTAAAATATTTTTTTATGTAAATTACAACAATTACAGCAAGAACAGGTAATAACATAAAAAAGGATGTGATATTTATGTTATTATCAATAGACAAAATTAAAGAATTATATAATGAATATCTTACTACAGATAAAAGTTTATCTACTATAGCTAAAGAAAATAATATTAACAGGGTATATATGACTGATTTATTTAAAAAATATTGTGGGTACGATGGTGCAATTAAAAAGCCTAGGAAACATAGTAAAATAGTAAATGATGAAATAGTAGACAAGTATTACAATGAATACTTGTCTACTGGTATATCTCAATCTAAATTCTCTAAAAGAGAAGGAATATGTAGGCAAGTATTATCAGAAAAATTTAAAGAAAAACACCCAGAAATAGAAACATTAAAACTCCCTTCTAAATATAATATAAACAGTAATTCTTTTAATGAATTAAATAAAGATTCTGCATATTGGTTAGGAATAATGCTAACTGATGGATACGTAGATAAAGATTATTATAGTTTTGAATTATGTTTAAAAGATAAAGAACATATAGAAAAATTTAAAAAATTTTTACAGAGTGAGCACAAAATAAGTAAAAAGAGAGTACATATAAATAATAAAATATGTACTGCTTGGCGTGTATCTATAAAAGACCGTAAAATATGCGAAGATTTGAAAAGATTAAACTGTACAAATAATAAATCATTTGATGTAAGGCTTCCTATTATAGATGATGAATATTATTCTGATTTAATACGTGGAATTTTTGATGGAGATGGTAGCGTATCTTCTAATAAAAATATTGTCTTTTGTAGTGCGAATAAAGATTTCTTACAAGATATAATAAATATATTAAATAAAAATAATATTAAAACAGGGAAAATAACACAGAGTAGAAAATTATATAATGTAAGAATTAGTACAAAAAACAACAATTTAAATAGATTCTTTAATTTTATGTATAAAGAATCAGATGAATCTAATAGATTAAATAGAAAGTATGAAAAATTTAAAAATTTATTAAAGAGGGGAGATAGGTAGCATGTTTAATACAGACAATATATTGACAGGGTTAAATGAAGGACAACAAAAAGCAGTAAAACATATCAATGGTCCAGCTCTAACTACTGCTACTGCAGGTGCCAGGTAAAACTAGAATCATAATAGCAAGAGCTCAATATATGATAGCTAGTGGAATCGATCCATCTAATATATTATTAACTACTTTTACTAATAAAGCAGCCAATGAAATGAAAGAAAGAATAGTTTCTATAGTTGGCGATAGAGGTAAAAGAATAACAGTCGGTACTTTTCATAGTATTTGTAATAGAATATTAAGACAACATGGACATCATCTTAACTATGAAAAGACTTTTACAATATTAGATGAAGAAGAAACAGATAAGATAATGAAGAAAATAGGCAAAAAGTATGACATAGAATTTGCTATGCTAAAAACATATATATCTGATTGTAAGTTACACTGTAAATTAACTAATCAAGCTTATAAAGAAGCTGCAAATGATACAGAAAGAAAACTAGCAGATGGCTACTCAGAATATCAAACTGAGTTAAAGAGAAATCAAAGCATGGATTTTGATGATTTGTTACTACAAACAGTTGTTTTATTAGAAAACTATCCAAAAGTCAAAAAAGTAATAAACAACAAATGGAAATATATATCAGCTGACGAAAATCAAGATAGTTCGCAACTAGATTGTAGATTAATCTACTTATTATCAGGAAATAACCATAACGTATTTTTCGTAGGAGATGACTATCAATCAATATATGGCTTTAGAGGTGCAGATTTAGACGTTATGCTTAATTTAAGAAGTTTGTATCCAGAGCTTAAAATGTACAATTTAGGCATAAATTACAGAAGTACTGAAACTATCGTAAATGCGGGAAAATCAATAATCCGTCATAATAAGAAACAAATCGAAAAATCCGTAGAATGCGGTAGAGGCATAAAAGGCGCTCCAATCGTAATTACTAAATGTACCAACCAAAAAGACGAAGCTAGAAAAATCGTAGCATACATCAAAATGCTACATGGTAAAAAAGGGCTAAAATATAGCGATATAGCCATTCTAAACAGAATGAGCTATTTATCAAGATCTGTTGAAGAAGCACTTATGCGTGCTAGAATCAAATATACGTTAATTGGCGGAACTCCATTTTTCTGTAGAATGGAAGTTCAAGACATTTTAGCATATGCACGTTTAACAGTAAATGAATATGATTTTCTAGCATTTAAAAGAACTATTGCCATACCAAAAAGAGGCGTTGGCGATAAAACTATAGATAACATAGATGAGTTCGCACGCGAATATCCTGGTGGAGCAATATCTATAAGAAAAGCTTTAGACAACCCTAATTTACCAGTCAAAGGTAAAGCTAAAACTGGTATTAAAGAATATAACAAATTTCTTAAAAAACTTGATTCTAAAAAGACTGAATTATCTTCTAAAGACTTTATAGAGTATATAATCAAAGAAACTGATTATTTACAATATTTAAAAGAAAACTATAAAGACACTTATCAAGAAAGATTATTAAATCTACAAGAATTAGTCAATGTAGCAGAAGAGTACAATAGCATAGAAGAACTATTAGTTGAATCTTCTTTATATAGAGAAGATATAGACGAAAACGAAGATGCTGTACAAATCATGACTATACACAAATCTAAAGGTTTAGAGTTCCCTGCAGTTATAATGACAAATATGTGTGAAGGTACATGCCCTCATTATAAATCTATAGACGATCCTAAACAATTAGAAGAAGAAAGAAGATTGACTTTTGTAGGTATCACAAGAGCGGAAGATTATTTATTTATGACTTATCCGCAACAACAAAAAATACAAGGTAAAACACAATTTGTAAGACCTTCTAGATTTTTAAACGAGATAGACCAATCTTTAGTTTATAGAAATTAAAAAAGTGATGTCAGTTGACCAAAAAAATCGAGTTTTGTTTGTGGCGAAAAATTGAGAGAATTTTTTTAAAATTTGAATCTAAAGGTAGGTAAGAAAATGTCAAAAAATTTAATCAAAAATAAGAAACTTAAACCAAGGAAGAATATATGGGATAACATGGGCTCAACTATGAAGTTGCAGCCCTTTCCATATCAAAAGGAAGCTATCTATCATGCTATTCATAATCCTAACACGCTTATGATATTACCTGTCGGTAGTGGAAAAACTCCCATAGCTATAGGCATTTTTTTAGAACTCCGCAATCAAGGTTTAACAGATAAGCCAGGAATAATATGCGTCAAGGCTTCGCTTAAATATCAATGGGTTGAAGAGGTTAAGAAGTTTTCTGACTTAAGAGTTAAAGCTATTGAGACTCCGTCTAAGGCACGTGGTAAAAAGTTCGATAAACAATTCGAAGATACAGATTTATATGTACTTAATTATGAAACATTTAAAAATGAAAAAGTGAGCAGTAAACTATTAGAGAAAGGTTCAGAAGTAATCATCCTAGATGAAATACATTATATTGGAGATTACAAAAGAAATAAATCTAAAGCTCTGTATTGCTTCAATCATTTGCCTTATAAGTTTGGTCTTACAGCTACACCTATCACAAAGAACCCAGAGAATATATACAGTATATTTAAAATGATTAAGCCTGAACTATTTCCTACTCATGGTAAGTTCGCTAGTAATTATTTAAAATATAGAAGCTATGGTCAAGTATCTGGATTAAAGAATGAAAAACACTTATTCAATACCCTTAAGCCATATATCTTTGTTAAAGACGGAGAGGAAATTTACAAACAACTTCCAGAACTAATTGTTAATAAAGTGTACTGTGAAATGCCTAAACCAATGGTTGAAACAAATGGAAGAATAATGGAACGTCTAGACGAAATCAATGAACAAATAAATGACTACGAATATCGTATTAAAGACAAGTCTAAGCTTGAATTTGATGAGAAATATAATAAGTTAGTCACTCAGAAATTAATGCATCAAACATTTGCTCAAGAGTTAGTAGACGATCCAAGACTATTAGCACTTAGTGATAGCGAAGCAGCTAAAGAATATATGTGTAACAGTAGCTGTCCTAAGTTAGATATACTATTAAGTCTAGTAACAGATATAATAAGCTCAGGAGAAAAAGTATGTATCTTTACTAAATATGAACGCATGCAACAACTATTAGTTGAAGAAATTCAAAAACAAATGGTTGTAAAAATTGCATTGGTCAATGGTTCTATGAATAGTAAAGAAAGACATAGACAAATTAATGAGCTCTTTGCTTGTGACCATGATATATTAATAGCAACTAATGCTATGACAGAAGGAATAAGTTTATCATGGTGCAAATATTTAATAGAATATGACTTAGCTGAAAGCTACGCATTACAAACTCAAAGACATGGTAGAATACGTCGTGCTAATAGTATAAGTAGAACATCATATGTATATCAAATCCTTGTAAGAGATAGTTGGGATGAAATACAAGAAAAGATAATAATCAAGAAGCAAAAGTATGATGAACAAATTAAAAATATTAAATAAAAGGAGATGGGAATATGTTCAATACAGAGGATTTTATAAAAGACTTAAATGAATGCATATCTAAAATGGAAGCTGAGGAATTAAATATTAACGTAACTGGTAATGAAGAATCTGACAGGGAGATAATACAAAACCCTCAACAAGCTAATTATTTTTGTAAAGTAGTAAATGAATTAAGAGAAGAAAGAGCTAAGACTGAGGAATTAATCAATCAAGAACTTGAAAGAGTTAAAAGAGAATATGAAGCATATAAAACAAAAGAATTTAATAGAATAGATGGTCAAATACAATACTTCTCAGGACTATTAGAATCATATGCTACTAAAGAGTTACAAAACAGCAAGAAACGTTCTATAAAATTACCTCATGGTACATTATCTATAAAGAAGCAACAAGATAAATATGACTATGATGAAGATGCAATAATAGAATGTTTAAAGAAAAATAAACAAGATAAATTTATCAAGGTTCAAACTGTAGAAACTGTCAATAAGAAAGATCTTAAGAAAGAAGGATTTAGTCATAATGGTAAATTATATCTAGACAATATAGAAGTTAAAGGAGTAGTCATAACAGCACAACCAGATAAGTTCGAAGTTAAATAAGAGGTGAGAATATGATCTACGAAAGAGAGTTCATAAATACAGTTAAAAATGCTACTGATATGTTAGAGCTAGCTAATGAATACACAAGTATGAAAAAGGCTAGCCCTAATACTTGGCAAGGACAATGTCCACATCCTAAACATAGAGACAGTACTCCTTCATTTACTGTATTTACTGATACAAACACCTGGGCCTGCTTTGGTTGTAATCAAGACAATCAATATGGCTCAGATTGTATAGCATTTATACAATGGATAACTGAAGGAGAATATTCGTGGCAAGATGCTTTATTATGTTTAGCTAATAGAGCAAATATACCTATACCAGACGATAAGAATCAAGCTAAATATGATAAAAATCTTAAAATGTCTAATAAATATCATAAAGATTTAACATCAGAAGCTATGGAATATCTCGAGTCCAGAGGAATAACATCTAAAGAGATAGAGAAATGGCATATAGGATACGACAAGGAGACAAATAGAATAGTATTCCCGTTATATTCTAAGTTTAATCAAGTCGTCGGCTTTAATAAAAGACTATTAGATACTAGAACTAAAGGCGTAAATAATAAGTATATAAACTCAAAGAACTCAGAAATATTTAATAAATCAACATTTCTTTATGGTATTCATTATATAAAACAAGAAGTTAACTATATTATTATTACAGAAGGAAGCATGGATGTTATCCTTGCAACTAAATATGGTTTGCAAAATGTAGTATGTACTTTAGGTACAAGTCTATCTCAACAACATGTAGAAATTATAAAGAGAATGAATAAGATCCCTATAATTATTTATGATGGAGATGATAAAGGAAGATATGCTACACAGAAAGCTGCTAACCTATTTATGGAGAATGATATGTATTGTAAAGTCGTCAACTTACCAGAAGGATTCGATCTAGCAGACATATCACTTCAAACAAAAAATAAATTAGTAAAATATATAAACGATAATACCTATACTTATGGTTATTCAAAGATAAATGAGTTAATAAAAGATTATAGTAAAAAGCTATATGAACTACAACTTGATTATTCTATGGAGGCCAAAAAGATATTAGAAAGAATACCAGATAACGAAAGAGATGTATTAGAAAGTTATCTTAAATATAGTATGGGTATGATAAAGGAGGATTAGTATGTTGGTATTTCCAGGACAAGACAAAGGTGTATATGAATTGTTTCCTGAACTTAAAAACGAAACAGCAGAAGACTTTCTTGACTTTTTCGTAGTAGATGACTTACGAGAATTAATAGTTGGATGCCTAGCTAAATTCGGTAAGAAGCTTACAGAAAAGGATAGAAAATTATGCGAAATAGTATGTGACATGTTAATAAATAAAGGTGTATTAGGACCCGACGCACATAATGCATTAACAGATGAATTATTAATGGCAGCTATGCTTCGTGACTGTGAGGTAGATATCAATAAACCATCTACTTTAATAAGACCTAGAGACGTATTATTTGAAACTAATAAAGAACTAGGCAGTAAAGTACCAGAAGAAGAACTAGAAAAGATAGCACAATGTATAGAAGCACAATTTGGAGAGCTAACTCCTATACCATTATTAAAAGGTACAGTAGGAAGCTTCCAACAATTATTTGCAGATGCATGCTTTGTAATAGACAGATATATAGAGGTATAAGCTATGATATGTAGTAACTGTATTAAAAAAGATGTGTGTAAACACAAAGAATATCTTGATATGTACAGTGGCTTAGAACTTAATAAATGTGAATATAAAAAAGTAGAAGGTTATATGCCTTCTACTTTATCTAACATATCTGTTTCACATTTTGAAGAACCGAAACAGCCGCGATTATCAAGAGAAGAAGTTAATGAAAAGATATTAGAACTTAGCAAACAACAAAATGAACCGCCAACATTAAGAGAAATGATAACTTGTGAAATATGTGGTGCAGTAGATTTTAAAGATCAAATGCATAAGTGTTCTAAATGTGGTAACTGGGTATGTTCTAGTTGTTCATTAGAATTACCAACAATAGGTGTGGATCCTAATAAACCAATGGAAACAGAATTTTTATGTGATAATTGTTGGAGTCAAGAACAACAAGAACCAGATATAGAAATAGTAGAGGAGGACAACGATAGTAATGACGAATAAACTGAAAAAACCTACGATAGATGATTTAAAAAAACACCTTTTTAAATATAAAGATGCTACTATAATAGTAGGGAATGATGTTATATCAGATAAAGAAATGTTTTTACCTTACAGCGATGATAAGCATTACAGCAGAAAATCTATGAAGAAAACACCTAAAGAATTTTGGAACTTCTATGAAGAAAAAGTCTATAAAGAAGACGCTGATTCTCTTAATAAGAGTCAACAATTAATAGAAGGATTAATAGATTTAGGAATAGTAAAAACATTAGTCGATGACAATAGTGATGGAACATTTTCTAATTGTAATATAAGATACATACCATTACAAGGTAATTATAAAGTACTGAAATGTAACAAGTGCAAAAAAGAAATGATATATGATTCTAGTAAAATCGATATCAGTAGCAAACCTTTAACACATAATATGTACGAAGATACTGAATGCGATGGCACTATAGTTCCTACATTACCTTTTGCTAATAGTATAATGAACGCAGACTTAACAGAAGAATTGGAAGAAGCTATATTCAATTTAGATTCTGATGAACCTATGCATAGTCATACTTTAATATTTATAGGAGTTGATTTTGATAATAATATCATGCATTATATTGCAGATAAATTTAGTACTATAAAAAACAGCCCTCAATATAAAAACCAATATCCTGATGATACATATTATATAGTTATAGTATCTGACGGTGACGAATTGCCTATAGTTGCTTATAATGCAGACTTTGGAACTGAAGATAGAATAGAAGATTCTTTGGGTAGGCTATCTGAAGTTTTGAAATCTTAATACATATTTATGAAACTAATATAAAAGGAGATGCAAAATTATGGAAGGATTTGAATATATTATGTCTAAAAGTAATATAGAGGGAATAAATATAAATACCCTTGAAAAATTACTACAAAATGCAACATGTAATCAGTATTCAATTAAAAAAATAATAAATAGTTCGATAATAGCTTTTGATAGTAATAAAGGTAAGATATGTATGATAAATTGTGTCAAGAATTATTATAACTTACCAGATAGTACTGAATGTGTCAGTACACAAAAATGTTTATTTGGAGAATTTAAAGATTGTCCTTGTGACAAGTGCCATTTAAAAGCTATAGAACTATGGAAACAACAAAAAATAGAAAAGAAATAACAGGAGGACAACAACATGAACAAAACTGAATTAACTGTAACAATGGCAGACAAATTAAACAAACCTAAAAAAGAGGTAGAAGAATTTTTAAACGCATTCACAGATACTGTAACTGAAACATTACAAAACGGTGATAAAATACAAATAACAGGATTCGGTACATTCGAAATAAGAGAAAGAGCTGCAAGAAAAGGTAGAAACCCAAGAAACCCACAACAAGAAATAGAAGTACCAGCTACTGTAGCTCCAGTATTTAAAGCTGGTAAACCTTTTAAAGAAGCTGTTAAAAAAAGTAAATAGATAAAATATAAATAGAGGATTAACGTCCTCTATTTGTTTAATAGAATGGAGTATGTATATGGCAAAGAAGAAAAAGAAAAGTGCAATAGATTATAAAGATGTATTAGCCATTCCATTTTCACAAGTTAATGAATTCGATAATGGCTTTACTTATGCTAATAATAAAAATATTTATACCGAATTTAATGACGGGAAATTCATATCACATGATGGTCTAGACAAATGTATAGAAGTTACACAAATCATGCCATTTTTAATGATACGTAATGATAAAAACGAATTCTTAGTTATGAAACGTAGCGATGCTCCGATAAATAAACCATCTGATTTATATTCTGTAGGATTATATGATCATATATATCCTGAAGACGGCTATTCAGATAATTTATTTTCATCTTTAATAAGATTATTACATACTAATATAATCAAATATAAACCATTACCTTTTAAGCATGTAGGATTTGTTAAAGATGTAGGAGATAGCCACTTGGGCATAGTATTTGTACTCGATACTTTTGCATTTACTATGGAACCATGTAATAAAAAATATATGTATCAATGGTTTACTAAAGAACAATTGATAGACAATTATAGTAGATTTAAGCCATGGTCTCAACATATAATCAATTATATAATAGACGACAACAATGAGTTATAAGGAGGAAAACATATGAATCTTAATGATTGGTTGCCAAACAAGCTAGCGCACAGCACATGGCGTGACAAATATCAAAATAATGGTGAAACATTTGATGAATGGTTAGATCGTGTATCAAATGGCGATCCAGATTTAAAACAATTAATAGTAGATAAGAAATTTATATTTGGCGGTAGAATATTAGCCAATAGAGGACTTCAAGATCAAGGGACTAAAATAACATACTCAAATTGTTATGTGTTAAAACCACCTGATGATAATATAGAAAGTATATATGATACTTGTGGTAAACTTGCTCGAACTTTCTCTTATGGAGGAGGAGTAGGCATAGACATATCTAATTTAAGACCTAATGGAGCTCCTGTTCATAATGCAGCTAAGACTACTACAGGTGCATGCAGTTTCATGGATACATTCGCTCAAGTAACTGATACTATAGGACAAAAAGGTAGACGTGGAGCATTAATGTTATCTATGGATATAAATCATCCAGACATAGAAGAATTTATAGATAAGAAAACTAATACAGACAAAGTAACATCAGCTAATATATCAGTAAAAGTTACTGATGACTTTATGAATGCAGTAGTTACCAAACAAAAATATACTTGTTCTTACTTATTAGAAGACGGTTCATTAATAACTAAAGAAGTAGATGCAGACAAGTTATTCGAGAAACTAGCAAAGAATAACTGGGACTATGCCGAACCTGGTATTCTTTATTGGGATAATATGAATAACAATAATTTATTATCTGAATATATAAAAGCAGGTGACTTTGCATATGCAGGAGTTAATCCATGTGCAGAAGAACCATTACCTGCAGGTGGAGCATGCAATCTAGGTGCAATAAATCTATCTAAATTTGTATTGGATCCTTATACAGAAACTGCAATCATAGATTATATGGAATTAGCTTGTACAATATATAAAGCAGTATATGCAATAAATGATTTATTAATAGAAGGTGCAGATCTTCATCCATTAGAAATGCAAAGAGAAAGCGTTAAGAAATATAGACAAATAGGTCTAGGAGTAATGGGGTTTGCAGACATGCTAATCAAGTTAGGAATAACTTATGGCTCTGAAGAATCTATTAAAATAATAGATGAGTTAGGCAGTTTTATATTATATCATGCAATAATAGCATCTAATGGTTACATGAAAGAAAAAGAATTAGAACCATTCTATGGTTATGATGCTGAAAGACTTAAAAGATCTAAACCAATTAGAAATCTATTAGAAAATATAGAATATAACGCTGACAAATTGTGCAAAGCATTAGAAGAAGGCTTATTCAATTCACAATTACTTACAATAGCACCAACAGGTTCAATAGCTGGTATGCTAGACACATCATATGGAGCAGAGCCTTTCTTCAGTTTGAAATATACTCGTAAAACTAAAAGCTTAAATGGAGGCGAAGAAGTAACATATCTAATAGATAATACACAAGCAGAAGAATATAAAGAACTACATGATTTATCAGTAAGTGATGAATTGCCAGGATTCTTTATAACAACTCATCAAGTACCAGTAGAAAATAGAGTAAAAGTTCAAGCAACATGGCAAAAATATATAGACGCATCAATATCTTCCACAGTTAATCTTCCTAAGAGTGCTACAGTAGAAGATGTTAAACAAGCATATATATATGCATGGCAACAAGGATGTAAAGGATTAACTATATATAGAGCAGGTTGTAAACGTGATGCAATTCTAACTGAAGCTTCTAAAGAAGAAGAAACAGAAGTTCCAGTATTTGAAATGAAGAATGAATCTGGTTTGCAATTTGGAGACACTTTATTGATAGATAATAATGTACGTGGCGTATATCGTGAATTAACTACTGGATGCGGACACTTACATTGCAATTTCTATTTCGATCCAGATACAGGAGACTTAAGACAAGTATTCTTAGACAAAGGATCTAAAGGCGGTTGTTTATCTATGTTAAATGCTGTATCTAGATTATCTAGTTTATGTGCTAGAAAAGGAGCTCCAGCAGAAGAAATAGTAGATCAATTACTATCAGTAGTAGACTGTCCTGCTTACCAAGTTTCTAAACATGTTACTCATGCAACATCTAAAGGTTCATCTTGTGCTTCAGCAGTAGCATATGCATTATTAGATGCGCATAAAGAATTCTGCGAAGAATATGGTATCAATGAATACGAAGATGAAGACATGCCAGAACCAAAGAAAACAGTCAAACCCAAGATAACTAAAGAAAAGGTTAAAGAAAAAGCTGACTCTTTAGACGATTATTATACAACATGTCCTGCTTGTGGTAAGAAAACACTTCTAGCAATAGGAGGATGCGTAAGTTGTCAAAACCCAGAATGCTCATGGAGTAAATGTGGTTAAAATATATAAAGGAGGTCCATTAATATGAATGCAGATGGAATCATACAAGAATTAGGAGAGAAAATAAAACAGCTAACTATATCAGAAGCTATACTAAAAGGTCAACTAGTAGAATCTCAACAAGAGATAAATAGATTGAACAATATGATAGACGAAAAAGATATGGAAATAGCTGAATTACAAACTAGTAAATGTCAATGTGGCGATGGAGGATGCAGCTGTCACAGTGAAGAAGATGGAGGGGTAAAATAAATGACAACAAAAGAACCAATGAAATTAAGAATAAAATATTTTGAAGGTGCTACTAAATTAAAACAAAAAGCCATAGGTAAATGGATAGATGTTTATGCACGTAAAGATGTATTCGTTAAAGAAGGTGAAATGGCTAAAGTACCATTAGGATTTGCCCTTGAATTACCTAAAGACTATGAAGGACATCTAGCTCCTAGAAGTTCTACATTTAAAACTTGGGGAGTTATACAAACTAACTCAGTAGGTGTTGTAGATGATACTTATATAGGAGACAACGATGAATGGTTAATGCCAGTTTATTGTCTTAAAGGTAAAGATGAAATACTAGAAGGCACAGGTAAATGTAAAGGTACAATGGTTCATCAAGGAGATAAAATAGGACAATTCAGAATAATGGAATCAATGCCTTTATTAATATTTGATGAAGTCGAAACTTTTGGAAACAAAGATAGAGGAGGTTTCGGTACAACAGGGGAGAGATAAAAAATGACTGTTAATAGAAATAGAAATGACTATAGTGAAATATCAGAATTTGCATCAGGTTCATTGTTTGCTAATAATGAAGGCGATATAGTTGTTGGAAATTATGAGCCTAGTTTAAATGTAGATTACAGTAGAACTCTTGCTCCTAATGATTTTAGTAATGTAGCAATGGTAGATCCTGCAGCTCATAGAATATTAACATTACCTGGTACTGCTGCTAGATCCATGGGTGAAGAATTAGAAATGCAGCGATTTAGAAAAGATCAAGCTGACTTTAAAGAAGAAATGATGGAAAGAATAGCTCGTCTAGAAAGTGAATGTTATAGACTATCACAAATAGTATATGAGTTACAAACGGAGAAAATGAAAAAGCAGAAACCTAAAACAGATAATGGAGTTAACGTAAATGACTTCTTATTATGATGCAAATTTCTCATTTGCAGCTGACTATATAACAGATTGCCTAAATGATATATTGCGAAATTATAGTGTTATACAAAGATTTCGCGTAGAAGATCTTGTAAATTGCGCTATCCAAGTTGTTGAAGAACCAGACAGAATGAGTTATCATTCAGTAGTAACAGGAGATAGAGTCGAAACTATAGGTAGAACAGAATCTGCTTTATGTATCACTTATGCACTACACTCAAATCTATATCCAGAAGAAAAAATATATCTAAATGAAGATATAAAATTCATGGAAGTAGATAACCAAATTGGACTTGTAACATTCCAATTTTCTTCAGAAGTAACAGAAAAAGTTTTAAGAGCTCTAAAATTTTATAATATCGACCAAAATATCAAAAGTAAATCTAGAAAAAAAGCTATACCTCAAATTAATATTAATTTATATATGTTATAATATATAATATAGCCACTCAGAAATGGGTGGCTATTATAATATAATTAGGAGGTAGAACATGTTATATACAACATATTTAAGTAATATAAAAAATTTGCCAGACAATGAAGATGTAGTAAAAATATTAATAACAAGATTTAGACCGACTACAACATTCAATCCAAAGAAATATAATCTTATATGGAGACCATCTTTAGCTCCTTCAGAATATATATTTGCAAGATATAAAGATGGTTTAATGAACTGGCAAGAGTTCAGAGAAGAATATATAGAACAAGCATCAATAAGCTCTGAATTTGAAAAATCGTTTTACGAAATAAAAGAATACCTGGATGAGGGAAAAGATGTATTTTTAATATGCTACGAGAAAGATGACTTGCAATGTCATAGGAGTATATTAAGAGAAATTTTTAATTGCAATGACATAAAATGTAGAGAATACAAATAAAATAATGAGGAGAATAATATGACAGAACATAAAACTACAGTGAAATGTGACATATATATGTGCAAATATAATTCTGCGTGCTGTTCACAGCCGCGAGATTCAGTTAAAGAGGAAGGAACTTTTTGTACCCGTGAGAGTATTAAAATAGAATTAGATGAACTAAATAATATAATAGATTGTGTTCATTATGAAGAGGACCATAAGAAGTTAGGGAAATGTTTTGCGTGCCAGATTGCGGAAAACGGAGAAATTGACTTTGAAGACGATGAGATAAATGAGTTCGAAATCATAGAAGTCAATGATGATAATGACGATGGACTATGGTAAAAACTATGTAATAACTCATTTACATTTAGCTTACGGCAGTGTAGGTGATAGTATAATCTTATTAGATCAATTAGTCGATAAGCTAAAAGAATTAAATATGCAAACTGTATGCGTAACAAATCATGGTTCGCTAGCAGACATGTATGATTTTTATTATGCCTGTATAGATAATAATATAAAACCTATAATAGGTTGTGAAGTTTATCTTCAACCAGAAGAAGAGGAAGAAGAAAAAACTAATACACATTTAATATTATTAGCTAAAAATATGACAGGTATTAAAAATCTATTAAAGATAACTTCAGATGCTAGTATAAATAACTTCTATAAAGTCCCTAGAACTACAATGGAATACTTAGAAAATCATAGTGAAGGTTTAATATGTACATCTGCATGCGTGGGAGGAATAATCCCACGCTTGATTTTATGCGAAGATATAGAAGGAGCAAAACGATATATAAATAAATTCAAATCTATATTCGGTGAAGATTTTTATCTTGAAATACAGCCAGGAGAATTTCAAGAACAAATAGATGTTAACATTGAACTTATTTATTTGTCAGAAGAAATGAATGTACCATTGGTTGCAGCAAATGATGTTCACTATGTAAATAAAGAAGACTGGAAGACTCATGATTTTCATATAAGAATAAACAGAAAAATGAAAGCACCAGAAAATGAAAACGAGTCTGTATATGTAGATAAAATCTATTATATGATGAGTTATGATGAGCTAGTCAGAAGTTTTGATAGCGAATTATATGATAGAAACGTTATATTAAAAGCAATAGAAAATACAAATGTAATTAACAGTAAATGCGAAACTGTAGAATTTAAAGCAGATAAATTAAATCTACCAAAATTCAAAGTACCAGATAAATATAACAGCGAAAAAGAGTATTTGGAAGATTTATGTTTTAAAAGATTAGACGAAATTAAATATAAGATAACAAATCCTAGTGAATATGTGAGCAGAATTTATACAGAATTAGATGTCATAGATAAGCTAGGATTTAATTCTTATTTTTTAATTATGCAAGATTTAGTTAACAATGCTCAATTAGACGGAATTAAAACAGGACCAGGACGTGGTTCAGTATGTGGTAGTATAGTGGCTTATTTAATCGGAATAACTAAGATAGATTCTATTAAGTATAATTTATTATTTGATAGATTCTTATCTGTTTATAGAACTGGTTCAATTCCAGACGTGGATTAAAAATTTCAAAGTCTATATAAATAAATGGTATAGTTAAGTAATATAATACTGGGTGATTTAAATGAACAAAAAAGAAAAACAAGAACGAAACAAAAAAATAATAGAGGAATACAAAAACGGAAGTTCTTCTTTGCAATTATCAGAAAAATACAATATGAGCTATAGCGGAATTTTATACGTATTAAAAACAGCAGGTGTAAAAAGAAGAAGTAACAAAGAAAACTCAAGGAAATATTCATTAGATGAAAAATTCTTTGAGGTTATAGACACTGAAGAAAAAGCTTATTGGTTAGGTTTTATATATGCTGATGGGTATATATCAATAAATAATAACCAAAAAGTTTTCGGTATTACACTATCCAGCTCAGATAAAGAACATTTAGAAGCATTTAAAAAATCTATAAAATCAATATATCCTATTCATGATTATATATCTTCTAATAGTTATAAAATAGGAACAGAATATAGCAGAATAGCAATGACTAGCGATAAAATAGTTGATGATTTAATCAAATTAGGAGTGATAGAACATAAGACTAATGTGCTTACGTTTCCAACTGAAGAACAGGTACCTAAACACTTAATACATCATTTTATACGTGGTTATTTTGATGGCGACGGATGTATTACATGCTATAAGTGTGGAGGATATGATAGATATAAAACGTGTTTTATAGGAACATATGATTTTTTAAATAGCATAAATAATATAATAAATGAATCATGTAAAATTAAAATACCAAAACTTTATAAAAGAAGAGAAGAACAAGAAGTATATAGTTTAGAATATAGCTCAAACAAAAGAAGTAAGGAGCTATATAAATTTATGTATAAAAACTCAACCATTTATTTAAATAGAAAAAGAAATAAATTTAGTCGTCTTATAGAGAAAGATAATCTATAGGATTACGACACCGAGAATTGCTGGAACAAAGAGCCAATGCTTAACCTACATTGGCTCACCCTAAAGCCTTAACTGCTACAACGTAAGGATGAAACAAGCCTAAGCGTGAATGCTGCGAAAGTAAAAAGAAATGTTAAGGATGCTATAAGCTGAGATAAAAGCACGTATAGGGTTATTACGTGTGCTAAGTAGCGCAAAAATGGGAAATCAGCAGCGGAGCTCCGAATAGGAGAACGTTCAACGACTATGTACGGTGTGCCTGAAATGGTAAAGATATAGTCTAGTCCCCTAATAAATATCGGGAAACCGAGGGTGTAAACGTTGGACTGTGAAAGTGGCGAAGGTAGAGATAAACTATTTAAATATACTATAGACACATACGGTATAGAAAAATGTGCGGCCGTATCTACTTTTGGTATACGTAAAGCACGTAGTGCAATTAGAGACGTAGGAAGATTGTACGAAATAGATTTAAAAGAAATAGATACAATAGCAAAACTAATTCCACAAGTTTATTATATCGAAGGAACTGAAGATAAGAAAACAGATTTATCTATTAAAGAATCATTAGAATATATACCAGAGCTTAAAGAATGGCAAAAAAAATATCCTGACTTATTCGACATGGCCATGAAGTTAGAAAATTTGCCTTCTCATATGTCTATACATGCAGCAGGTACTTTAATAGCAGATACAGATATAATAGATGTCGCTCCAATGATAAGACAAGTAGACAAAGAATTAAATGCAACTTCACTTGATTTGCATGCGGCAGAAAGTCAAAAATTAGTTAAATACGATTATTTAGGGTAGATTTTGCCCTCTCATATGTAGTGGGTTATATGCTGGAAAAGTACAAAAAGTACAACCTGTTAAGTTTTTCGTACACCTACAGTATTTTGTAATTATTGTAGTCGTAACAATCGAAAAAATAGGGAAAATCAGCAGGCACGATAAGATCCGCCTCAACGACTGGGAGAATATCTCCATCATATATAAGTAATTATATATGACAACCCCACGTAAAAAGATACAGTCTGAACATCGTATGAAAATACGAGAGCTAGGCAGAAATGACCTAGCATTTTTTATAATTTCTTTATAGCAATAAATATCATTTCATAGGGTAATTTACTTATGAGGTGATATAAAGTGAATAAACCTAAATATTCAAAAGAAGAAGTATATACTGAAATTTTAAGGATATATAAAATAGAAAATAATATGAATAAAAATATATTTAAAACGTATACAACGTTTGAAATATCTGATTATAATAATTTTTTTACTAAATATGGAGGAATTAAAAAAATATGTAAAGAACTCAATATTAAAAATAAACCATCTAAAAATACAAAAAAAGAATTATTAGATGCTGGAAAAGAAGCTTATGAAAAATATGGATATTTAACTTGTGAATTATTTGAAAAGAAAACAAAATATAGTAAAACAGGAATTAAAGGATTATTTGGTTCTTTTACTAATTTTTTAAACGAATTAAATATACCATTAAATATTGCATCTAAAATCACTCCAGAAGAAGTGAAAGAAGATGTATATAATTTTTGTATAAAAAATCATACAACAAATAGTTCATTATATAGGAAGTACGGAAAATATAATCAATGTCATATAGATAAAAATTTTGGAGGATGGATTAATCTATTAAAAGAACTAGGATTAACTCCTCAAAAAGTAAAACCTGGTATTGATTATATGTTATCTGAAGTAAAAAAAATATATATGAAATATAATTTTATATCTTCGAAATTAATAAATGAAGAATGCGATTTTACGTATCAAGCATTTTCAGCATATTATGATTCTATTGAAGACATATCTTTAGCAGTATCAGATGGAAAAAGTAAATATATTTTTAATAATTCTTGGATGAGTGTAGACATTCGAAAAATATTAAGCCATCTTTACAAATATATAGATAAAGATAAAATATCTATAGAAAAAACTTTTGATTGGTTAATAACAGAAGAAGGAACTCATATGCGTTTAGATATTTATATAGAAGATAAAAATCTATGTATAGAATATAACGGTAAACAACATTATGAATATATTCCATTTTTTCATAAAGATAAAGAAGCATTTAAAAGATCTCAAAAAAGAGATCAGCTTAAAAAAGAATTACTTAAGCAACATAATATAAAATTGGTACAAATAAAATATGATACAGAAATTACTGAAGAATTAATAAAAGAAATTATAAAAAATTAACAAATTTGTGAATACATTAAATATTATAAGTGAATGTGAAAAGCTAACAGGCGATATATTTGATATAGAATTTGACAATTATGATGACGAAGAAGTATGGAAATTAATTAGTTCTAGAAATACTACAGGACTATTCCAAATCGGATCCAACACTTATAAGTCTAGAATGTATAAATTAAAACCAAATAGTATAGAAGAGTTAGCAAACTGTTTAGCACTTGTCAGAGGACCATGTATTTCTTCTAAGTTAGATCAGAAATATATCAATGTCTTAAACGGTAAAGAAGATATTGAGCTAATACATCCTATGTATGATAGTGTAGTTAAAGACACTTGCGGTATTATGATTTATCAAGAACAATTAATGGCAGTATGTTCTAATATGGGATTGCCTCTTCATGAAGGTTATGACCTAATGAAAGCATCTGCTAAAAAGAAATTCGATAAAATAAAAACTTATGAAGAAAAATTACACAGTTTAGTACGTGGCTCTATGGATGACGAAACATTTAATTATATCTTTAAATTAATATTAGACTCAGGAAAATACTCATTTAATAAGTCTCATGCGATAGCTTATGCTACAATATGTTATATAACAGCTTATTATAAGGTACATCATATTAAAGAGTTTATAGCAGCGACTCTTACATGTAATTATAATAATAAAAGTGGTAAGACAGAGGAAAAGAAACGTAAATTGTATGAATTATATTTAGACGCTGTATCTAATGGTGTAAAATTCTTACCTCTTGACTTAAAGAAATCTAAATGGAACTTTACGGTAGAAGGAGATAAGATAAGAATCGGTTTCTGTGCATTAGCAGGTTTCTCTAAAGCAGCGTTAGATGAAATTTATGATAAAATGCCAGAAGCATCTGATGAACCATTGGTTAAACAAATTCATGACAACGTTGAAAAAAGAATTTGTTCTAAAAAAGCTATGATACCATTGATATTATCAGGAGCAATAGGAAACCCCGTAGAAAATTATGAGTATTACTGTGAGTTACGTAAAGAAGAACCTCAATCTGATATAAAGATAAGTAAAGATTTAATACTGCAACCTTATGCACCTCAAGCAGAAGTAGAAGAAGTATTATACAGAGTAGCTTATACAGAAAATAAATTCAATACATTACCTAGAATAAATCTGGATGATATAAAAATAAATAATAACTATATAACAGAAGGATATATTCAAAAAGTATCGAAAAAGAAAGATAGTAGAGGAAACGAAATGGCATTCATAGATGTTTTAACTGGTGACGGTTTAGTAAGTTTAGTAGTATTTGCTAATGTCTATAAAACTTATAAGTCTAAGCTTAAAAAAGATAATAAAATCAAATTCAAAGCAGTTAAGCAAAAACATACACATAAATTTATAAAGGCTACAGTTATGTAGCCTTTTACAACTATTTTTAAAGGAGGTAACTATGCAAGTAAATAATTATTATGTAAAACACTTACTTAAAGTAAAACTCTTTTCTCTTAAATCATATGCTGATTCTTTAAAGAAAAATAAGTATGTAGATTTCACTAAATGCAAGTCTAGATTTGTTAATGATATCAAACTTATGACTAAGTATTTAAAAGATATAGAAATTTATACTTATAATTCAACATATAATATAAGAACGCAATTAGAAGGTTTACTAGAAGCTATTAAGACAGTAGAAACAATAGAAAATCTACTAGAAGTACTTGAAACTTACAATGGTATATTAAGTACAAATGTAGATAATGAACTTAGTGGTAACTCAATACGATATATTCTAGAAGAAACATATGAATCAGGCGAAAATAGAATTGGAACAGACTTAATAAGTACAATATGTGAGTCCATTAAAGCAGATGATCATATAAAGATTTTTGACCCACAATGTGGAGATGGAACCAATGTAAGTAACTTTGCTAGATGCATAAGAAACTCAGTATCAGAAGTCTATGGATTAGATGAAGAACAATATGGAATATATGATGCTAAAAAGAAAATAGACAAAACTATAATAGGTACATTACGTGGTTCTAAAATAAGTAATGAAGTATTCGATATATTATTCTTAAAACCAAGACCACAAATTGAACTAGAACATAACTTTAATCAAACTATAAAAGAAGCTAATGAAAAAGCAATGCTTAAACAAACGTATAGATTCTTAAAACCTGGAGGATTAATGGTTTATACTGTACCATTTTACAGAATGTATAATGATATGTGGTATTTCATAGCAAAAAACTTCGTAGAAGTGATGGTTATAGCACATAAAGATAAAACTGAAAAGCTAATAACTATATATGCTATTAAAAGAAGTAATCCTTATTATGCAGACGCTTTAGACAGAATGCTAAATATAGAATTTGACTCTTTAAGAAGATATTGCGACGGAGAGTATACTGTCAATGCTAACCCTGAATTAGAAGTACAACTATTCAGAGGTTCTGTAATAGACGTTTATGAATTAACAGACATAATAGAAAACGATGGACTATATAATGACTTTCATAAATCTTTTGATGAAGATAAGACAAAGAAAGACACAAGTCCATTATTGCCATTTAACCTAGGGCAAATAGGATTAATACTAACCAGTGGAGAGTTAGATGGTATAGTAGAAGAAATCCCAGGAGTTAATCATGTAATAAAAGGTATGACTGTTAAAACAGTAAGTTCAGAAGAAATAAGAGATAGTCAAACTAATACTGTAACATGTAAAAATACTATATCAAACATGGTTCAGCTAAATGCTTTTACAGCAGATGGAGATTTCGTAAGTATTAATTAAAAGGAGGAATTATATGTATAATAAACTCAATGAGTACTCAAAAATAAATATAGACCACACACTTCATGCATGGACTGATAAAACAATCTATGATCAAGATAGTGGTGAATTTATATTTATATCTATGATAGGCTTTAACACTACAACTAAAGATATAATAAAAGTACTTAACAAAAGTAAGAACAGAGTATATATATCTTTAAGAAGTGCTAAATGGGCATATTCTTCTAATGAAAAATATAAAACTATGTCTAAAAAGACATCTAACAGTGATTATGTCCATACTATATTATATCAAGACGACCAAATAACAATAAATCAATCAAGAGAAGATTATAAGTTGTTTATATATACAACTAAAGATGAAACAATAGAAGATAAATTATTCGAAAAGCTTAAAAAGTATTCTTCAGTACCTTTATTAGATGAATGGAAAGGCTTTATCAAAAGAAGATTAGCATTAGAAGGAGCAGTAACAGAACTAACAATATATGGCGTTAAAGATGATATGAATGCATATAAAGTAGTATTCGACAGACAATTATTAGTAGATATCATATCTAATGGATTAAGAACAGGAGAAATAAATATAGCAGGGAATAATAATCCTTCTGTATTACTACCTTCTATTCATGGATTAAATGATTATCTAGACATGTTCGGTGAATTTTTAGCTAAGAAGATACAAACTAGCTTTAAACCTAAATTCATTCCAGGAACAGATAAGTATGATCAATATGTAAATGACATAGATGATTTTATTCATGATAAAAATAAGATAGAACTATTTGAAGCACAAAAGAGTATGATACAAGCTATCACTAATAACTGGAGAATCAATAAGTCTACTATCTTATCAGGTGAAATGGGAGCAGGTAAAACTCTTATTGCTTCAGCCGCAACTTATACTCATCATGAGAATAGAAACAAAGGATTAAATTGTTTAATAATGTGTCCATCGCATCTACAAAAGAACTGGGAAAAAGAACTTACAAGATTTATTCCTAATGCTAAAATCTTCACTGTTCATAACTTAGATGAATTATTAGATATAGAAGGCAGATTAAGAAATAGAAACAGAGCTGAAAATATATATGTAATAATGTCTAAGGAAGTAGCAAAACTATCTTATGACGAAAGACCATGTGCTGTATGGTCTCAACGTAAACAAGCATATGTGTGTCCAGAATGTGGAGAAGTATTGATGAAAGAAGAAACACAGACAGTAGGTAGAAGAAGAACAAAAGTAACTATACCGTTAACTCATACAGACTTTGCAAGTAAAGGTATTATTAATGATAGATGCCATTCTAAAAAGAAAATCTTTAATGAAAAGACTGGTAAAGCAGAAGAAGTAGAATGTGGTTGCAAGTTATGGGTGCCAGTTACTAATAACGCCAATCATAACTGGATAAAACTAGGCAAACATGGTTGGATAATGATAGACAAAATAGAACAAGTAACAGAAGAATTAGCTATGAGAGACAATCTTAATAAAAAAGAGACAGCCTATTTAGATAAGCTACAAGAATATTATGAATTACTAACTACAGGAGAAACAGTACGTCCTACGATCAAAAAGAACTATAAATATCCTGTAGCGAAATATATAAAGAAAAGAATGCCATATGTATTTGACTATTTTATAGCTGATGAATTACATCAATTAGCATCTGAATCGCATCAAGGTCAAGCACTTCATTATTTAACTCAATCAGTCAAACATATGATAGGCTTAACAGGTACAATACTAAATGGATACGCTAATAGTATATATTATATTCTTTATAGATTATGTCCTAGTTTAATGAAAAACGAAGGTTTTGATTATGAAGACGAAATGGAATTTGCAAGATTATATGGAGTATATTCTCGTGAAACTAGATACCAAGTACGTAATAGTAGAGACCGTGTTTCACGTGGAACAAAAGAAAAATTGTTACCTGGCATATCTACATTAGTATTTACTAAATTCTTATTAAACAATACAGCATTTATATCTTTAGACGATATGACAGAAGGATTACCAAGTTATACAGAAATACCTTTAGGCGTAGAGATGAACTCAGAAGTTCGTGAAGGCTACAGATTATATGAACAAACAATAGCTAATAATGCATTCCAACAAGGTAGTTTAAAAGTAATGGGACAAATGATAAGAGGAATGACTAATTATCCTGATGCTCCACACTGTGCAACTGAAATACGTAATCCAGATACAGATGATTTAGTAATGGTTCCACGAGTATTACCTAAACAAACTCGTGAAAAAGAAGAAAAGCTTATGGAAATAATAAGAGATAGAGTACGTAGCGGAGAAAGAGTATTAGTATATTACAATGCGATAAATCAAACTGATATAGGTAAAAGTCTTGTTAAGTTAATAGCATCAGAAGGATATTATGCATCCGAGTTAACAGCTAAGACTAAAGCTGAAGATCGTGAAGATTACATCAATAAGCTTGTTAATCGTGGAGTAAATGTACTAATATGTAATCCAACATTAGTAGAAACAGGTTTAAACTTGCTTGACTTTACAACTATAGTATTCTATCAAATGGGATATAATCTATCAACTATGAGACAAGCATCAAGAAGAAGTTGGAGACTATCTCAAAAGCATGCTATAACAGTTTACTTTATGTATTATGAAGATAGTGTGCAAGAACAAGCATTATCTTTAATGGCTAATAAATTAGCAGCTGCTCAATCTATGGAAGGTAAATTCTCTGAAGAGGGACTTAGAGCTATGAGTAATAATCAATCTATACTTACTCAGATAGCTAATAACGTATGCAATGGTATGAAGAATACCGTTGACAGTACATTATTTAAATCTTCTAATTTTGTCAAAAAAGCTGCTAATAATGAACGACCTCATGCTAAGACTAAAGAAGATATAGAATATCTATTAGATGATAGAGGACGTCGTGTAGTGCTTAAACCTAGAGCTGTAAAACCTAGAATAATACATGACATAAACTATAATGCATTGAATAATCCATTGCAATTATTTATATAGCAAATAAAAAGTACGCCTTTTTTGTATAGTAATAGTATAGATACTGATTCAATACAAAGGAGGCGTATTTATAATGGCTTTAATATTAAAAAGAGTAACCAATCCATACGAATGCGTCAGATGTTCTATAACTAAAAAATGTATAAGTTATGGCGAAGAATATTATGAAGACGACGAAGATGGAACAATAATAGACTTTAATTATTATTATGATATGATGTTTCAAAAGAAAGTTGAGGATGCTATGCCACAATTAGAAGCATCTATGGATAGATTTGCTTATCAACAAATGATGTTAGAAAAGCAAAGACAATTCCTAGATAAAACTAAGTTCGATAGAAAGATGGCAACAATGGACAAAAGTTCTACAGATAATACACCATTTAAACCTAGTGGCGCTCCACCAACTAAAGGAGGAGGTAACTAA